TAAAAACGGAGCCACCGGACCAACTGGTGCCACTGGTGTAACTGGACCAACTGGTGTTACTGGTGCAACTGGACCAACTGGATTCACTGGACCAACCGGAGAAACAGGACCAACTGGAAACACTGGGCCAACTGGAGAAACAGGGCCAACCGGAAACACTGGTGCTACTGGACCAACCGGAGAAACAGGGCCAACTGGAAACACTGGAAACACTGGAAACACTGGACCAACTGGTGCAACGGGGGTTACTGGACCAACTGGTGAAACAGGAGCTACTGGATCAACTGGTGAAACAGGAGCTACTGGATCAACTGGTGAAACAGGAGCTACTGGGCCAACTGGTGAAACAGGCGCTACTGGGCCAGCGGGCACAATCGGAGCAACAGGGGAAACAGGAGCGACGGGACCAGCAGGTGCAGATGGAACAGTCGGATCAACTGGTGAAACGGGTGCTACTGGCCCAACCGGACAAGGAGTCACAGGTGCAACAGGACCAGCTGGATTAGGAGGAGCAGGCGCAATTATTCCATTTTCATCAGGATTACCAACTGATATTACACTTGGATTAACTGTAACTGGTTTTGCCCTTATTGCTTTCGGAGATAATTTTTCGCCAAATCAAGCGTTTCCTCCTGCAGGACCAATTAGTTTAGTCGGCGGAGCAGGAGTTCCATTCAACATGGCACCATCATTTCCAAGAGATGGTACCATAACTGATTTAAATGCATATTTTAGTTTGACGACAGCACAAACACTTGTGGGAACCACTGTTACTGTTCATGCCCAATTATGGCGATCAACATTATTTTCAAACGATTTCTTCCCGGTCCCAGGAACAGACATCGCATTAGCCCCAGCATACACGGGAGTCGTTGCTGTCGGAACTCTTGCATTTGGAAGTTTGACAGGATTATCTATCCCTGTCGTTAACGGAGACAGATATACATTGATCTTTTATCTAATACAAACTGGAATAGGAATAAGTACAACTGTTAGCGGATATGCCGGTGGAGGTCTTAATGTAGCTTAATAAAAATGATTTATAATGATTTTTATTAAAATTGATATTTGGATACATAGGATAGTTCGTATATATTCATCCCTAACAAAATGTTAACTCGAAACGGTTTTCTTTTTCGATTCGTTAAAAGTAGAAGAACATTGTCAGCGGCGACTTGTGCTGGATTATGTGCATATTACTTTTCTGAGAAACACAAACAAGAGAAAGAATACAATGACAGAATAAATTATCTATTGACAAACAAAGTTGAATTATCGGGTGTTTATTTACAAGAAAGACCTCCATTTAGTAAATTATGGGGGATTCATTGGCTTTTGCCGCGTCATCAATCCTTAAAATTCGTTTTCTCAGATGGAGTTGTCCAATATGGTTTAGGGAAAGAAAATGATTCTTTTTTTGATAGAAGTGTTAAATTCGTATGTCACACCGGCGAGAAATACATTTATCTGAATAAGAAAGAAATAAGCATACCTCTTGAAGCATATAGAGGATATTATGATAAATATGGTCACTATCCAGATGTCGATGTCGATAAATTGTTCAATCTAGTGACGTCGGAAAAATACGATAAGAAATTTTTTGATTCTATTCCGGGCGAATTTAATATTGTTACTTGTCGGAGTGCGCTTATGGATTTTGTCCATCGAGCAGATAAAAATCAATAAATGTTTGGTTAAATATTTATTGATTCTGGAAAAAAAATGATTTTTGTCTGCGCATATAAATGGCGCAGATAAATAATTTTTGCAAAAATCGCCCTGATTAAGAGGTAACTATTACTTTTGATTAAAAAATTGAAAATAAAAATGCCATAAAACTATGATAAAATAATAAAGATCAATCATGGGTTGCTGTTGTAGCTGTTTAGATGCCGACGAATATGTATTGTTAGATTATCCTAACGGTAAAGAGTTAAAATATGGACCCGGAATTACTTGTTTTTGTTGCGCTAATGCAGAAAAACATAAATTTTCGAGAGTCAATAATGACCAATATTTAGAAATATCTCATTTGATTCCGGATCCTTCGACTAATAGTTTGATGGAAATAATCCCGGGGCCTGAATTGTACAAACCTAATGACCCTTATTGTACAATTAGTAAGTTGAAACCGAAGATAAGATTGGGAATTGATGAATATATTTTGACAAAAAAAGTTACAGGAGAATTAAAATGTATAGATGGACCAACGTTATATTGTCCGGCCCCATATGAAGAATTTTCTAATGTTGCGAAAAAAATAAATCTTACCGTTATGCAATATATCGTCGTTACTGATGGAACGTCGGGTCGCCGAATGATTGTCTCAGGGCCAGTTATGTATACCCCCAAACCTTTAGAGAAAATCTCCAATATCGAAGAAAAAATTATTCTTAATGACATAGATTATATATATATTACTCATACGGACGCTGGAATTATTGATATCGTCGAAGGTCCTACTACTTTCCAACCGGGACCATACGATGTTGTTTCTTCTATCAACAAAAAAACAGTCCTCAAAAATAATGAGTATGTTAAAATCATAGATAAAAATTCGGGCATAATAAGGGTTGTTCGTGGTCCGGCAACGATCATACTAAAACAATATGAAAAACTTAATACCGAAATTACGGAAACTCACGAAATAAATGACATCACTGCGGCATATATTTTTGACACTAGTACTGGTAATTATGAACTCATCACCCAACACGGAATGTTCATACCATCAGCTACTCAAGATGTGAAAGAAATCAGAAAAAAAATACTCTTGGAGCAAAATGAAGCGATGGTGATCATTGATAAAGATGGTAAATACATTATTATGAAAGGAAATGATAAGACTTCTGCCTTCTTCTTACCTCCATATTGTTCTATTCTTGAACAAGAATGGTCCAACGATTCTGAAAAACATAGCAAAAAGATTTCGAAATTTGATTTGCGACCACAGTATATGGATTTTGAATTCTTAATTAGAACCAAAGATAACGTTGAAATCTTTCTCAAGTTGAATTTTTATTGGCAAATTGTCAATGTTGAGAAGATGATTCAATCAACTCATAATGCCCCTAGAGATGTATGCTTACACGCACAATCTGAAATTTTGTCAGAGATATCTAGAGTTGATATGAAAGAATTTATGGAATCATTTAACGAAGTAGTTCATAAAGCCATTTCGGATGATGACGATTTTTATGAAATTAGAGGTATCAAACTGATCAGAGTTGAAATTACTGGTCGCAGATGTAAAGATTTAGATACAGAAAAGAATTTTCAGGAGATTATTCAAAAGAAAACTGACAGAATCAAGAATTTAGAACAACAGCACGGCCAAAATGAAGTGAAATTGGCGGAGATTCAAGGCCACATCGAGCAAGAGAGATTGACAGGGCAACTAGTAACAGTCAAAAATGAATACATCCGCCGAGAAAACGAAAAGATGGGTGAGGCTGCAGGATCAAAAATTAGTAACTTTATAGAACATCTGCCTAAAAATTTCACTGATAAAGAAAAGATCGCCATATATTATGATCAACAAAATACCGAACGAGTTAAAGATGTCACTCATTCACCAAATGTGACAATGTATGTGACGCAAAATGATCTTGATATAAAGGTGGTCAATCTTAACGGCGATAATGATAAAAAATTACGAAAAAATGTCGGTACTATGATGGCCCTTGACGATAAAAAAAAGTGATTTTTTAACCGAAATAAATATGTTTAAGAAATATAATCATATTTATTCATGTATCCCTATCAAACAAATTCTGAATTCTTTCAACCAAACGAATTCGGTACTGTAAATTTCTACCAACCAAATATAGCTACTCCAACTCTAGAAACAGTCACCATTGATAATATCGCACCCGTCACAGAATATCCATTCAATACAGTGATGGACAACATATGCAATGTTGATTTCAAACTAAATGATACGATCATCACAATCACCAGCACTATAATCGTATCAAACAAACCAATCTTGATAGAATGTGTTGCTGATACATTACGTGTTTGGAATTTGACATATTTTCAAAACAATGTTATCGGTACAAAAGGTAACTTGTACATTGACGGATATAATTTATTAGATTTTGATAATAACAATGTCAAATCGATGTACATTTATGAACTAAAATCATGGATAATAGATATTGGTGTTGCAAAAAAGATAACTATCAGTGGTAATAATAATAAAATATATGTGAATCATTCGTTTGGCAACGATATTGTTCTTAAAATTAATGGCAAAAATAGTCTGCACATCAAAAATATACAAATCCATGTGAGATCGTTAGTCATCAGTAACGTAGATGGCAATATCTATTTTGATTCTACTGTCTGCGATCATCTTACACTAAACAACAAAGGGATCGGTAACGTCTCTGAATTGGTCGTGTCATTGATGGCCGAGGTCAATATTATAGGTCCCAGTGTTGTGACGTTGAATAAGCTGCAGAGTACCGAGTGCAAAGAAATGATAAATGGCCCTGGGAAGATCATTTGGAACGTCATTGGATAAAATTGATTTTTTTAGTCTAGGATAATCATCAATAATTTATTAATAATTAACCATGCCAAACATTCTTACGATCAATCTGAGGATATTAAGACAAGCGTTTTGTCCACCAAAGATACGACTATTTTCACCAGGGCGAGTTGCTGCTAATCTTCGAAAAATCTTACAGGCAAGAGAGCAAACAGAAAAAATTGATTAAAATAGTCCCATTAATATCATATTCGTATAATATGCATATTCATATGTCTAATCTTGTCGGTAAATTTTTTCAACACTACAAAAGAAAGAACTATTATGTGTTCAACGTGAGTATTCACACCGAAACACAAGCACAAATGGTCAATTATATTAGTTTGTATGCAACAGATACATATCCATTTGGAACAGCATGGTCAAGACCAATACATATGTGGGACGAAATCATTGATTCCCGTCCACGTTTCGTTGAAATTACGCCGACAGCTGAAGAAAAGGAACAAACGCTAATATTTATTAAGAAAATGTTGTTACCATAAATAATACAATTAATTATGGTATCAAAAAAAATTGATTTTTGAAATCTCATATATTAACGTCCATAACATAACATTAGATCATCAAAAATGTCTCAAAAGATAACTGATCTTATCGTCGCAAATGATGAAGATATAAATAAATTACTTGATATTCCTGAGATAAAACTGGGAACTACCGTTAATGAATCTTTTTATAATGCATTGCGATATACTACGCCAAATTGCGCATTGATGTTGATGAACCAAGGCGCGATTCCGTATATACCACGGATGATAGATATGATGTTGAATATCAAACACGACGAAATGCATATCCTCCAAAATATGTTAGCGATTCCAAAACTCTCTTTTGTCAGTTATCATTGTAACAAAGATGATCGAGCGATTCTGTGTGAATTTATTAGAAAACTATCATCTAGAAACAAGAAATATCATGATATTATCGAATTATTGATCAATCAAGGAATCGATATCAACAAAGAAGATCGATATGGAAAGACTCCGTTGCGTTTGTTGTGTGGTCGTAATGAATTTGGATTAATAAAGATGTTAGTTGATAAACAAGTAGATTTAAATAAAAAAAGTCATAGTGGTCATACTGCGCTAACATATTCTATCCAATTTAGGAAAGATGAATGCGCGCAATTCTTAATCAAATCAGGAGCAGATTTAGATTTACAAATGGATAACGGCAATACAGCTTTGATGTTAGCAGCCGATCAAAATATGCGTGATGTTGTAGCCTCGCTATTAAACAACGGCGCAAGTACATCGATTTATAACAACAATTTATATACAGTGTTGGATATTGTCAAAAATAAATCTGATCGAAATGAAGATATTGTGCGTGCCTTGAAAGAAAATTCATCTACCAAAGAAATGATGGTCGAAGGAAATGCAAATGTGTCTCTAGCAAATATGTTACATTTTATAACAATTATAATGATGCTATTAGTATTATTATTCAAATAATTTGATAAATTAATGTCATTAATTTATCAAAAAAATTGATTTAGAAAGTGTTATTGAGACGTATTAATAACAAACATACTAACACACTATGTACGAAGACTACGAAACAGTTCCTGACGAAAATGGTATTAAATTCATTATCACACACAAAATGAATAGTGAAGGAAAGATGGTAAGGATAACCAAGAAGACGCGAGTACGTACAATTATATCGGACGGAGCCGCTGCTAGAAAGAAACGCATTGAAGAACGACAAAGAGGTTGGAAAAAGTTTGGAAAATGCGTAAATTCGAATGATGCTGGAGTTACTTTGCGAGGAGAAGAAATATTTCTTGCGCTCGGCGACGATGGACGGAGGAAAAAAGAGAAGATGGAACAAGAGAAAAGAGACAAGCAAGAGTTGGATATGATACACAATTCGTTACTCGATGCGCAAAAAAAAATGATTTGTGGTACTTGTTCGAGTCTACCTACACAGATAGATCAATCAGTTTGGAAACCTTCTTGGCTTAAAAATGGGGAACGACCTCCAGAAATTAAATCAGTGTATGTTCCCCCTCACAGAACTAATGCAGATGCAACGACAGCATATGTTCCGCCACATAAAAAAAATCCCGATGCAACTCCAACAACAGCGTACGTTCCGCCACATAAAAAAACAAATCCTGATGCGACTCCAACGACAGGATATGTTCCGCCACACAGAAAAACGAACTTTGACACAAAAGATACAATCACGACGATTCGTGTTTCAAATCTCTCTGAAGAAATAAATGAAACTGATTTGAGTGAAATGTTTCAGAAATTTGGAAGAATCTTGCGAATTAATTTAGTCAAAGATAAACTTACCGGTGCAAGTCGGGAGTTTGCATTTATAACTTTTGCAGACAGACAAGATGCACAAAATGCTATGGACAAAATGGATAAACAAGGATTAAATAACTTGATTATTAGAATTGAATGGGCTGAGAAATAATTTGATATTATCATATCAAATTATTACAAAAAAAATTGACAAAAAAATTACTCTATTAGACAAGTTCTGTATCATATTTAATAACACTATGCAACAATTAGCTCAATTAGAATATGAACGTAATGAATTGTCATATACTTTTACGCTGAAATGTGATGGCAAAAAAGAAGAACTAACAATCAACGTTATCCGAGAAGATGAATATGCTGAGTGGGATTCAACGATATCATATGATCCATGTGTACAAATATATGATGTTGATACTGTACACGTGAAATATTCACCAAGTGCTAAATTTCGAATAATTAATGATCACATATTGAATCAGTTAGATGATATGCACACAGTATATTTTGCCGATGTAGTTAACGCAAATCATATTACAAACATTATGATCAAAGCAGCACCGAAATATGGTAGAAGCGAATATATATCAATACCGATTTATCCTAAAGAGTTATCCGACGTTGAAATTCTTAGAAAAAATTTAAGTTTTCAAAACAAAAATACAGTAAAACAACTTGGAGCGTTACAAGATCGCATAACAGATCTCGAAAAACATATCCAAAGTATGGAAAACGCAAAAGATCGCATAACAGATCTCGAAAAACGTATCCAAAGTATGGAAAACGTAAAAGATAAACGATCAGCATTCGGACTTATCTGGTAATATCATAATTGATAGTCTATCAATTATGATAAAAATTGAAAAAAAATATTCAAATATATATATGCCATAATCAACAAAAACAAAATTATGTTTACACATTTTGCTTTTGATCTAAAAAAAGAACATCGATTGAATGATGACGTCATCTTAAAATATTTGAATAGTTTCGATTCACGATACATGTTTCATCGACGAATAAATGACCAAAAATATAAATCTGATCAGTTACAATATGCGACATTATTTGTTTCGTCGAAAGGCAATCTCAAACTAAATAGCAATGATAAAGGATGTGAATGTGTCGTTGCTATTGATGGAATAGCTATAAAAAATAAAAAATCAGCATCAAAAATTTCAATTTTAGTTACACCTCATAATTTTGAAACAGATCAAATCATTTTAGTGGGTAATCCTGTAGATGATAGAGTCCATTTAGTCCATTTTGATTTTATCAAAAAATATGAATCTTGCAATATTTTGTTGTGCAAAAAAGATAGCGAGATGAATTTTGATGAGAGTATTGTGCTAGATGTTAGTTTTGAAATGTTCGGAGAAATACTCAATGTGCTACATGGTGAAACTAAGATAACTGACGTTACCGATGAAATTTTGAATGAAATGGATAAACTAGGATTAGTTAAAGCAGAACTCATGATGATGAAAAGGTTTGTAGATAAAGAAAGGAATGATATGTTACTAAGTTTAAATTCTTTTGTTGATGGAAAGAAGCTCATGATTATGGCAAGGAGTCGTGATATGTATGAGTACTTTAAGGATATTTTGAGTCCGAACAAGAACGTCGTTCCGACACAAATATTTTGCGTTAACCATAAAAAACCTAACATTGATTATATATTTGGCATTAACATTTATGATTCGATTCCGATTTATTATCTTGCAACGGCTTGGCCAGATAAGCCAGAAGAGGAAATGATCATTGAAAAACATAATAGCGAAAATTTTGATACATCAACATGGATAGATGCTAAGAAATGTGATAATCCTAACGATGTGAATGAAATAATAAGAAAAATGTTGTTGTCTGACTATTATGGAACATTTTCGCATTATGGATATGATGTATTAAGTGATTATGTTTCTATTGGTATTTATTCCGAAAACAGTGATAGATTTATCCAACAATATGTTGCAAATTATGTTAACAGTGTGAAAATAGAAAACAATATAAATGTTCCAATTATACCCAAAATGAAACGGAAAAAAATATTGAATGTTCGTTTTACAGAATATGATGTTAACTATTTATCAAAAAAAATTCGTCACCAAATGATAAACCATATCAAATTTCGATATATTGATTGTCAAAGTGTTGATCGTTATTATTATGATTTCCCGTTACCAAAAAAATTTTTAAAAAATGTGCCACTTGTTAGATGTTCTCATTATCTTGTCAATGATGATGGTTGGAATGTAGATGTAGAAACAAAAATATATTATGGATTTATTAATGTTGAATTTTAACGTTGTATGATCATATTACGTTAAAATAGATAAATATGTTATTTAGGATGAACTTGTTTTTTTTCTAAAGCAACTGATGCTAACTGATTTACTCCTAGGAAAGTTATCATTTCTTGTTGGTATGGCAGTTCTTGGCGGAGAAATAGATCTACGGGCGATTTTTTGTGCATTTTGTACTGGTGGCAATTTTCTGGTAGCACTATTTGTTCGCGGCATACGTGTCTTTTCTAATGAAGCAATCGCCCCATAAGCATCTAATAATTCTTGTCGTAAACGCAATATTTCTGACTGTAATTTATTATTTTCATTGACCAAATCATCTAATGTAAATCCAGCTTTATGCGTTGAAAATAACAAAAGTTCCGCGCGCAAATTATTATTTTCTATCGCTAAATCCTCATCCCCTAAATCAGTTTTTGGCAGATATTTTGTGATAAATAAATCCATGATTTCGTTATCTTTTTTAAATAACATAAACTCCCGCATCATCTTTGTGTAATACGCTATATTTGTTCCGCCAAACCAAACAATAATATGATCTGCTAAAGCTGGATGTACATATATTTGAGTGTCAATAATTATCACCAAATCTGCCATCAATAAATCTGTACCTTGTTCTATCTCTTCTATTAAATCTTTATTTTTTTCGTCTGCTAGCCAAGATGTTACGGATTTGCCTGTAGCTCCGGAGATCTTGCTGCAATTGACGTAACTGTTGTCGTTCATAAATAACATCTCCACATTTATAGATTTACCCATACTAAATCTATCGTCGATTTTTTTGAATATACAACGATTTTCGGGGACAGATACGGCAATTGGTAACATATTTAATCTAGATTACAGAGTAATATCTACATTAGATACATTATTTTTCATTTTTTTTAGGTAACCAAGAATTCCTCATGAAATCGTTGCAAATCTTCCATCTCCATCGTAGTCATCACTCCGTATTTCAATGCCATTTTCGCACAATCATCGTTACCTAATTTTGCACCCAGAATAAAAAACTTGATCGCGCTCTTAATATTATTCTGTTCAACATATACGTTGCCCAAATTATAGCAAGCAACCGGATCGTTATTTTTTATAGCTACTTTGTAATATTTTTTACATTTGTCATATTTTTGGTTAGCGCGATACATATTCCCCATTTGAGTCATTGCTTGAATGTTACCAAATTTGATAGATTTTTTTAATAACTGTTTGGCGACTTTGTCATTCTTCTGATATCCTTTGCCGTTCAAGTGCATCATTGCTAGATCAAAATATCCTTCTTTGTTATCGTAAGTGCACGATTGTTCATAATATCTTCCTGCCATAGCAAATTCATTAATAGAATAATAAAATTCTCCTAGCTTATGTATACCATACGAGTTTTCCAGACTCGCTGCTTTTTCAAAAAATGCCACCTTAACTTCATCATCGTCGCATTCTATCCCGCTATCAACAAATGCGTTCGAATTATTCATCTTCATTGCATCTGTCATGAGTGTATCATAATCAGACGGATAATCAAACACATTTTCATTAATAAAAATGGCCATCATATAATACGCTTGTGAACATTTAGCCTGCATACTTCTATCCAAATAATCAAATGCACTAATCGCATCACCGTTAATAAAGAATTCTAAAATAGCAATATGATACAACAAATATGGTTGCGCATTATTGACTATGCCTTTATAAAATTCTAGCGACTTTTTGTCAAAATTTTCGAAAACATATTCGTTATCATAGTACAAATTGTGTAATTTGTTCATTGCATTCAGATCACCATCATCTGCTTGGGCGATTAATTCATCAAAAGAGGATATATTCATCTTTATAGGATAAATAATATCATATGTGATTATAAATCATAATATCATTTTTTTTTGTGGTACTACAATATATAAATGGATTTATATTTTTTGCTAAGTCATGATATTTGTAACCATATCATTGAATATATCACTTTGGAGGATGTGATTGTTGTCAGCATGTTAAACAAATTTGCACCGGATTTGTTGCTGCATAAAAATATCAAGAACGTTTTCATGCGAGAAATGGAAATGTCATCTATGGTAGCAACCTCTAACGATTTTCCAAATGAATGTGTTGATGCATGTTTAGGAGCAACAATGTTACAAAATAATCCAAAAATTCGCGCGTATATTTACGATCATCAATTGATCAAAACCACTACAATTAATTCTTTGTTAGTTATCAATTATTGGTTGAATTGGGATGAAACAAACAAGAAACAGAGTGAAGTATTTCAAAAAATATTAACTGCTACAAAAAATAATGACGATAGCTTCTTTTTCTTGAACATCTTTGTCAATTACATGTATGAAATTAAAGTCAAGTACATTGTGGAAGCTATGCGAAAACTAGATATGTTTGCACAGTTTAACAAATTTTGGAATAATCTTTTCGGAACAAATTATCCTGCTAAAACATACAAAGATTGTGCATTCATTTCTCAAAAACAAGCTGGAAAAAAAGTGTCATATTTTTCGCATCCTATATTGATAATTTCATTGATAATAGATGATACATCTCGTATCAAAAAAATATTAGATTATTATAACGATTCTAGATATAATAGCGTAATTGGACTTTTTTTATTTGGTGATGCTGTTATTAAAGATACTATGGAGGACATCAGTTTCGCAGCATCTATGTCGATTTATAGATATATCAAAAAACAATATCCGGAATTTACTGATTTAGTTATGTCTATCAAAAATAACGAAAGCAAATTCAATCACATGGTACGTTGATATCCCCACAAATTAACTGATCAATGAACAATCTAATATCGTCAGTTTCTGCAGCCTATCCGTAAAATTTTTTATCTCCAACATATAGAACATGGATGAATCACATCATAGATGTCAGCGGAATCTAGGTCATCGTTGCAATAGATGTTGCAATCACCAAAAATATATCATCAAATGTGTATGCGACGGCGAAACTGGCCCCACTGGTAACACTGGAGCAACTGGAGTTACAGGTGTAACCGGAGCTACAGGGAATACAGGTGCAACTGGAGTTGTTGGACCAACTGGACCTGCAAATGGAATCACTGGGGAAACTGGACCAACTGGTAATACAGGCGCAACTGGAGTCACAGGTCCAACTGGTGTAACTGGTAATACCGGCGCAACTGGAGTAACCGGTGCAACAGGGTCAACTGGCGTTACAGGTGTCACTGGATCAACAGGACCAACCGGAGTCACTGGATTTACCGGATCAACAGGATCAACTGGGGCTACGGGAGTTACCGGATCAACTGGATCAACTGGAGCTACTGGAGCTACTGGTGTCACCGGAGCCACCGGAATTACTGGATCAACTGGAGTTACTGGAGCTACTGGTGTTACCGGATCTACTGGAGCTACTGGTGTCACTGGAGCTACTGGTGTTACCGGATCAACTGGAGTTACTGGTTTTACTGGAGCTACTGGTGTCACCGGATCAACTGGTGTTACCGGATCAACTGGACCAATTGGAGTTACCGGAGCTACTGGAGCTACCGGATCAACTGGAGCTACTGGAATTATTGGACCAACTGGAGTTACTGGATCAACAGGATCAACTGGATCGACAGGATCAACTGGATCAACTGGAGTTACTGGATCAACTGGAGTTACTGGATCATCTGGATCAACTGGATCAACTGGATCAACTGGATCAACCGGATCAACGGGAGTTATTGGACCTACTGGCGCTACCGGTGTCACTGGAACTACAGGAGCTACCGGCCCAACTGGTCCTGTTTTAGATCCTGCTGTTGATGTTGATGATATTGACACATTTATTACAGGATTAAATTTATTTAAATTAGGTATTACGGGTGCAACTGGTGGTGTACCAGGTAGTACAGGTAACGTTTCCGGTATATCATCTGCACCTGGTTTAGGAGCATGGGTTGAAGGCGGAGGTAACGTTGTGGCTGGTTCGTATTCTCACGCAGAAGGTTTAGGTACCCAAGCTCAATCAATTGCTGCTCATTCAGAAGGAATAAGTACAATTGCAGCTGGTATCGCGAGTCATTCGGAGGGGATTGCTACTCGCGCAACTGGCCTAGGATCTCACGCGGAAGGAGGAGCTACCATTGCATCGGGACAATATGCTCACAGCGAAGGTGACCCAACAACTGCGTCAGGATATGCTTCCCATGCGGAAAATGTAGGTACAGTTGCGTTTGGATATGCGTCGCACGCTAGTGGTTACGGAACTACCGGATTTGGTATAGCATCTCACGCAGAAGGTTTTCAAACATTAGCTTCCGGCGATTATGCACATTCTGAAAATGATAGTACACTGGCGGCAGGATTCGCTGCTCATTCGGAAGGAAGCAGCTTTTTTGATACGATGACTATTTTTTTTACAGAAGGTGGTGTATCTGATAGTATTGTTGTTGGTTCACCTGGCGTGTTATCATATAATATAGCAGGTGCGACCGGATCTCACGTAGAAGGAGGGGGGTCTACAGCAAACGGTTCATATTCTCATAGTGAAAATTTATATAACAGATCCATTGGAGAAGCGTCACATTCTTCAGGAATAAATACAACTGCGTTTGGCTTGGCGTCCTATACGGGGGGAATTTCATGTACAGCTAGTGGTGATGGTGCTCGCGCGGAAGGTTATATGACTGGTGCAACTGGAAATTTCAGTCACGCGCAGGGCCGTCATACTATCGCCTCTGAAGATTCTGCATGTGCTCAGGGTTCGTACACTACAGCCTCAGGAATTTCATCTCATGCACAAGGTGACTCAACAAATGCTACAGGTCAAGCTTCACACGCTGAAGGTAATAGCACGACAGCGAGTAATAATGCTGCTCACGCTGAAGGAATAATTACTACTGCAAGTGGGGCCGGAAGTCATGCATCTGGTTTCAATTCGCTTGCATCTGGTTTTGCAAGTCACAGTGGAGGCATGTATACGATAGCTTCTGGAGATGCGTCTTCAGCTGGTGGTACTGGATGTGTCGCCAGTGGTTTATGTTCCCTCGCGGAAGGTAATACCACGACCGCCTTTGGTTCATTTAGTTGCACAGAAGGGACGTTTATTGTCGGTCAATATGATGTTATTATTGATAAATTTGCAGGCGATATTATATCTGTTGGAGGCACAGGAATATCTCAATTTAATTATGGATATGGAATCGCTGCTCACGTTGAAGGGGCGGGAAATACAGGATATGGCGACTACTCTCACACACAAGGAATCTACAGTCAAGCATCTGGACCGGCATCTCATTCAAGTGGTATCGCAACTTTTGCCAATTTCTACGGATCTCACAGTGAAGGTATTTTAACTATAAGTGACAACGTTGCATCACATTCACAAGGATTGCAAACGGGCGCATATGGAATAGCTTCTTCAGCGGGAGGTAGATTTACACAGGCTATCGGAAACTATTCCAATGCCCAAGGATATCAAACAGCTGCCATTGGCACATCATCCCAATCGGAAGGCGAAGGAACAACTGGGTACGGGACTAATTCCCACGCGACTGGTTTCCAAACTACATCAATGGGTTTCGCATCAATTTCGTCCGGAATGAATACTTTTGCAGATGGCCAAGGTACATTCGCGGGTGGAATTTTGTCATCCACTGACACTGCTGGACAATTTGCTAGAGCTGCTGGCGGTTTTAGTACTGGTATCGGATTAACTGGAGCAACTGGAATAGGTACGTCACAATTTGCGATATATCACACTGGATTACAATCAACAACTACTTCTGCTAATCAAGTACTTCAAGTGTTGTATGATACGTCCAACATCATTATTCCTGAAAGAACTGTTTGGGGTATTACGGCAACAATAACAGGTACTAATTTATCTGCAGTTGATCCTGTTAATTTATCTTATTTTACGATAAGTTGTGTTGCTTATCGAGGAACGGGAGTGGCAGTTATTGATTCACAATCAGTAATAAATGCAGTTGGATCTGTTCCAGCTGGAGCGGCCCCTGCTTTTGCAGTTGTAGCATCTTTTGGTATAGCTGTTGTAATTACGCCGCTTATTGCCGATACACGGTGGTCAGCAACAATTTCGGTTACAAGTACTGCTTTATAAATTATCATTCATAATCGAACATATACGAATTAATCGCAAGCATTGCTTTATAAATTATTATTTATAAAGCAAATTTATGATTATCAATCTGTAATACAACTGGACAAATTTTGAAAAAAATACGACTTACATGTCAACATAAACACATGGCAAATCATATATTTTAAAGATGGATCATGATGAAAAATTTTTTAACGAAATACAAAAAAAATGTACGGCGCACGGGGATTGCTCGATTTGGAACGGTACATTTAGAGATGGTTTATGTTTTCAATGGAACAGAACCGTTTCAAGGCCAATTAACGTATTAAAATTTATGTGGAATTACTATTACGAACCAATAAAAGCAAATGAAAAATTAATACGTACATGTGGGGAACCTTTATGTATTCAAATTGAGCATATCGATGTGAAACCAAGAGCTAAACTAGTATCGAAAGAAGAAAAATGGAACAAACTTTTCAAATGCGGTAAAATAGATGAAACGAGTGAATACGATGGAAAAAAATGTTTAGTTTGGCAAGGTTACAAATCTGTGGGAGGATATGGAGAGTCCAGTGTTAATCACAAAAAATATTATGTGCATAGGATAGCTTTTTGGATATCCCATGATGAATATGAAACTATCGATGATATTCCTGACGTCGACGACGATGGTCAGCGACTTGTCGTACGTCACCTATGTGGTCAATCATCGTGTTTTGAGAGTTCACATTTACAAATAGGGACAGACAGTGTAAATAGTTATGAAGATAAAATAAACGCTGGAACAATGCAACGAGGAGAAAAACATCATAATTGTTCTATCAGTGAAGAACTAGCAAAGAAAATAAAATGGTCAAAACTAGATCGAAGTGATAAAAATTATATGACAGCAAAAGAACGTGCTGTTCATTTTGGTGTATCTTTCCGTATCGTCGACAAAATCGATAATAACGAAACATGGTCTCATATTCCTGACAAAAATGGTATTATTTTGTCAACAGCTAGAAAAAGAGAACGGGAACGTAACGCCAAAATAAAAGCCAAGAATCGAAAGTGGACCGAAAAAATGTTTAAACAGGCAAGATGGAAATTGGACGCTCGTTCAAAAATTGATAGAAATGGCCGGAAATATAAAAACTCTTTTTGTAGGCTTTGGACAGGTAAATGCGCACCAGATGGTTACGCTAGAACAATGATCCACGGAAAACAGATATTTGTACATATACTTGCTTGTCACATCAAATATAGAACAACAAATTCAGGAGGATTACAAGTTTTACATAAATGTGGAAGAAGATTATGCGTCAATCCAAAACATTTATCCTTCGGTTCAGCGATTGAAAATGCTGCTGATAAAAAAATGCATGGTACATCTGGCAGGAAGTTGACAATGGAACAAGCAAATGAGATCAGGTTATTATATAAATCCGGCGATTATAAACAAATTGATTTGACAAAAAAATATAACGTCAGTAAAGATACTATTCAAAATATTATTCATAATCGAACATATGTAGATTGATTACAAGTATTGCTTTATAAATTATTATTTATAAAGCAAATTTTCACAATAACTGTTTGGTTTGTAAGTACCGAACACTTTATCCCACAACGAAAATCGTTTCGAAAAGTTGTAATTAAAATATCGATGATGAATATCATGATCGTGAGTACATAATGAAATATCAAAATAAGCAGGTATCCAAGGGAACTGAGGAAAAGACTTTTGATTTATATTTTTTCCTGTGTGACCGGATACTTCTACGATTGTTTTATAAGTCATCATCATCGCAAATTGGTATTTACTCATGTCGATCATCGAGATAGTTATCAATAAAGGAATTGAATTAGATAGTACAAAATCAATCGGATGTTGATAATATGTGTCCATAAAAGTAACGTCCGTCTTAGAATGATGATATTGGTGCAGATACAAGTACAAAAATTTATTTACATGTGATATCCGATGTATCCAATAATGAATAAAATCATACATCAGTTCGAATAAGAAAGATATGGGGACGAAAGTTAATAGATCATAAAATATGCATGTATCTCTAAAAGTAATAGAATGTAAGGCGAAATAGTATGTACATGTTTCAATAAATATTGTGAGCAAAAAAATAGATATTGACTCTACAGAGTATTGACAAGATCTGGGTGTTATGTATTGTTTGTTTCGTTGAACGTACGCTATGAATGACATGATGATGATTGTTTTGAGCAAATATAGCAAGTAATTTATTATAAAATGCTGGGTATCGAATGCATAGATAAAGTTGCTAATTAGTAACAAAAATGTATTTACCACAAGGTAATTAATTATGTTCATTTATAATATAAAAAGATTAAATGGAAGGATTTGACATAGTCTCTCTGGGATATAATTGCTATCCAGGAATGTATAGCGACAAAAAAAATGGGGCAAATTTACAATTTTTTTCGAACATTGCGGTTCCATCTTGGGCATTAGTTAAGATGTTAGAAAATAATTTTAGCGCATTCAACGATAAAAATGATTATGTTCCTATGAAAATATTCTCCGATTCCGGAATACATTTTTTGACCAACAAAACATATTATGCGCGATTGGCGAAAGGTACAATTGTCAACGATGATTTTTTGAAAAAATTAAATGAAAGAAAGACCGCATTCATTGATATCTTAAAGTCGGATAAAGAGGTATTATTTTTGAGATATGAAGAACCAGAAAAAAGTGATTTGCCACATTTTACAGGATCAAGAATAGTTCCAAATGAATATGCCGAAGATTACAAACAAAATGAAATTTATCATTTAAAATTATTATCTACATACTTGCAGAAAACATATCCTGGATTAAAATATCATATCATGTTTGTCGGTAATTCATTAAATTCAGAGACAAAATTGGATTATGACGCAGAGTCTAAAATTATAACAATTCCGAACGCAAATATCGGATCAAACTACGAAAAAGTATTTGATGATATCTTTGCGAATAATGCAACATTCATTAAAGAAAAAATTGGCAAATAAAAAAAATGAAAAAAATTATGTCAAGAATGTCAAATTAATCTATCATATAATATGACAAATAAATGAGTAAACAAAGCCTTTTGCCCAAAGACCAAGAATTAGATCTTGCTGACAGTTTTATTAAAGAACGAGATGAAGAGATAAAAAAGATCAATGGCGAGATGAGAGAAGTAAATGAATTGTTCAAAGATATCGCTGGCTTGATCAATAACCAAGGAGATTTTGTGGATCGTATTGGCGATAACGTTATTAATGCACACGAGAATGTTAAGGAAGGTAATAAAGAACTTTTGGAAGCAGAAAAGGAACAGAAAAAGACGGAAACATTTTATGGTTATATTGCGGCAGGGGTAACTGGTGCTGTAGCAATTAGTGGTTTGATTATTAGTGCTGTAGTTTTTTTATAAAATTGAAAATAATTAACATAGATATATTTGAATATATCTATGTTAATAAAATGGATTTGACGAAAGATGTTTATTTACAAATAGGCGAATATTTAGATAACAAAGGAAAAATCCAACTAAGTATGACGTCGAAAGAGATGAACAAATTGAAGTTCATATTTTTGTATGAAGATAGAGTCGATGTTGATCGGATTGTGAACTTGTCGTATTATGATAACTTTGAAAACATTGCGTCATCGTATATCAGCATTTCGAGAAATTTTATTATGTTATTAAGAAAAGGAAGATTACCTAAAAATGTCAAATATCATCATTATACTTCAGATGTTACACATTTCTTTTTGGAATTTGATCCAAATAACACGCTGATAAAGTGCGAACCACATTCAGACGTATATTTTGTAGAGGGCGTACCATTTTTTGTCACACATTTGACTTTTGTCGATCTCAACCAACCTATTTATGATATTCCATCGACAGTTACGCATTTAGATTTTGGCGATCGTTTTAATAGATCAATAATCGGAAGTATTCCATCATCAGTTACACATTTGCGTTTAGGTAATAATTTTAATGGTAATTTATGCAAGAAATCTATCCCGACATCAGTTAAGTATTTGGTATTAGGGGAAAAATATCGTATTCTTATTCCTACATGCATAGTTTTTCAACTCGATTCACTAACTTATGGCAAGCCTACACTTTAACAAATTAATAATTTTAATTTGTTAAATTTGAACGTCTCTTTTTATATTTGGCATATAAATCAGGTCCAAAAGCGATTATGGTTATTGCCAAAATAGCAAATCCCAAATGTACATATCCGGCGTTTGCGTATTCCATAGCTTTAGAAAGATAACCCTCGACCACGTAAAATACTGAAAACATCATTTTTATAAATGATTCAAAGTATATTCTCAAAGTTACTGCTATTTCTTCTAATTCCAACCAAACCAAAAAACCACTTATAGTAGCGATTATTTTGCCGACGAAAGTCCAAAATTCCCTCAAATATATTGTAATAGTGTCAATAAAATATGTTGGCCGAATTGTATAACCAGATATTCGACCAATATGTTCCCAAATGAATGTAGAAACGAAAATAAAGCTGAATACTTTAATCTTATTCATGTTTGTTGTATCAATCATTTATGATACGATATCCTGAGCAAATATATTTCAATTTTTTCGATATGCATCATCTTTAAATATCACGTCTATTATTATAATGTCCTATAATCCGTCGGCGAACTTCCCATACAAAAAACTGACAATGAATCACAATGAAGTCATCAAAAAGATCTCCGAAATCAAAAATAATATCCCAAAATATTCTACACAGCCATATCGTCCACTTGCGATTTATCAAAAATTAAACTTGATTAACGGAAAATATTATGATAAATTCATTAAAATTATTACAACAGATGATTTGTATGATAAAGTAAATGTTCTTACAGATTATTTCAACGAACAATCAAGAATGAAATGTTCTTTTAATAATTATCTGGAACCGATTAATTATTTTAGAATTTACAACAAAAAAATATTGCATGACGTCAAAGATAAAACTCCACATAACATGCGAGAGTATATTTATGCACATATCAAAGAATGTAATCTGTTTAAGGTATCAACTGCAGCATTTGTGTATGATTTTTTTAAGGCAAAACATATTTTAGATTTTAGTTCTGGATGGGGTGATAGATTGTTGGCGGCATGTGCATTGAAGATTAAATATTTTGGTATTGATCCTAATATTGATAATCATTGTGGCTATAATGAGATAATAAAATTAGCGGGCGATCAGAACATGCAATGCGTATATCGCTCTGGTGCAGAATATTTACCTAGTTATGTTATCGATGACCGCATATCTCAACATGGAAAATTTGATCTCATCTTTACCAGTCCGCCATTTTTTGATTATGAAATATATTCGAGTGGATTGCAAAGTATATCGTCATATACTGCCAGTGCAGAATATTGGTTAGTATATTTTTTGTTTGTTGTTTTGATCAAATACATTCCGTACTTGCAAATCGGTGGTACCATGGGTATATACATCCAGGATATTAAAAATAAATTTATCGTTTGCGAACCAATCGTGCTATTCATCTTGTCATTCTATTCAAATATGGAATTTAGTGGTATCATCACTGAAAACTTTCCGATGTTACTCTTCAAAAAAAAATCAGATGATATTATGACTAATAAAGGTATGGAAGGGAAATTTATGAATGCCTATTCAAACATCTACAGGTTATCACATCGACTGATAAAACAGCAATTATACAATAATTACATAATAGGAACAACCTTTCAAAAAAATATTGTCAATGATAATGTTGAGAACAATATGTATTTCCGAACTTTTTTTAAATGTTTTGTGCAAGATGAAACGCATACGAATATTATCACATATGGATCGAAGAAAAGTATCATGCCATATTATGTAGCGAGAGCCGCACATATGTTGAAAAAAAATAGTACATTTTACTGTCCCAAAACTGAACGGGATCCGGCGAATTATGACAAAGATATGAATTTCATGCCGCTACATTTTTCGCAAAAAATTTTAGACGCTAAAGAACAGTTTGGATTGGACATTTTAGAAATAGATGTTGAAATGACTAAGAAGCAAATATCATTCATCAAAAATATAATTCCTGTAACATTCAAAGATCTTGTTATCAATTATACTGATTATGATCCGCAGCTAAAGAATATAATGCGCGAAACTATCAACGAAACTGTGACTATTTTGGGAATCGATCCTAATTTTGCAGGAACCATTTATATAACTGTTTCAGTAACGTTGGAGATCGAATGTTTGTATGATATATTTCGATCTGCAAAATTTTTTGTTGTGCAGACAAATAGATGGGATTTTACTAAGTCGTATGAAATGAGTAGGACGAAGTTAGTTTATTCAGAATATATGTTCGCGGAAGACGTAGCTGATGTTCCCATTAATTGTATTCCGCATACAAATTGCAAGATCTGGTCATCATTTAAGGAATACTCTGTTGATGGAGATATTTTATGGTTGAGTGCAGTTTAATAGTAAATAAAATTGAAAAATATTCATCCTGGCATCATTATCCAATATTTAATATACAAACTATGTATCATTGCAAGAGTTGTTTTTGTGAATATGATGATGCTGGATTAGAAAAGAACAAGAGAGATGATGTATTTCAGTGTGATAGATGTTTCGATGCGCGTGGAATAGTATATGGACTGTACCAAGAATGTGCTATCTGCATCGTACGTAATACATCGGTGATATTTGATAAATGCGGACATTGCATTTGTAAAAAATGTCAAAAAAATGTAACTAATGGTGTATGCGTAATTTGTAAATCGACTAGAAATGTATTTATCTTACCTCATAAAATTGACCAAGATATCTTTTATTTTGAAAAAGTGGATCGATCAATAAAAAACCACTTCAAAAAATTACATTATCAAGTTAAGGACAGTATCGGAAAAGAATTAGCAACTCTTGACTTGTATGTTTTATATACGGAATATTATAAATTTTTGAAATTATTACAGCTCAATGATAACAATAATAACCCTGATAAATTAAGTCCTCCATTGAAGATCGATGCAATATGGTGCGAAGATTTATCAGTTAATGAGGATTACAATAATTTTTGCATGTTGGAATATGACCAGATATTATTTCGTGATCCCGTTGTGAGTGGCGATAGATATGAACGAACTATCGCGTTGTATAAAAAAACGTTTAATGATGATCCTACGTTGTTATTTTGGCCACCTAGTCGCATACTTGTTCAAAAAACGGTACAACTATTCGTAAAAACGAGGACAGGAAAAACAATAACAGTTAATATCAAAAATGGTTGTAGTATCTATGAAATCAAGGAATATATTCAAAATAGAGAGGCCATACCATGCGATCAAATGAAATTGGTCTTTGCAGGCAAGTATTTAGAAGACGATAAAACGATCGTAGATTATGGGATCAAGCACGAGTTTACATTACATTTAGAATTACGATTGCGCGGGGACTAATAAATCAGGTTTTGATTAAAATATGATTTATATTGTTGATGTGTTTGAATTACGGGCGATTCCCTTGTCGATATTGAATGATAAAATATTAATACATTCAAATCTTCTGGCTATTTGCTTACCGGTGATATTGAATATTGATATGTTCGGATCTTCTGGCAATTCTCTTGCCGACGATATTGAATGATCAAATATTTCTGTCTTCAAATCTTCCGGCAAGAGAATTGCCAACAACGCTGAATGATCAAATATTTGTGTCTTCAAATATTCAGGCAATTCTCTTGCCGATAACATTGAATGATAGAATATTGATGTGTTCAAATCTCCCGGCAATTCTCTTGCCCGCAACATTGAATGATCATACGATAAAAAATTGAATTTTTTATTGTAAGACAAATATTCTATTAAGAAATAGCAAAATGGACCAAAGTGATATAGTATACCAAATATTCAATGAATTATCATTAAACGATGTCGTAAGATGTTCAACTGTTAATCGACTTATGAATCATGTGTGTGATTTACAATATGCGAGATTAATAAATGACTATGAGAACATCCTAGCAAACCTTTTTTATAAAATCTCATACAAACAAATGTATGTAGCTTGTTATGAATTAGATGTTTTTATAAAAAAATATTCAGACCTTAATTTATTCAATTTTTTCTCTACGGACGTATTATATATTACATCGAGAAATATTATTAAGTTCCCAAAAATGATAGGACAACTTGTTAATTTGCGAGAAATATTGTTGTCTTGTAATCAAATTACAAAATTACCAGAAACAATAGGACAACTTGTTAATTTGCAAAATTTATGGTTGAATAACAATAAAATAACAGAATTACCAAAAACAATAGGACAACTTAGTAATTTGCAAGAATTATGGTTGGATCACAATCAAATTACAAAATTACCGGAAACAATAGAACAACTTGTTAATTTGCGAGAATTATCGTTGTATAATAATCAAATTACAAAATTACCGGAAACAATAGAACAACTTAGTAATTTGCAAAAATTATCGTTGTCTAATAATCAAATTACAAAATTACCGGAAACAATAGGACAACTTAGTAATTTGCAAGAATTATGGTTGGATAATAATCAAATTACAGAATTACCAGAAACAATAGGGCAACTTGTTAATTTGCGAGAATTATCGTTGTATAATAATCAAATTACAAAATTACCGGAAACAATAGAACAACTTGTTAATTTGCGAGAATTATCGTTGTATAATAATCAAATTACAAAATTACCGGAAACGATAGAACAACTTGTTAATTTGCGAGAATTATCGTTGTATAATAATCAAATTACAAAATTACCGGAAACAATAGAACAACTTATTAATTGTAAGATCATACAATAAAAAATTGAATTTTTTATTATAAGACAAATATTCTATTAAGAAAGAGCAAAATGGACCAAAGTGATATAGTATATCAAATATTCAATGAATTATCATTAAATGATATTGTAAGATGTTCAACTGTTAATAGACTTATAAATCATATATGCGATTTACAATATGCGAGATTAATAAATGACTATGAGAACATCCTAGCGAACCTTTTTTATAAAAGCTCATACAAACAAATGTATGTAGCTTGTTATGAATTAGAAGGTTTTATAAAAAAATATACAGACCTTAATTTATTCAATTTTTTCTCTACGAACGTATTAGATATTACATCGAGAAATATTATTAAATTGCCAAAAATGATAGGACAACTCAGTAATTTGCAAAAATTATGGTTGCATAATAATAAGATTATCGAATTACCGGAAACAATAGGACAACTTAGTAATTTGCGATACTTATCGTTGTCCAATGATAAAATTACAAAATTACCGGAAACAATAGGACAACTTAGTAATTTGCAAGAATTACACTTGTATAGTAATCAAATTACAAAATTACCGGAAACAATAGGACAACTTATTAATTTGCAACAATTATGGTTGCGTGATAATCAAATTACAAAATTACCGGAAACAATAGGACAACTTGTTAATTTGCAAGAATTATCGTTGTCTGATAATCAAATTACAGAATTACCGGAAACAATCGGACAACTTATTAATTTGCAAAAATTATGGTTGCGTGATAATCAAATTACAAAATTACCGGAAACAATAGGACAACTTAGTAATTTGCGACATTTATCGTTGTTTGAAAATCGAATTACAAAATTACCGGAAACAATAGGACAACTTAGTAATTTGCAATTTTTATCATCGGATAACAATAAAATAACAGAATTACCAGAAACAATAGGACAACTTAGTAATTTGCAACAATTATGGTTGTATAACAATAAAATAACAGAATTACCAGAAACAATAGGACAACTTAGTAATTTACGAGAGTTATCGTTGTTTAATAATCAAATTACAAAATTACCAGAAACAATAGGACAACTTAGTAATTTGCAAGAATTATTGTTGTCCAAGAATCAAATTACAGAATTACCAGAAACAATAGGACAACTTATTAATTGTAAGATTGTACGATAAAAAATTCAATTTTTTATCGTAAGACAAATATTCTATTAAGAAAGAGCAAATGGACCAAAATGATATATTATACCAAATATTCAATAAATTATCATTAAACGATATTGTAAGATATTCAACCGTTAATAGACTTATAAATCATATATGTGATTTACAATATGCGAGATTAATAAATGGCTATGAGAACATCCCGGCAAATCTTTTTTACAAAAAACTCACACAAACAAATTTATGTAGCTTGTTATGAATTAGAAAGGTTTGTTCATAAATATTCTAATCATTATTCTTGATTATAAGAATACAAGTTGCCAGAAACAATAGGACAGCTTAGTAATTTGCAAGAATTATCATTGTCGTATAATCAAATTACAAAATTACCGGAAACAATAGGATAGCTTAGTAATTTGCAATAATTATCGTTGTTTTATAATCAAATAACAGAATTACCAAAAACAATAGGACAACTTATTAATTGTAAGATCAAATATTGATGCGTTCAAATCTTTTGGTAACATTGAATAATCAAATATTGATGCGCTCAAATCTCCAGGCAATCCACTCGCCAGTAACATTGAATGTTCGAATATTGATGCGCTCAAATCTTTTGGCAACATTGAATGATCAGATATTGATGCATTCAAATCTTCTGGCAATTCTCTGCCAGTAACATTGAATGATCAAATATCAATGCGTTCAAATTTCCAGGTAATTCTCTCGCCGGCAACATTGAATGATCGAATATTGTGTCTTCAAATCTTCTGGCAATTCCCTTGCCCGCAACATTAAATAATCAAATATTAATGTGTTCAAATCTCCAGGCAATTCTCTCGTCGGCAATATTGAATGATCGAATCTTATGGCAATTCTCTTGCCATAAGATTTGAATGATCGAATATGCGTTCAAATCTTATGGCGATTAACTTACCGGCGATATTGAATGATAGAATATTTATGCATTCAAATCTGGCAATTCTCTTGCCAGTAACATTAAATGATCAAATATTAGTGCATTCAAATTTCACGGCAATTCTCTTGCCAGCAACATTGAACGAACTAATATTTGTGCATTCAAATTTCACGGCAATTTGAATGCCAGCAACATTGAACGAACTAATATTTGTGCATTCAAATCTCACGGCAATTCTCTTGCCAGCAACATTGAACGAACTAATATTTGTGCATTCAAATCTCACGGCAATTCTCTTGCCAGCAACATTGAACAAACTAATATTTGTGCATTCAAATCTCACGGCAATTCTCTTGCCAGCAACATTGAACGAACTAACATTTGTGCATTCAAATCTCACGGCAATTCTCTTGTCAGCAACATTGAACGAACTAATATTGGTGCATTCAAATCTTCTGACAACATTGAATAATCAAATATTAATGCGTTCAAATCTTCTGGCAATTCTCTTGCCAGCAACATTGAACGAACTAATATTTGTATGTTCAAATCTCAAGGCAATTCTCTCGCCAGCAACATTGAATGATCAAATATTGGCGTATTCAAATCTCCGGGCAAGAATTGCCGGCAACATTGAACGAACTAATATTTGTGCATTCAAATCTCAAGGCAATTTCTTGCCAGCAACATTGAATGGTCAATATATTGGCAGGTTCAAATCTCCAGGCAATATCAATCGAATAAAAATGAAAAATATTCATCCTGATCTTCTTATTAATACATTAATATTACAAAGATGTATCATTGCAGGAGCTGTTTTTGCGAATACGATGACGTTGGATTGAAAAACAACAAAATAAGTGATGTATTCCAGTGTGATAGATGTTTTGATTCTGATGGAATAGTATATGGTTTATACCAAGAATGTATAATATGTATGGATAATAACACATCGATGATATTCAATAAATGCGGACATTGTGTATGTGAAAATTGCCAAGGAACGATAACAGATGGCGTTTGTATAATTTGCAAATCAACTGGGAATCATTTCATCTTACCTCGCACAAACTGCGATTTTAATTTAGATAAGATTGATTCTACAATACGAAAATGTTTCAAAAAATTGTATCGCCAAATTAAAGACACCATCGGACAAGAAATATATACTCAGTTTGGTTTATATATTTTGTGTTCAGAGTACTACAGATTCTTAAAGTTGTTGCAGTTGAACGATAACAATAATAATCCGGATAAGCTAAATCCGTCAAAGATGATCGATAAAATCTGGCGAGAACATTTGTCGGACAATGAAAATTACAATAATACTTGTATGTTGATCTGTGGATATATATTGTTTCGGAGTCCAACAATAATTGTTGGCGAACATAAAAAGACCGTTACCTTATACAAAAAAACGTTCAATGAATATCCTTTAGACTTTTTTTGGCCGTATGTATATGAACCTAACAGTCCAATGCAAATATATGTAAAATTATTGAGTGGCAAAACAATAACGATTGATACAAACTGCGATTGTTTGATTGATCAAATTAAGGAATATATTCAGAACAAAGAAGGTATTCCATCTGGCCAACAGAGATTAATTTATGCAGGCAAACAATTGGAAGATGGCAGAACTATCGCAGATTATAAAATTAAGCCGGAGTGCACAATACATCAAGTAGAACGATTACGTGGCGATTAATCATAAATCATGTTTTAATAAAACATGATTTATGATAAAATTGAAAAATTATTATCCTAGTTTCTTTACCAATATATCAATACTAGACAAATGTGCGATCACGAAGATGGTAAATTGAAAAATAACAAAATGCAAATATTTATAAAAACCACAAAGGTCGCACAATACAAGTAGGCGTTGAAATTGATTGCACAATTCAACAAATCAAATATATTGCCCAAAATGTTGATGGTGTACCAGCTAAATATTTTAAGGTGATTTATGCTGATAAGACATTAGATTGTGAAAGAACTGTTGCCGATTATGGTATCATACGTAATTCGACAATATACACAGTAACACGATTGCGCGGCGACTAATCATAAATCATTTTTTATTAAAATATGATTTATGTTGACCAATTATCAATATTTGCCATCAACACAAGCTTATATCCGTCATCCGATAAAACATTAAAACTTTTGATAGAGCGAGTATCATCCCCACATATTCCTCTACAGGCAAATAGTACATCATCAATTGTAATCGGACTATTTTTTTCTTCGGATCGTATTTCAATCTCTTCAAAAAGATCAATAACATGAATATATTTTCGATCAGATAATGGTCCGGTAAGAACACTTGAACCTCGATTTGATTTAATTTTTTCTTCTGGAAACTCGTACCAATATTTGGGAGTCATTATTTCTTTGTGAAAACATGTTTTATTAGTTTTATCTGGTTTTGATTCCCATCCTCCTTGTCCTTCAGGTCCTAATCTAACGGCGATTGTTTTATGACGTAGAGGATGACTACACGAAAATTTTTTGGCAACTTTAGGATTAATCAATATGTATTTTTCTTCGCGCATAATGATTAGTCGAGGAATTAGACGTAATCGGTATGCGAGATCAACGTCAGGATCAGGAATGAATTCCACGAGCTTATATCCAAATCCGCTATGATACACTGGCGCAAGAGTATTAAGCAAGGTTAGATCATGATAGCTCAAAAAATAAGGAAAATCAGATTTCTGAAACGCATCTGACCAGCTTATAAATTTAGGTTCTGCCATTGTTTTGATAGATATATTTAGAATGCGTTGATAAAGATAATAAAATTTCAATTTTTTTTGACAATCATCTCGTTCATAAATATCTCAATTATAAATATACTATGTCGCAAATATCCAGTGGATGGAATTTATCAAATGGTACATTTACTTTTGTCAGTCATATGCATAATTTTCTTACTAACATAGCAAGAAATGGAGATAGTTCCAGAAATATTAATTCTAATGAGCTAACTTTTTCATCAACTGGTATTGACGATAGATCTTTACCAAGAAATATGGGAGATTTATTGAAGATTGTACCTACTCGATATATTACCTATGCAATTTATGTCAACGCGAACGGAAATATATCCAAACATGATTGTTGGCAATTTAATTTTTTGATGGCAGAGAATCATAGTCAAAATAAAGTAGAGGGGATTGTTGCAGTTGCCAGATCTGATTGGGAACCAGATTCTGGCGGTCCGCCTAAATTATTTGGCGGAGATATTTATAATTACGATAATCAATCCTGGTACAAATTGTATGTTGGTTCTAAATTGATAGATCGATTAACAACAGGTAGCAGGGTACAATCGGGTGCGGGGTCAGGATGCTCATTTTATCCATATGGTGGATGGAGTGATATCAAAGTTTCTATGCTTCTTTTCGCCACAGTTGATGTTCGCATGTATTGCACTGAAGGAGATAATCTTGGCAATGATTTTTGTTTCGCATTGATGGACAGTTATTTTGCGGGGAAACCAGGGACAGTTGAATCTTCAACGACAACATATGTCCGAGAATATTGTACGCGCAATGTTCCTAACGGGGATCTGTCAACTGCTTCGGCTCGTAACCAACAAATTTGTGCGTGCAACATGCAAGATTATTCAAAATATAATTTAGGCAATAACGTAAGCGGGGTGCGAACGGAATGTTTTTTGGATGATTGTTTGCGCAGTAATTTTAAACCTGGAACTTTAAATAACTGTCCCGCGCCAGAGTGTTTAAATCTAGTTTCAATTGATAGGTCTCCAGTAACCGGCGGTAATTTAACTATTGATCAACGTAATCAATGTTTGAATATATTGAAAAATTATACAGGGGGAGATGACAACAGCGGCAGTGACGACGGCGGTAGTGATGGTGGTAACGATGACGGCGGCAGTAATCCATCGCCAATTGCACAATCATTCTGGGAAAAAAATAAAATAATAATAATAATTGTCATCGTAATTATCATCTTATTGATCATTGGAGCTGGCGTTTATTTTGCAACATCTGATTAATATATCCATTATTAATATAATATGTCGCGGTTGTCTGGCGGATGGAATTTAGATAATGGAACGTTTATATTTGTCAGTCATATGCATAATTTTCTTAATAATTTGCCAAAAAATGGAGATAGTGCCAAAAATGTTAATCCTAACGAATTAATATTTTCTTCAGATGTTATCGGCGGTGGATTGCCTAGAACGCTCAGAGATTTGTTAAAAATAGTGCCAAGTAAATACATAACGTATTCTGTGTATGTAAATGCAAACGGGAGTGTTTCAAACCATGATTGTTGGCAGTATAATTTCTTGGTGATACTTGGTTATACTGGAAATAATGTTGATGGTACTGTTTCTGTCGCCAGAACCGATTGGAAACCAGATTCTGGCGGACCGATCAGTTCGTTTGGCGGCGAAACTTACGAATTTGATAAACAGTCATGGTACAAATTGTATAGCGGATCTAAAATGTTAGATAAAATAACGTCAGGTAACAGAGTACAACTCGGATCTGGATCTACATGTCGATTTTATCCATTTGGAGGATGGAGTGAAGCCAGAGTCTCTGTACTTTTCTTCGTTACTGTTGATGTTAGAGAATATTGTACCGAATCGGATAATATAGGTAACGATTTTTGTTTTACAATGATGAATGACTATTTGGGCCAGAAAGAGAAAAGGGGAAAGATGGAACCTAGCATTGCCGGTTATCTTCTAAATTATTGCAGCAGGAATGTTGCAGATCTGACGTCTGCCTCATCCAGAAACCAACAGATATGTGCGTGCAATATGCCAGATAGTGCGTATACGAAATATGATTTGGATAAAAACATTAGTGGTATTAGAACTCCTTGCTATTTGGATGATTGTCTACGCAGCAATTTTAAACCTGGAAATTTTAATGATTGTCCATCTCCTGCTTGTTTGAATCTTCTCTCGATTGATAGATCTCCGATTGGAGGAAATTTGAGTATCGATCAAAGTAGTCAATGTTTGAATATTACTAAGAACAACGATGATGATACTAATCCATCCCTCATCGTAGAGAAATCGTTCTGGGAAAAAAATAAAATAATAATAATAGTCGTTATCGTAATTATCATCTTATTAATCATTGGAGCGGGAGTTTATTTTGCGACATCTGATTAACTATCTTTAATAATTAATCAATTATACAATGGATCGTAATAGGAATCTAATGAATTATAATAAGGTAACGTACAATCGTCCATTTTTTCTCGCGTAGAATATCGTCGCAGTGCTTGTCCGGATCTACAGCTACCAAGGCCATCATATTTTTGATTTATTTCGAAGCGCATGTTTGGATTCTCTTCTGCAGAACAACAATCGTCATCATTTGAGAGAAGAGCCATAGGTTCTTGTGGTTTATTTTTGGAATACATGAATAAAACCAAAATGATGATAATGACAATGACTATGTACATAAAATAGGAATTTTTATCATCGAACGAAACTGACTCTGTAAATTTATCAAACAAACTATCAGATTCATCCCCACCAGTCTGTGTTTTAAGATAAAAATAACCGCCAATGCCACTGACAACAACGACAGCAATTGCAATGGCTACGATCGCCAGCATACCGCTTGATCCACCAAAGAAACCAGTGCTCGTTGAAGCTTGTTCGACGGTGATATTGTCCGCCATGTTACTCAATACACCAAGCTCGCACGCCGTTTTTGCGCTTACATTTTGTGTAGCGAGAACGTCACCACATATATCAAAATTGGTATCTTCTAGTCTAATTTCGTTCGATATCGTATTGTCTTTGTCACCACATTGTTCTCTCAAAATTCTTTCAATTTCGTTAGTGTTCCTGGATATACTGGTCGAGACAGCAAAACCTAATCCTGTTTCTGCCTTTGCTGTTTGATCTGCTGCTGTCGATGCAAGATAAGATGTAGAATTTTTTACCATACATTGTCCGTCAAACGCAATATTTTGTCCTATTTTAACATTACACGGCCTACACTCTGGTAGGCATTTGAAATTGGAACCTTTGATAAGAATTTTATTATCTATGTTTGTTGTAGTACATGATTGTGTAACATTTTCTGCTAATTTTCTTTTAACATCTACAATATTTGTTGATGCGCTTCCTCCCATTTATATTATAATAAAATATTATAATATAAATTCTAATAATATTTACCATTTTTTTTAATTGGTCTTTTAGTATATCGTTCTGTAGCAGAATTCATAGCCAAAATTTCATCTTCTTCAGATGAAAACAATTTTTCGTCCTGTCCATTCTCAATGTTATCAATAACAGCATATACGTCATCGGATTCATAGTCATCTACATCCATGGTAACTCTAGAATTAGCGTTGTCTGTATTTCCTGAATACAATCCATTTCGCATTTTTTCAAGGTCGTCTGTCTCGATGGTGCTGTTTGATAATACCATTTTTGTATCGTCATCGGATGATGGTGAAGATACACTAGATGAAGAACTAGAATCAGATGAAGTAACATTAGTCTCGCTATCTGCCCCTCCTTGCATCATTCCGTTACCGCAAGGACATTGATAACTACCCCCTTGCATTTTTTTAAAGACACATTTATGTTCTGGTTCTCCACGATGATATGTATTTGCAATATTTTTATTTTTTTCTTTCAAATATGCATCCAAGTCGCCAGTACGGCGCTCACATACTGTGAATTCTAAAGATAATGGTTCTGACATTTCTGCGCTTCTGCCCGCGTTATTGTAAATTCTCTCCCAAAGATTGCTAGATGGATAAATATGATCAAGATCCCAGTGGTTTTTAGATGGATAAACATGATCTAATCGTCGAAATGTGTCTAAATCGTTACGAATCAAATCTTGAATTTCTTGGTGCAATGAAGTTGATTTTATCATTTTTTTAGTGTGAGATTTTCCAAATAATCCCGGGAAAAGATCTCTTTTATTATTGTCTGCAAATGTTTCCATATTATGATTGATTATTATACTTAATCGAGAGAAAATATATTTATAAACATATTTTTTTGCTGGAAATACACAAAAATAATAACTAGTCATACTATAAAATATCATCTATATTCAGTTTGTCAATATGGATAGTAATACAATATCAAAAATTATATTAATAGTCGCGTTCGTAATGTTATTGTATGTATATTATCATGTTTGGACCTTTGATGCGACGTATGTGCGTTCTTCCCTTGATGATTCAGAATATCTCGTCCAAAATCTAGACCAAAAGGAAGAAGCAACATACATATTAAGTTTGATGCAACAAAAAATAAATACATTGCGAGAACATTTTCTAGAAGTAAATGATCCATCGTATTCTCCGTACAAAGATTATATCACACAATTTTGCAAACGAATAAAGGGGATAAAATTATATGAAAATGCTCCTGATGGAAAATATACAAGTTTTACGGTCAATAAAGGAGATGAGATGGGATTATGTTTACGTTCCCGAAAAACAGGTCTGTTACATGATCCAAATTTAATCACATACGTAGTGTTGCATGAACTCTCGCACGTAGCATGTCCAGAACAAGATCATACTGAATTATTTAAGAAAATTTTTGTTTTTATGATAGGAGTTGCAGCTAAACTTAATATATATACGATTCAAGATTATCAGTTGAATCCGCGAGAATATTGTGGCATGATTTTAGATGAAAAATTAGTGTAAAATATTTTGTCAACATTTGATAAAATATTTTGATAATGATGTTAAATGATTACAGTTAGTAATATCTAATAGTTCAAATACTTGCATGTTCAAATATCATGGCGATTCTCTTGCCAGTGACGCTGAATGATCAAATATTAATGGATTCAAATCTCATGGCAATTCTCTCGCCAGTAATGTTGAATGATCAAATATTGACGCGTTCAAATCTTATGGCAATTCTCTCGCCAGTAACATTGAATATTCAAATATTTGCACATTCAAATCTCGTGGCAATTTTCTCGCCAGCAACATTGAACAACCAAATCTCATGGCAATTCTCTTGCCAGCAACATTGAATAATCAAAATATTAGCGCATTCAAATCTCGTGGCAATTTTCTCGCCAGCAACATTGAATGATCAAATATTTGCACGTTCAAATCTCATGGCGATTCTGTCACCAGCAACATTGAACGACCAAATATTGGCGTATTCAAATCTCATGGCGATTCGCATGCCGGTAATATTGAACGATCAAATATTAATGCGTTCAAATCTCATGGCAATTCTCTTGCCAGTAACATTGAATGATCAAATATTGACGTGTTCAAATCTCATGGCAATTCTCTCGCCAGTAACATTGAATAATCAATCCCACTACAATTCTCTCGACAGTAACATTGAATGATCAAATATTTGCACGTTCAATCTCATGGCGATTTTCTTGCCAGTAACATTGAACAATCAAATATTTTACACATTCAAATCTTATGGCAATTCTCTTGCAGTAACATTGAATGACTTAATATTTGCGTATTCAATGTTTGACAATTTTCTCGCCAGCAACATTGAATGATCAAATATTAATGCATTCAAATCTCATGGCAATTCTCTTGCCAGCAACATTGAATGATCAAATATTAATGCATTCAAATCTCATGGCAATTCTCTTGCCAGCAACATTGAATGATCAAATCTCACTGCAATTCTCTCGCATATTTATATCCCAAGATGGCAACACAGAATAATACCCAAAACGTTTAATAAATATCGAGCAAAAAAATTTCTTGCATAATTCATATAGACTAACATGGACGATCCGATGAAAATAATTCATAAATACAAAAATAATAATGGTCGTATTCAATATCATATTCATATATTTGTAGGTGATATCATCGGAAAAAAATACAAAGATGTTTTGAACAAAATCCAAAATCTGGATCTTTATAGAGCACTGACAGAACTTACCATCAAAGAACTTGATCTGATGACCGAAAAATATGGTGAACATTGGTACGAAAAATTTTTTAACAGCTATCATATTGAATTTACAAAGGAAATAACGATCAAAAACACTGTGAAGATGGCCGAACTTAAAAAAATGTATGGGAATGAGTGGATTAAGACCCATTTTGATAATTATAAAAAACGCTTGGAAGTTGTCAGTTATAGCTATGAAACTCGAATTAAGACTCTAATGGAACGGAAAAACATGGAAAGAACTTTGAAAAAAAAAATTAAAGATGAAGATGATGCAATTGTTGATTACTCTACGATAAAAAAAAGAGAAACGGTAAATTTGGATCGTATTAAATCAAAAGATTATGACATTGTTGGAGATTCTCAGTCAGAATATTCGATCGGTTGTGATGATCCTTCAACTTCTGAAGAAGACGAACAGCAAAATTCTCGTGTACCTTTACAGGACGAATACAGAGTCCGTGATATGGGTCCGACATTCGTACGAGATGGATCCGATGTAGAATCAGATAGTTCTGATATTGATTCTGATTATGAGGTTATCAGTGACGAAGATGAAGATGAAATTAATATGTCCGGAGGTAACGATCAAGATGAGATACCTGATCCAATACCTGAAGAAATTTTTGGGGAAATACCTGAAGAATTAACCGACGGAGCAGATGATACAACAGAAGATAGTACAAATGTTGACGATGAAGATATTGAATCTCTATTTAATGATCTGGATGATATTGACGAAAACGTTGCAGTTACCACTCGTGATATCAAAACAGTCCTAAATGAAGCTAACTACAATAAAATTTACAACCAAATATCACCATTTGATACTAGTAAAGACATGAATATGTTTGATGAAAATTTAAAGAACGTGATCCATAAAAATTATATCTATCATCAATATATTTACAAAGACGATACTATCAAAACAATCCACGGAAAAATTTGTTGTGGATTCAAAAATAACGAAAAATTTGGTGAGAATGCATTTATTGTCCCATCTTATCAATATTTGTGGTCAGAGTATATGTTTGAAAATGAAATCAAAAAAGTTATGATTGGACAAAAATGGATTGTTAAAAATGATATTTTACGTATGGATATCGAACCTAACACAAATATTGGTGTGTATGAAGATTTACGGGGGAATCTCAAAAAAATACGCGATAACATCAAACGTCACGGTAAAATCAAGCGTGAAGATGATGAGCAATCTGTATTTTACGATTATGAAGGGTACTACGCCGCCAATGAGATATTTATGACAGACATATACAACGATTTGGGATTAGGATACAATCCTACCTTCGAAGAAATAAAAAACTTATTCGATGTGTACATCAAATTATATTATAATCGTATACAATTGGAAGATTTTAACAACATACTCAATCTTATGAAAAATGTATCCGTCGAAATAGAGCACAATAAGGTCAAAAAAATTCACGATACGATTAATAACGATTTGATTTTAGAAAACGAGATTATGAAAGATGTAGAACTTGTCAGAGCTAATGATCAAAAAAAGTATCACAAGTATTTCAAAGAGAATATTATCATGCATAGTGTTGTTAGTGCATACGTTGTTAATGATTACACAAAGCTTAATCTGTTCCATATTTTCGATAATTATGAAATGTCTCACGATTATCCTTTTATCCAATATCATCAAATCAATAGTGCCCCGTATGTTCGTTACAATAAACAACACATTCTCAAAAACGAAAAGAAAGATGTAGTTGTCAAATGGTTTGAAAATTCGCCATATGGAATCAGTTTTAAAGTTAGAATTAACTCATCAAAATCTGCAAATGAGTATGCCAATATCGTATTAAATGACACAGGTAGGATCAATTATAATATTCAATGGAAAGAAGAATATATGCGAACAATGGATGATGTTAAAATATCTTACAACAATGTTCGCAAATTGATTGCTAAAATTAATAAAGAGAATCCTAGACTTAAGTTGATCATTCCGGAAGATGATGATTTCAAACCGGTATTTATTTCGTCTATCCAACGCTTTGAATTGCCCGAAAAATTCACAGTTGATCACGATGATTTATCTAAATTTGCAAGAAATTTTTTCCCGTATGTTACAATGATCATCGAACCCAAGAAAAGACGGGGGAAAGCAGCTGACAAAAGCACCGTAGAAGTGAGTAAATACGGTACATATTTGCGTTACAAACGTATCAGCAAGTATGAAAATAAATCTAGAATTGAACATCGAATTGTATTTTTTATGCGAAACTATGAATTCAATGATCAGCAATTAGCAACAGAATTAAGTAAGGAATTTAACATTACAGAAGCTCACGCAATGCAAGAGATCGCAAATGCATATACGAAACATGCTCATATTAAAAAATCAAGAAAAGTTTTGAAAAAGTTCGAAAATCTGCCCAAATATAAATCACCAGGTATCACTGTCGACATTCAGGGTAAGACAAGAGATAAATACAAATTAAAGGTCGCTGGTGCCAGAGATGAAAGTCAATTGAATAGGATAATCGATTTCATGAATATATTGATTTATTTGTACGTAGATACTTACTTGTATAAAAATCCAGCGAGACAACAGATGAAAGACAGATTAACTAAATTGACTAATATTGCCAAACGTAGAAACAAAGTCGAAAAAGCGTACAAGGAAGAAACGCCAAGTACAAATATCAAACAAATGATCAAGATAGATACTAAACGTTTGAAAATGACAGGTACTGATGAAAACATAAATTGGTCTAAAAAGTGCCAAAATAGCGGAATAGATACACGTCGGCGACCACAACAATTTATTAATCCTGATGAACTAATTTTACGAGGGTATGTATTACAGGATACGCTAAATGGACTTCCGTTTGAACATTATTCGCGTGTTGTAAAAATTGATGATGATGCAAAAATTTTGCCGCCTGGTTCAAAAAAAGGGAAGGAAGTTACATTGCGTGCGATAAAATTAGAATTGGAAGATGATGAATATATTTATTATGCATGTAATCCAGAAGATAACGGACAACATATGTATATTGGATTCTTAGGCAAAGACAGCTCTGCACCATGTTGTTTCATTAAAGATCAATTTATTTCTAACAATCCAAAGAAGCGGGACATTTTTATGCGTGGAATTGGATTAACGAGCGAAAACGCAGCGTTACCACTAACACCAAACGATCAGATGTACATATTGCAAGATAATATTGTTATTGACGATGGAAGGTTTGCATTTTTGCCAAAATATTTGGATATTTTGATGAACGCCATGTTGCAGAAAACGATAGACATTGACAATCACAATTTGATATCTGCAGTGTCTGGATACTATTTTAAATATGGAGTTAAATCCGCAGACTCTAAATACTTGAGCGCCATTTCGTCATCTTTCGATTTGACAATTGAACAAATAAAGAAAAAAATGGTGAATGCATTAAATAATGACAAAAATGACCTTCTTTTTACAAGTTTAAATAATGGCGACGTGCAGACTCAGTTTAAGACTGTTGACGCATACATTGAATACATCAAAAATAATAGGTTCATAGATTACAATTTGGTCAATGATTTGTTATGTATACCAGGTGTCATTCGAAAAAATGGAATCGCCGTCATTTTTTTTCAGCGTAAGAAGAGAACGTACCAAAAGAAATTCGAAAAAGAAAAGGTAAAAATTGATTACTACATCACATGTCACAACCAGGAAAATGTCATGGATTTAAAAGATCCAAATAGAGAGACGATTATTTTGGTGAAAGAAAACAAAAATTATTATCCAATTGTTATGGTAACAAAACAAGAAAAAAATAGTTCTGAACTTATGATTGAAAAAACATACAAATTTAAAGATGACAGTAAAAATATCATCAATCATTTGTATGATTATTACAATTTGAATTGCTATTCAGATTACAGCGTTTTAGTGAATGATCAAACTCATGAAAACAACACTGCCAAATTTATCCACAAAATATTATCCGCGCAGAGCGATAAAAATTATAAGATAAAGGCGCAATACGTTGATAGTCGATTCAAATGTAAATATATCATTACAAACGGAGGCTACATCATTCCGACGGTAATATCTGGATCTATATATGATGTTAAAATTGTTTCTAGTGTCGAAAAATATGTAAAAGATTATGTGACAACGATCAAGAATTTGAACGCGATTGCAAAAGCAACTAATGGGGTACTCAAAATAAAACCCATTGGATTTTATTATATTGATAAAAAAAATAAGACATATTCAGTAACTTCCATCATAACCGAAAATTATAACGTCGTACCTATAATCAAGGCTAACATTAGTAGCGATTTTCTCAAGACACACAAATACATAATCAAACATAAATCCGATGATGATATTATTGATAAAGAAGTTCTTAAAGGACCCAAAAATATAATTATTGATGATCGCATTATCGACATTAACAAAAGCAAATACAAACTAGAATTGTACCAATTATTTCGATTACATTTGAGTTACTTTTTGAATCATTCAGAATCAGGTGACAAATATCGAAAGAAGATTATGGAAATTATCAACGGTAAACATACAAAACGTGAAAAAAGGATAAAACTGAAAAAGATATTGTATGGAATTTGTAGCACCGAATTAGCGAACAGATATGACGCGCTGATCAAACAACAGATAGATTCACAAAAGGGAGGTGCTCTTGATAAGAAATGGATTAACATCAATACAAATACTAAGATTGATTATCCATCTATCATATTCTCTAACAATCGTGAGATTTGTTACAACCTTGATAATAAAAATGCATGCAATTCATACGTGCATTGTAAATGGACTAGTAAAAATACGTGTGTGTTAGATGTTAATCAAAATATGTTACCGGAGTATATCAATAAGATATGCGAAGAGTTCTTGCAGAATGATTTGAAGGCGAACGAAATATTGAATATTAACGATCATTCGGTCATGGATGTAGTCAGTTATAATGTTTTCAAAGAACGTGAGGATGAAGAAATTATTATTGGATCTAGTAAGAACGCAGATAAGATTTTGGGGGAAATATTCGGTAAGGAGAATATTCCACAGATCGGTAAGAAACGTAACAAGATTAATTTGACACAAGATTATGATGCTCTTAATAGAAATAATCCGTTGAATGATATTGATGAGTGGCACGTACAAAATATTATCGCGAACAACAATACTATTTATAGAGCGTTTGCAAATGCCTTTTTCTGGTCGATTCATACGTATGACAATAAAAATTATCGTAATTTGGGATATTACAGTCTTTTGCAAACTGAACTCTCGAGTATTTACAAAAGTCAAGTCATAGATTGGCTGATGATAGATCATAATGCAAAAGATGTTCCTAAAATGGATACAGAAACAGATAACATTAAGATGTCGAATTTTATTACCAAAATAAGTATGTCTATTAATAATGTGAGCAATAACTTAGTGGAAATGTTTGTTTTGTGCAAATTATATAACGTGATCATTTCTGTGTATGACGAAAATTATAATTTTATGTTCGCATTTCATCCAGTTAGTGGTCATGTTAGACATTTTGCAGATATAGTTAAGGAAAAGTCATTAAAAAATCTTAGTTTTAGATTTACTTATTCCGGTAAAGATGTCATTCCGGAAAAAATAGATGTATTATATCCTGTTGATAATCGCAAATAATTAATAAATCATTTGCGATTAAAGTGTTGGTTGGATATTCTACGTCCAATGAAAAAATTAATATATAGTTATTATAACGGAAAATGACAGAATCATCACCAAATGATGATAGTGATAAATATGAATACTTAGATTATGTTTTGATAGATAATAATGAAATGTTTGTTTACAAATTATCAAGGATAGAGAATGTTCCTGACTTTCCTTTATCAGATTCAGATTCAAATATTTTTGAGCGAAATACAACGGATTCTAACTCTGATTCTATTTCAGATTCAGATTCGGATTCTGATTCTGATTCTGATTCAGATTCGGATTCGGATTCAGAATCATTAGAGGTATTTCCGCGCGAAATCGAAAATATTCATATGCATAATGCGAGCAGCAATGACATATTCAAAGAATTAATACAAAATCAAATCACTCAATTATCGCCGCAATGGAAATTGAACATTAACGACATGAAACGTATATGTAAGTATATTCATAGTAGTATTTTTGATCCAGTTAAATGTTGTATCTGGAACGGTTACATTACGAATATTAATAACAAAAATAAAGGTACTTACGTAAATTTCTATTTCAAAAACAAAAAAGTAGCTCTGCATCGATTATTATACAGTAATTTTGTTAGTCAGTTAGGGAAAGATGAATACATTAAATTCAACTGCGAAAACAAGGGAGTATGTTGTAACATTAATCACTATAAAAAGTATAAATACATCAAAAATAATTTACAACCTGTTAAAAAAGTGCAACCTAACGTTAAGAAAAATGAAAACGTAAATATCATATGTCAATATGATCCTGATAAGTTGATAATAAATTTTGATTAAAATATCTGGTTAATATATAATGCAATTTGAACCATTAGGAGGCTTTCCGCCATTAGTACGCGTAGAAGATGTAAAGATAACAGGTGATGAAAAGAAAAATATCTCCACACGAGGATTTTCATCAGCAAACATTATTAACATTCGAAACATTCTTAACCAACAGAAAAAAACATACACCGAAGGAAAATATGATTCTGATGAATTATTGTTTAATGAACCCATTGAGTACTTAAAATTACATGAATAATATAATATTCATATATTGTATACATATACGATATATGAATACATCATCTCTTCAATATGTTGTGCGAGATGCATTAGCAAAATATGATATCACACAACCAGTGGTTGATTTTATCAAAAACGAAGGCACACTTAAATTTATATCTTCAAAAGTTAATAATAAAAGAGATACTGTTCAGATCTATTACAAAAGTACTAACACGTTTATCTGTGAAGTAGAGGTAGAGATAATTGGAAAATTTTCTACGCAAAAAAATAGTTCGGATATCGGAGTTTGGGAATGGGCTTGGTCTGATATATCATTAAAGGCGAATAATATCCATTACTCCAAAGAATTGTTATTATATGGTACAAAATTAGATGTCAGTGAAGAATATTACAAAAAAATGTTGATTATGTCACGTGGAATAATAAGAGATCCGGTACAGTTGGATATTATCATTGCTATCGCTAGAAGTTTTATTAAAATTCCAGATAATATAATCTATCCAGACACAACTGGCGAAAAAATGTTAGTTACAACATATTATCTCTTTATCCCAAATGATGATTTTAGAGAATTTGTTAGTATTGTTACTAAAATTTGATCTATTTATGATAACTAGATCAAATTTATGGGAAGTGATATGTTTTATATAATGTCACCTTAAACTTTGCTTCCGGATAGATTGGAATGTCACAAATAATATCGCCATCGAAAAGCTCGGGAATTCCATAAAAATCAGCGTTATTGTATCTGTGGCCGTTAACTTTCACATGATCTAATGGGATTTTCATTTCTACGCTACTCAAATATCTTTGATCCAAAATATAATAGAAATATCTATTTGCGTTCTTGACAGATTTAACTCTAAATAATGGTACAGAACTTGGAACATTTTCATTGAATGGTTCGTCATTATCGTTTATTTTTATCAATATACCATTTAGAACTGGATTATCAAATAATTGTGGTTGAGTTGCCTGATTAAATGGCGGGTATACTCCTTTTTTTTCGTAATATTCGTTATATCTATCTAATACTTCGCGCGGTAACCTTAATTGTGGATATGTCAGCGGATCATACATCATATATTCATCTTGTTTCTTGATTGAATCTGAATAAGGATCACCGTCATTTTGCACGTTTACGTTTGTGACGATTGGCAATATTTCAGTTGGTCGTTGTGGTGGCGCAGATGGAGGGTTCTGTGCGCATCTTGGACAAGGTTGATCGGGCATTTTTTGTGCTGATTGTCTTTGCGGATAAAATTGTTGCATTAATTCTCGTTGCGATATTTCTCGCTGCGATTCATCCCGTTGCGTGTATAATAAATATGTTGCAAATACGATAATTACGCCTATAAATATGGTCGAAGTTTGGATCGTCATCAGTTTTATATACTATGATGATATAAAATAAAGTTATAATAGGAATTTTCTATAGCAAAAATATGAACTTTATATATGCATGATAAATTCCTTGATTATTTTGTTATCGTCCATAACTGTCGGTATGTTTATTGGATTAATGTTTCGAAAAGAACGTGAATTTCATGGCCCAAATGCCAGAAAATATTCTAAGATCATATTTCGTCGAGATGATACTTGTTATCGATTTGTCCCTCTTCGAACAAATGAATGTACGAAATCAGAAAAAAAATATTAATCATTATGAAATGGTTAATATTTGTCATGTCTAGAGTCTCAACGATTCAATCTCTTAATATCGCATTGAACGGATCAATATTGGTACGTTCAAAATCCGATCAATGCAAATCTCTTGACATCGAATAGACCAATATTGGCATATTCAAAGTCTTGTCAATGCAAATCTCTCGACATCTCATTGAACGGACAGATATTGGAATATTCAAAGTCATATCAATACGGATATCGTACCATCACTTTGAATGAACAAATATTTGCACTTTCAAAGTCATATCAATGCAGATCTTCATAAATCTCTTGACATCATGTTGAGCGGACCAATATTGGTACGTTCAAAGTTCCATCAATGCAAATCTTCACAAATCTCGTGACATCATACTGAATAGATCAATATTGGCAACTTTCAAAGTCTCGTCAATGCAAAATCTCTAAATCTCTTGACATCGCATTGAATGGACAAATATTTGTGCATTCAATGTCTCGTCGATGCAAATCTTCACAAATCTCTTGCCATCACATTTGAATAGATCAATATTTGGACGTTCAAAGTCTTGTCAATGCAAATCTTCACAAATCTCTTGCCATCACTTTGAATAGATCAATATTTGGACGTTCAAAATCTAGCCAATGTGAATCTTATCATTTTGGATGGACCAATATTGACATGTTCAAAGTCTCGTCAATGTAAATCTTCACAAATCTCTTGCCATCAAGTTGAATAGATCAATATTGGACGCTCAAAGTCTTGTCAATGCAAATCTCTTAACATCATTTTGAACGGACCAATATTGACACGTTCAAAGTCTCGTCATTTTGAATAGACCAATATTTAGACGTTCAAAGTCTCGTCAATGCAAAATCCTGCAAATCTCTTGGCATCACATTGAATGGACAAATATTTGTGCATTCAAAGTCTCGTCAATGCAAAATCCTCCAAATCTCGTAACATCGCATTGAATAGATTAATATTTGGATGTTCAAAGTCTTGTCAAAGCAAAATCCTCCAAATTTCTTGACATCGCATTGGATAGATTAATATTTGGACGTTTAAAGCCTTGTCGATGCAAAATTCTCCAAATCTCTTAACATCACATTGAATGGACAAATATTTGCGCATTCAAAGTCTTGTCAATGCAAAATCCTTCAAATCTCTTGATATCACATTGAATGGACTAATATTTGGACGTTAGAAGTCTCATCAATGCGAACCTTTACAAATCTCTTGACATCACATTGAATGGACAAATATTTGCGCATTCAATGTCTTGTCGACGCGAATCTTTTTTTGACATCACACTAAATGGACAAATATTTGCGCATTCAATGTCTTGTCAATGCAAATCTTTTTGACTCCACATTGAATGGACCAACATTTGAACGTTCAAAGTCTTGTCAATGCAAATTTTTTGACGCCACATTGAATGGACCAGTATTTGAATGTTCAAAGTCTTGTCAATGCAAATCTTTTGACATCATATTGAGTGGACCAACATTGGTACGTTCAAAATTCTGTCAATGCAAATCTCTTAACATCGCACTGATTAGACCAACATTTGGACGTTGAACGTCTTACCAACGCGAATCTTTACAAATCTCTTAACATCACATTGAACGAATCAATATTTGAACGTTCAAAGTCTTGTCAATGCAAATCTTTACAAATCTCTTGAGATCACATTGAATAGACAAATATTTGCGCATTCAAAGTCTTGTCAATGCAAAATCCTTCAAATCTCTTGATATCACATTGAACGGACTAATATTTGGACGTTCGAAGTCTCGTCAATGCGAATCTTTACAAATCTCTTGGCGTCACATTGAATGGACAAATATTTGCGCATTCATATCTTGTCGATGCAAAATCCTTCGAATTTCTCGGCATCATATTGAATAGACTAATATTTGGACGTTCAAAGTTTTGTTAACGTAACACGTAAATCTCTTGACGTCACGTTAAGTAGATCAATATTTACATAATCAGAGTCGTGTCAATGTAAATTTCTTGACATCATATTGGATAGATCAAATTATGATCATTTGCATATATCAATAAGTAACAACAGCATACGTTAACAATGTTGAAAATACAAGGGACATTTTTTTCGATTTCTATGTTTATACAAATATTTAGCCATTATCATAACTAAATATTTGCTAGTCTTATCACTTTCGCTAACATATTATCATCTATTTCGAGTTTATAACTAGCACTCGAACTAATAACTTTAATAGAAACAGATCTGTTGATGGATTGCCGAGTTACCCGACCGATCGAAACCGCATCATAATCAATTAAAAATTCGATATTCATTTTTCTAACAAAAGATGAACGCGATAGTTTATAAATGATGAATAAATATGTTTAGTTACCAATATTATGAAAAAATGGATAAGTTTTTAATATTTCAAATATATTATTAGTGCAACTAATATGTTGTTGATCTGTATATTCAAAAGCATCATTTATAGAACCGACATAGTTTTCGTCAACTATTTTTTCTTTGAACAATCGATGAATTAAAGGTTGCAATTCAATGGCCTTCAAGGCATAACATTCGCTTATTACATATGCATTAAACAATATGACATCATTTGTTATATACATATTTTCTTGTCGTCCTTTGAATCTATCATTTGGCTTGTTAACCAATGCATCATTAAGTAACTTTTCATAATAATCGACAATAGTTTTCCGCGGCACTTTGCCCAAGATAACCAACAACGTCAAACTCTCTAAAGCGCAACATTTTACATATCTACCCGTGCCTGTACATGTGATTATAGATATAATGTGTGTAATATTTCCATCGCACGTGTTAGCAATAATACAACTAATATTTTCCATAAGATCGTCTAAAAGCATATTAAAATCATAAGGAATTTTCATTAATTCACATATGCTCTCATGTGCATCATAACAATTTAAGTGAGACAACAATAACAATGAAAAAAAACATGACATATCCTCCTCTTCAATCGTTTTATAATTGGCACAAAAATAATTAACAATTTTGATTAAATGTGGAATAATTTCATTTTTTTTGAGGATAGCACTATCGAGAGCTTCTTTGACAGATTTAGAGTCACAATTTTTTAAAACGTCTAAAATGACACTTATTTTCATTTTTTATTATTGTCATAATTTTTTTATATTGAAAAGATGTTAACGCAGGAAAGTAAACCGAATTTTGTGCCAGTAACATTGAATAATCAAATGTTGGCACGTTCAAATCTTGCGGTAATTCTCTTGCCAGTAACGTTAAATGATCAAATATTAGTGCATTCAAATCTCAGGGCAATTATCTGGCCAGTAACATTAAATAATCAAATATTGGCACATTCAAATCTCAGGGCAATTGTCTTGGCAGTAACATTGAATGATCAAATATTGGCACATTCAAATCTCAAGGCAATTATCTAGCCAGCAACATTGAATGGATAAATATTGGTACATTCAAATCTCAGGGCAATTATCTAGCCAGCAACATTGAATGGATAAATATTGGCACATTCAAATCTCTAGCCAGTAACATTGAATAGATAAATATTAGCGCACTTAAATCTCAAGGCAATTATCTTGCCAGTAACATTGAATAATCAAATATTGGCGCATTCAAATCTCAAGGCAATGCTTTTGCCAGTAACATTGAATGATCAAATCTTAAGCCAATTATCTTGCCAGTAACATTAAATGGATAAATAATGGCACATTCAAATCTCGAGGCAATTCTCTTGCCAGTAACATTGAATGATCGAATATTGGCACATTCAAATCTCTCGAGGCAATTCTCTTGCCAGTAACATTGAATGATCAAATATTGGCATATTCAAATCTCTCGGCAAGAGAATTGCCTGTGACATTGAATGATCGAATATTGGCACATTCAAATCTCGAGGCAATTGTCTTACCAGTAACGTTGAATGATCGAATATTGGCACATTCAAATCTCGAGGCAATTCTCTTGCCAGTAACATTGAATGATCGAATATTGGCACATTCAAATCTCGAGGCAATTGTCTTACCAGTAACGTTGAATGATCGAATATTGGCACATTCAAATCTCGAGGCAATTGTCTTACCAGTAACGTTGAATGATCGAACATTGGCATGGTATATAATGCATTGGGCAGACCAATATTTGCACGTTCAAAATCTCGTCAATGCAAACCTCCGCAAATCTCTTGACATCACTTTGAATGGACAAACATTTGCACATTCAACGTTTCGTAAATGTAAATCTCTTGACATCACACGAATAGACAAATATTTGCGCATTCAAAGTCTCGTCAATGTAAATCTTTTGGCATCACATTGAATGGACCAATATTGGCAGGTTTAGAGTCTCATCAACGCAAATCTCTTGACGTCATACTGAATAGATCAATATTTGCGCATTCGAAATCTCGTGCCGTCCGCTTTGAACTGACCAATGTTGGCACATTTAAAGTCTCGTCGGTGCAAAATTTTCCAAATTTCTTGACATAATATTGGATAGATCAATATTTGGTTCAAAGTCTCGTCCCTTTGAATGAACGAAATATTGGCATTTTCAAAGTCTTGTCGATACGAATTTTCAAATCTATTGAACGTCGAACGGACCAATATTTGCACACTCAAAATCTCTTGACATCATATTGAACAGATCAATATTTGAACGTTCAACGTCTTATCAATGTGAATCACATTGAACAGATTAACATTTGGACGTTCAAAATCTCGTCAATGCAAAATTCTCTAAATCTCTTGAGAAACATCGCATTGAACAGGTTAATATTTGAACGATCAAGATCTTGTCAATGCGAATCTTCACAAATCTCTCGACGTTACATTGAATGATCCAATATTTGTGCGTTTGAAGTCTTGTCAATGCGAAATTCTCCAAATCTCTTGACATCACATTGAATAGACCAATAATTGTACACTCAAAGTCTTGTCAATGCAAAATCCTTCAAATCTCTCGACATCACATTGAATAGACAAATATTTGCACACTCGAAGTCTTGTCAATGCGAATCTTCGCAAGTCTCTCGGCATCGCATTGAATAAACTAATATTTGAACATTCAAAGTCTTGTCAATGCAAAGTTTTTTGACACCACATTGAATAGACCAATATTGAACGTTCAAAGTCTCATCAATGCAAAACCCTCCAAATCTCTTGACATCGCATTGAATGGATCAATATTTAGAAATTCAATGTCTTGACAATGCAAAATCCTTCAATTCTCTTGACATCACATTGAATAGACCAATATTTGTGCATTCAACGTCTCGTCGATGCAAATCTTCACAAATCTCTTGACATCACATTGAATGGACCAATATTTGGACGTTCAAAGTCTTGTCAATGCGAATCTTCACAAATCTCTCGACATCACATTGAATGGACACATATTTGTGCATTCAAAGTCTTGTCAATGCAAAATCCTACAAATTTCTCGACATCACATCAAATGGACCAATATTTGTATGTTCAAAATCTCGTCAATGCAAAATTCTCCAAATCTCTTGACATCATATCGAATGGACCAATATTTGGACATTTCAAAGTCTTGTCAATGCGGATCTTCACAAATCTCTTGCTATCACTTTGAATGCACAAATATTTGTCCATTCAAAGTCTTGTCAATATGAACCTTCACAAATCTCTCGACATCACATTAGATAGACCAATATTTAGACGTTTAGGGTTCCGTCAATGCAAATCTCTTGATATCATATTGAATGGACTGATATTGGCGCGTCCAAAGTCTCATCAACACAATCTTCTTGGCGTCACTTTGAATGGACCAATGTTGACAAATTCAAAGTCTCGTCGGCACAAATCTCTTCAACTTCTTTAACATCATGTTGTCAATGAAATATTCGGATGAATATCGATCTATAAAAATAGCGTTACAAAATCAAACAAATAAATATACACATATCTCATATGCCTGTAATCGCAATAATCACCAAAAATAAATGCATTTTTGAAATGGAAGAATATATCGCCCCTCTATTATACAAAGCGACAACAAAAGAAGAAAGGACCATCCTAAAAAATAAGTTAAATCATTACATATGGTCAGTTATTGAAAAATATATAACATTCGTCGATGTGAATGATTCTAATGATTTTTTTGAAAAAGTGTATGGTGCAACAATGGTAGATTTTCCTGATAAAAATCAGTATAATTTCATTTTTAATACAGAAGGATCCTACTCAACGCCCAAAAAATTTTTAGAATTAATTAATGTACGTCCGACTTGGAATGATTATGAAGACTCATCAAAAAATATCAATGTCATGAACGATATTGGTTGTTTGTTAAGTCTACGTCATACGGTTATCGAAAATACATGTTTCGTAATGGCTAACGAATATGATCTAACAGTCCACAGATATGTTAACATGGTCTCAATCCTCAAAGATGATATCATCAGAATCATACGACGTAGATATTTTCACTCAGCTATTTTGATAAAAGAAAATTCCATCGCAAAGTATTATTTTCAAAACCCCGAATACTTAGTTACTACAATTTTTGGTAACGACGACGATAAGACAATAGAAATGTTTCCATTTTCGCATCTCAATTACAATTTGATATTCAACTTCAAAAAACATGCTACACAATATGTAAATCAAATAGCTACAAGAATAAATGGCAGTTATCGCATGTACGGGGATGTGTTAGTGTTCCATGAATTTGAGAAAAATGTATTTGTAAATCTAAGTATGCGAGAACTTAAGCGCCTAAATGTATTGTCATATGGTCGCTTGGAAGATCGAACGCTTAATAATACTGAAGTTCATCAGGTGCCATCATTATCTGTCGATGATAAAGGTAAGGAAACGACAGAAGCTGTCCCATTTTGGAGTAAATACCTTATCGTAGAAAATAGGATGGCATCATGGCAAAAAAATAAAAATAAGTGTACATATTGTGAATCGGATTGTACCATAACATGTGATAGATGCTTCCGCGTTAGATATTGTTCAACTGATTGTAAAAATAAGTTTGCGAGTCAACACGATCCAGAATGTATCCGTTAATTTTGGGTATAAAATATCTCTGACAATCCTATAGATATGAGTAATAATTATCATACGCAACTAAATCAACAAAGCGGAATATTGAATGAAATAGCGTCTACACTTCAATTCGATCAACGCCCTCAAAATTTCGAAAATGACACCAAAACGCGCAACACTGGCCCACAATTTCCTCCGCCTCGTTTTGATAATGCAGAAAAACAACGGCCACAATATGATAATCCAAAATCATGGAATAATTATGGACATATTCAAGGAACGCCTGTTAATAACGAAAGAGTGGAACAACCTAAACAAGACGAAATTCAATTATCTGATATTGAACAACGAGATCCTCCCGCAGCAGCATTATTGCCGCCTCAAGAACAGCAACAATATGTGCCATCGCGAGAAAAACATCATTCTCCAAAAATGAAAGAAAAATATATCCCCGCTCCGGAAAAAACAGTTGCTGTCCCTGAAGCACCTGAATCTACTTCACCAATAAAAAAATATGCCATCGAATATGCGTTGATACCTATTTCGTTGGTTGGGGTTTTTATATTACTTGTTCATCCAACGACTTCGGCTTATCTTGAAAAGTTTATTCCAAAAATGACAGATTTGAAAGGATTTGCAATCAGAGGCGCAATCTTAGCCGTCATTTACATCGTCATCAAGATAATCATTTCCCAAACTATCCAAAAAAATTGATAAATTCATTATATATTAATGCAATACTATTCCATTAATATATCAAATCATGGAAACATTTGACCTCAAAATTAATAATTCCGCAATGGACGTTATTACCTATCTAACAGACGATCCTCACAGTTTTCTGCGCAACATATTTCAAGACATATTATATCAACGGCCACTAAACGCAAATTATAATTATTCAGATGCACAAGAATCGTCTGACGACATCATCAAATTATTAACGCAGACAGTCAAGCAAAAAACAGGAATGATACAGAAAACAATTAATTATGAAAAAATTAGTTTGTCTTTTTATGTTCAAATATGGAAACAATATTGCGCTTTCATGAACGAATTGACTATTTTTGTGCGTGACAGACACATTGATTTAATCGAATTATCGTCGTATGCGTATACGCAAATATTTGTCGATGATATCATTTTATTTGTTATTAGACCAAATAACAAAACATTTATAGACTGTTTGTTCGAATCTGTGTCTGCGTTTATCAAAACATCTACTTTTGAACAAGAATATTTCGTTGAAAACTTTTTTGATTTCCTGATGTCACTCATTTTTTTCAAAGATGATCCTCGACTTGATTTAAATAAGATGATATATGATCTAACAACGCTGCCGCAAATTTTAGAGATATTATGTTGTCAAATACATACCTATTTAATGGAAATTAGAAATGACGCAGCGATACTCGATAATCCTAAATATTATATGATGCAACCGTATGATATCAAAAATCGCAATATTTCAACAGCAACAATGATATTGGATTTATTATGCGCTCATGTTTTTAATAAGGACATCGATCAAAGAAATAGATTCGCAGTAATTTACACTAATTATTTGCAACTAAGAATAACTACGCCAAAATATGATAACCTGGATTTAGAAATAATGTTAGCGGAAAAAATCTGGAATCGAAAAAATTTGGCAATTGTTGATATTCAAAACAGTCTCAATACTAAATATTCGTACAATGCGGATGTCAAGCTAAATCCGTTGCTCTTAAAAAAAGATAATTGGATAGTTGATGATGTCAAACTTGCAATAAATTATCCCGTCAAAATCAAATATCATCTTGATCAAATATCATCTCATTTTCCAAAAGATAATATCAATTGGCAACCTACTTTGGGGGTTTTTAAATTTAAAACAATACTCGGAATAAGAGACGTAACTATAACATGTAATTTTTTGCAAGCGATTGCTTTGGCATATTTTGACGAACAGATCGAGAAGATTTTTACTGTACAAGATTTTGCGGCATATACACGAATAAATATCGCATTAGCGTTCAAGATATTTGAAAGTCTGTATGAATCATATATCATTATCTGCAACGATGAATCTTCGCTTCAGTACATTCTAAACGATCAATATAACGGGGTGGAGAAATTAGATATACGACCAATATTTGTTAAAGTATTTGAGAAATAAAAAAATTGATTTTATTTAACCATAAATAAAATCAATTATGACGTATTACAGATTACATGAATCCTTTTTGTTTGTCACACCCTGAATGCCATGTTGGAGATACAGATACCTACGTCATTTGTTTGTGTGATAATTATATCTCTAACGAAATCAATAATAGTAAAATCAAATTATTTTATAGTCCCGATACTAAGGTAGAACAATTGTATGAACTGGTTAATTTAATTTCGATAATGAAGATGCCATTTCAATCGACATATACGATGAAACAGGATGCGATTATATTTGTAAAAGGTAACCAATTATCAGGTTTTTTTCCAGATGAAAAGAAAGAATTAAATGAAATGGAATCAGTGTATCTCATGTTGGAATCAAAATATTGCGATGTTAAAAAGTGGAAGAAATTATACGAAGACAATAACTCGCTTTTTAAATTTATTCGTCAAAAAATATTTTACAGTTACAATAAGTTGCATGATGATGTGATCGCAAATGAACTTTTGAGTTTGATTTCGAACATATCTCCGAATCCATATTGTTTTGACAAAGTAACATGTGCGCAAATTAATAAAACATTCGAAGAGCGCCAATTTTGCGCGCAACGGTTAGATAATTTAGATCCAAATCAATCTCTTGTTCTTGCAGATATTATAAATTTACACGAACGTATCACTGAATTATTGGTTAGCAAATCATTGTCTGAAAAAGAACGATTGTATTTGATCTGCAACTTGATGATCAATGAAAACTACTATTATTTTGTGATCAATAATTCTACGGTGTTGTATTGTGTGCGCGATATTTTTGAGAAATATTCGTCATTGTTCAGATATTTATGGAATTATGCATGGATGTTTGCATGGGACTCAGAACAGTCAAGGAGTTTTGGATGCGTTTTTGACATCCATGCCGCCAGCAATTTGCCCTTTTTTGATGGTGATAATCCTTACCTAACTTTGGCCCCTAAAACATATCATATTACAAACAGTGGTATTGTAAATTTATCAAAATTCCGTCGCAGATTAAATTTTTTTACTTCTGGCAGTGTGGATAACGATATTTTTATGAACATGAATTGGAAAAATGTAGCAATTTGTGGCGAGATAATGGCATCAATAATGCCAATCAAAAATGTAAAGTCAGATAATATAAACATCGATATGGTTTGCTATTCTCTTGATATCATCGAGTATGTTGATCGTGCGCTACATATATATGAAACTGTGTCACGAAATTTGATTAACTCCGATCTGCAAATCAAACAGAAAGATATCAAGTTAGTAACGAAAAAATGTTTAACGATAACGATCGATGCAAAAACACTGAAGATGAAATGCGAAAATCAAGAAATACCGTTTGAATATCATTTTGTCATTGCGAATCTTGATAATTTACAAGTCAAACATCATTTTTATAAACTGTATGTTACGCAAAAACAAAGTGAGGATATATTAAGTCTGTCGAAATTAGAAGAGAAGAAAAACATGCCCGAGTATTATGAAATCATCAAATTGGTCGATATTAACAACGTTGTCATCGTTATTAATGATCATGGAATCAAATTTAATGAATCACTACAATATAAAATTATTAGTAAGCATCTGAGACATTCTATCAAAATATCTTGCGCAGATAATATTTTACATACTGTCGCTGATTTTTGCTTGCCATGTATGCGATCGTATTATGATGGTGAGAACTGCTATCTATTACCGTCAGCTGTCGTCGCATATTTAACATTGGTCAATAGTGACGTTAATTTTATGAACAAAAAACAAGATCCTTGTCGTGTTATCAATGAATATAGACGCAGAGGATATTTTACCGTGTTGAACAAATTTGAAACAGATCAGTTTAATCGTTATTTTGCACCACAAGAACAACAGATAAATATTGAAAAGATTAATAGATTAATTTGTGATGGTGTAATTGATAAAGAAGGAAATGTTATCCCTGTCAAGAAATGGTTAATAGATTATGCATATGACCAAAAAAATTGATATTTAAAGATAATTTATAATTGATTAATATATTAACAATCATAGATGAACACTATTGTTGAATTTTACGTGCCTGAAAAACTTCGAAAAGAATATCTGAAACAGTTTCAAAAGATTTTTTCGGATAAAGCTGTCAATGTGGAAGAAGGAGCGTATAAATATACTAAGCAATTTTGCGGCAACGACCAACTACAATATTGTGCAGTGTATATTGATAAGTGCAAAGATATATTGTATAATTGCGAGAAAAGAAAAACGAATGAGGGGATTGCGAAGTTTGTCAACGACATCAAAGAAGGAAAGTATAATGGATACAATTTAGCATTTTTACAGCCAGAAGAGTTTGATCCAGATAGTTGGTCAAAAATATTAAAACGGAAACAAACTACTGAAGAAAAAATGAAAAATTTACCAACCATAACATGGAAGCCATGTAAAAATTGTAAATGCACTCAATATTTTTTCTCGCAGATGCAAACTAGAAGCGCTGATGAACCTATGACTCGATATTACGATTGTAAGGAATGTAATCAAAGATACAAAATTTGTAATTAAAAAAAAATGATAAAAATACTCATTAATATAAGATATTAATGAGTATTAGCATACTAAGTAGTTATTATGGATAGATCACCTCGAAAACAAGTATATCAAGAATTCTATCGTCGGGAGGATTATGCGGAGACTTTGAAAAGATTACCCGAAGTTGTCAAAAAAGCAGAAATACAAAGCTTGAAGGTCATTGAACCAACAATTTACGAACAGAGTGAGATCATGAATTTAGTACGCGAGTTCGTTAAATCAAAAAAAAGAAAGATATATGGCGGGACAGCTATTAATGAATTGATTAAGATCAAGAACCCATCCGAAACAATATATGACGAATTTACTTTTGGTGATATTGATTTTTATTCACCAGAGCCCAAAGTTGATATTGTTGAGTTGTGCGATTTTTTATACAACAAAAATAAATACAAGAACATAAATGCAAATGAGGCGCAACATGAAGAAACATATCGTGTGTACGTGAATTGGCAATTATATTGTAACATAACATACGTACCGAAACATATTTATACGAAAATTAAATCGGTTGAAATAGATGAATTGTTATATGTTGATCCCCATTTTATTTGGATAGATCAACTTCGAATTTATAACAATCCAATGTTGTGTAGTCGTTTATGGGAAAAAACGTTCAAGCGCGAATTTTTGTTGCTAAAAAATTATCCATTGGAGGAATTTGAGAATAGATTTGAAATACCAAAACCATCGATGGAAATAAATGGTTATCACATCAAAATAAAACAAGAATTCTTAAAAGGAGATCCAAATGTGTTGATAAATGGCTACGATGCATATAATTTTTATGTAAGATATGGGACAGACAGTGGTATGGAATGTAATTTGCCATTTTTAGAATTATCTTCCGTCAATTATGTTGAGACTGTAATCAAATTGTTCACATATGTAAGGAAGATGGTAATCAACGTAGATAATGTCGGTATTAGCGAATATACCCCTTTTTTTCAGTTTGTAGGTCACACCGTTATGATAACTTATAATAACATACCGTTAGTGTCTGTAAGTGACGTAAGTTGTACATGTGTTCCGACAATTGATGTATCGAGTGGTATAAAATATGCAGCTTATCAATACTTATTGATGTCGTTATTGATAAATAAGTTTCGGATATTTTTGACGGGTGATAGGGTAATGTATAAAAATTATGGTACAGCTGTTTCTAATTTGGTCAAAGTAAAGAATAATTATTTGAAACAAAACAAATTGAACGTTATTAATAACTCGCCGTTTGGAGAATTTCGAACATCATGTGTTGGAACGCCAGTCAGTCCCACGAGATTATATCTAGCCCGTAGAAGTGAACGGAAAGAAAACGGTAAACGTGTTGAATTTACATACACACCTGATAATTTTTTTAAAATGCCTGATGAAGCTCGACAAAAATTTGATCCTAAAAGAGCCAAATATAATAATACTTCTGGAAATGTTATCGTTCAACCTGAAAAGATGCGATTTTATTTTGACGGAGAAAAGTTAACTGAGCGAGCACAAGATGCTGAAGAAGAACAAAACTAAAAAAAATGAAATGATAAACGTTTAAAAACAAAATTAACTTATATATATAATAATTACATATATAAGTCAATGGACAATCAAATCAATTACAACTACATCGATTATGTATTAAAATGTTATGTACCCGAATTAACTACGCAAGATATCAAAATAAATATTGATATTTTTCGAGAAGCAATGTTACACGAATCGACAAAATATACAGATAAAGATAAATCGTATGATAGGTTAGAATTTTTAGGTGACGCAATCTTTCATGTTCTTGTTACTGAATACATCTTCATAAGATATGAAAATGAGAATGAAGGATTTTTGACAAAGTTACGAATTAAGATAGAACGCGGTGAGTCTATGACAGAGTTGTCTTATATTTTATTATTAGATCGCTATGTCCAAACATTCAATTTTAAAATCAACGATCACGTCATGGAAGATGTTTTTGAAGCGTTTATTGGCGCTTTTTATTTGAACTACGGTATCATGTATACGAGACAATTAGTAGTTGCACTGATAGAAAAACATAAGGATTTTGCAGAGATGATCGCCCATGATGATAATTACAAAGATTTATTGTTGCGATATTTTCATCAATTGAAGTGGGGTCATCCCAAGTACGACGAAGAATATGTTGGTAACAAATATATTAGTACTGTGAGAGACCCTAAGGGCAAAATCATTGGCAAGGGTTCTTCCCGTTTCAAACGGAAGGCGGAACAGAACGCGTCAAAGAAGGTACTCGAAAACATGGGCATAATTGTTAATGATGAAGTAGTAACTGATTGGATGGATCGTATTGAGAAGATAGAAAAAGTTAAAAAATCAGACAAAAAAACATTACCGATCCATAATCCACATAATGTTTTGATAACAGAGAAGATAATATCAGAAATATTATACAAATATGAAGTTCCGACTAACAAAAAGATTAAAGTTAATAATCGCCGCTTTTGGGAAGCAATGACGCATCGATCGTATTTGAACCGAAATAATTCTGATAAAAAGGTAGTTGTGGATAAAAAATGCATACCATTGCAAAAAAAATCAAATTGTCGATTACAATTTTTAGGTGGTGGAGTTATTCATTTTATCATTGCGCTACACTTGTACAAAAAATATAGGACAAGGGATGAAGGATTTTTGACGCGTTTAAGATCTAAATTGGAGAATAAAGATTCGTTATTTTTTTTGGCAGAAAAAACAGGTATATCTGAATATGTGATGGTGAGTCAAAATATTGAAATATTATATGGTAGAACGAATGTAAATATCATTGGCGGCGGATTTGAAGCATTTATCGGCGCGTTATATTTAGAATTGGGATTAAAAATTACTAACGATTTTGTCTTGGCCGTCTTGGATATTGAGTTGGATATTGATCAGATTGCTGTTAATGAAACAAATTATAAGGAACTAATTTACCATTATTTTAATAAAAATGGATGGGGATACCCTGTTTATAAATTAATTAGTGAAAGTGGTCCAGACCATAACAAGATGTTCGAAGTTGGTTTGTGTCATCCTGATAATGACGAAAAATTGTTGAGCACTGGACAAGGATCATCGAAAAGGAAAGCAGAACAGATTGCGTCCAAGAAAGCGTATGAAAAAATAGCTAAATAAAAAATTATATTTATAAAATATAATTTTTTAATGGAATGCGTTTAAGTGAAATAAAGTTTAAATTATTTGTGAAATATGATTGGTTAATAAATGGCGTTTAAATGTGAAAATATATAATTTTTTTTGCCATTGAAAAATTATAATTTTATGTACTTATAATATAAGTATGAGTTCAAACGTAGGACATGCAATTCAGAGAATGATTAATAGTACTCCTGTGACGGCATCAGTAAATGCACAAACCACAAGCGTTGTCACAAATGGAGGTCGAGTATATCAAAGTGGATTGATTCATAACAAAATACAACCTAGCTTTCAAGAGGTTGTTCCAAATCCAGACATTGTCGGTCACGTCATCGATTCCCAAAGTACCGATAACTTTGTATATTTTTTAAGTGCAAACGGTTATGTCTTCGAATATGATTATAACGCTGGAAGTTGTAGTCCAACCGTCCGTGAAGTCTATACACCTGCTGCTTGCTGTGGTGATAAAGCTATCCGTATTCGTGCTGGATCTAACCATATTGTCATCTTAACAGAATGTCATAAAATTTGGGGAGTAGGCGACAACAGCGAATACCAACTCGTCCCACAAGGTCAATGCAAATATGATTCTGCAGTTGAAATCATTGTCACAAACACCAATTTACATGACAACTCTTCATGCTGCAAATTCTCAGGAAACTTGCATGACATGAACAAACCAGTCATTCCAAAAAAATCATGTGATACAGTTTCATGTATCCAAAAGAGAAACGCTTGCAAACCAGCAGGTTGTTTATTAATTCACAGCGGAGAAACTGGTTCTACTGAAACAATTGTTGCAAGAGTTCCAGTCTGGGGAGAATATTCCTATGTCGGATTCTTGTGCGTCGATAAATGCGGAGTTGCAACTGGATCTGTCACTGTAACTCTCGAAAACTTATTTGTTAAATGCGGTTGCTTGAAAGAAACATGCTGTGGAGACGATGACCTTCAATCTTCATACAAATTATTTTTAACAACTGGAAACCCAGTCTCATTCACCGTTCCAGTCCATGGAGACTGCGGATGCGATTTTATTATCACCAATATCGGAGATGACTTCTCCATCCCAAATGCTTCAATTGATGGAATCGCAATTAGACTTTCCCTTGAATCATCATACACTCTCATCTCATCATGCGATAGATCATTCACATCTGCTGGACAAGTTGAATTTGAACCAGCTATCTGTGTTCCATTAGATTGCTGCGTACAAAATGAATGCAAAAAGAACATCTGTGATGAAGCTTGCTTACCACAACCATGCTGGGTTAGCGTATATGCTGGATCAAACATTACTGTTTTAGCGGATGACTGTAACAGATTATATGTTCTCGGATCACTTCACTGGGTTAGAAATAACGCCAGCTTATTGAAACGATCATGTTTGGAAGAATTATTGAACACATCTCATGCTACAATCAGTCTCCCAGCTGATCAACTCAACTGTTGTTTGGAAAAGAATAACGAAAACTGTGTCTGCCCTAAAAAATCATGCTACAAACCATTTTGCACAGACTTGAGCAAATTTGGAGTCTCTCTTAATTTCCCAGGATGCGAGCCAGGTTGCTGTAACGATAACTGCGACAAACCTCAAAACGTCTGCGATTTCTTAAAAGCATTAAAAGATTGTAATGATGCACCAACTTGTGACAACACTTGCGAACCATGCGATTCATACATCTACATTGATATTGGTGACGTCTGCAACAGAGATCGATGCTGCGAACAACCAATCATTAAATCAATTACTCTCTACAACAGAAAGAGTGTCTGTAAAGCAGTCAGCCAACATTGTGGAGAAGTTCAATGCGTTGCAGTTGATTGCAACTCAGTTGTTGAATTTGATTCAAACAAATATTGCATTGATGGACACGACTATTGTTTGGACAAGATTCTTAAATTGAAATTCTGTGTTGAAGAAGGTGAACATATTAAATTGTTTGTTGATTTAGATAACCCTGGAGGTATTGCATTTGAAACCAATTGCGATAAATGCAACGTTGAATTTCCGCTCGATGTCAGCAGTGAATGCGAACAATTTCTTCTCAACTATGGTTCAATCTTAGACCCAGTTGAATTGACTAACTTGAAATACTTGTTAGTTTGCGAATCAATCTTCCCATGCCCACGATTCTTGAATCCATTTAGAACAAGAATTGTTAACACTTACCTTAAAGGTGGAGATCATGTCTGCTTCGTTAAACCACATGGTTGTAACGTCAGACAAGCAATTACGCCTGATGTGCCAACAGTTTTTAGATTGAACAGACGTGTTTTGGATGTTGGAGTTGGACAGAACAATTTGTCTGTTTTGGTCGGTGGTCTTGCTTGCCCAAATGAGATTTACGCTATTGGAGAGAATTGCCATGGTGAGCTCGGAATTAATTCGTACGTTTCACAAGTTTGCTTTAAACAAGTAAATAGATGCTTATTTGATTGCCAAGTAGTTTCTGTTTGGAGCGATAAATGGGTCACTATGTATATCACTCAATCAGGAAGAGTCTACAGTACAGGCAAATGGAAGTGCTTAGCTAACTCTACTGTTCCAAGATGGGTACAATCAGTTTGTCCATCATGGAGAATTAAAGAGATTAATATTAGTCAGACTCATATTGTTTTTGTTAGTACAGATGGATTAATTTTCGGGTTAGGCGATAACTCGATTGGAAATTTAGGCCTATGCCATATCCAGTGTGTTCCTGATGTAACATGTCTTTCCTTCTTTAATAAGTTATCCCAAGATTGCTTCTCAGAATGTCGCGATCAGTTACTCCATCCAGTTAGACGAGGATATGTAGCTAAGTTAGCAGAAAAGGAATATTATCATAACGACGAGTGTGGTCCTTGCAACCCCTGCGACTCTTCACCATGTTTTAAAAAATGCCCAGTAGAGCCTATCCCTGTTGTAAGATATTTCAAAAAACAAGGTTGCGGCCCGAGATTCTTAGCCAACCAGAGACTTTGTAACGGTGGAAGATGCTCAAAATAAACACTAAAAATGTTAACAAATAATTATTAATTAACATTTTCTTTTATCCACATTTCTTTGACGTTAGAAAGTAGAAAGCTAAATCGTTCTTCATCTTTTGTGTAAGTGAATCGTTCGGTGTCAATACCAACTAAAACGCGCCCATATCTTAATTGGCCAGCGTTGGTAATGAATGATACTAAGGTTTCTTCGGGATATTCTGATAGTTCTTTTGCCGCGATTTTGATATATCCATCATCAATCATTTCGCCGATAATTTTTTCTAAATATTTCCATATATAACCGTACGTAGTTTTCGATTTGTTATTGCAACATTCACCTATTTTTGTGCCACCGTATGATTTTCCGAATACTTTTGATGCGCACGTTGCACTGCTGTATGTATACAAAATTTTTCCGGTGTGTTTATCAATTTTGCAAACTTTTTTACCGACTGAATGCAACGTATTTTCGGAGTACGTTGACCATTCTAAATTGGTAAAATGATTATTCATTTTATTTTCGTCGATGTGATTTACAACCATCTTTGGATTGTTTTCTTTTCTGATAAAGAAATAAGCCACTATGCGGTGTGCTGAAAAATGTTTATGGATGTGGTCTATTGTGCACAATTGAAATCGAACGTATCCTGTTGAAAATTCGGGAGCTAAAAAATGTTGTGTTTTTATGTTCCTAACTTTTCCATATGACGATATTTCGTAAGAATCAAATAACATTCCATCTATTTCATCTATTTTTTTAAATATTTCATCACTCTCTAATTTCATATTTTTGATATTTTTTTCTTGATAAATCCAACGGTGTCCTTTCAATGTTTTATTTGTATCCTTGCAACAATTAATGATCTGAACAGCATACAAATTATTATTTCGTGCAGCGGATATGACAGATTCGTAAGTTTCAAGAATATTATTATTAATATCTAATTTGCATACAGATCTTTTGTTGCGCGTTATATTTTTATTGTTTCTGTGCGCATTTTTTGAATTTTCACTTGGAGTCACAAATCTTAAATTATTCAAATTATTATTTAACTTATTTCCATCGATATGATCTACTTGAATTTGTTCCAAATTTGTTTTTTTTAAATAAGTTTTTGCTACCAATATATGTATGGAATGAGTATGTTTATTATTGTGACAGTCATACAAATTTATCATTTTGTATCCGCTTGGACTAACACGAGTTTTCATTATTTTATTAGTCTTAAATGACGTCACCATTGCATCTTTCGAAACACCATATCTATCTTCATAACCAACAACTGGACAAAATTCTGACATTACTAATAATCAAACAAATAACATGTTTATATTTCTGACAAATAAAATATTCACCAGAAATATTAACAAAACAGAAACATCCCAAAAACGAATAATCATACGTCTCCTGATTCTCATTTCCCGGCATCGAATAATGGTTAGTAATATACTTTTTAGTTTGCATAAATAATTCATAATCGTCAATACTTTTCCTATTTGCATCGATCATCATAACAATTTTTTTACACATCTCACTATTAGGCATCATGTTAAAAAAAGTAGGTGATACATCATGAAAATCAGCGTCGTCAAGATATTCACTACACATATTAGATTGCAACATAACAAACCACGCCATCACATTTTTCAAAAAAATACATTCATCATCTCCATAAAGTTCTTCTTTTAAGATTGTTTGGGGATTATTACATGCGTCAAAATTGCCATATAGTTCATCCTCGTCGTGTTCCATAAACAACATTCTTCGTCTAATTTCATTAATATTGACATTTCCGTCATGATTCTTTAGATGTATCTCATTTTTAGATGTGATATTAATGTAAATAGGAATGCCATTATAGATGCTGATGAAATTAAGACCCCAGCCTCTCGTTATTATTTGTACCGGAACAATATTCACCGTATTCGAAAAAGCATTTTTATAATTAAAATATTCGTCTGTCCCATCTGCTATCAATAATTTATCACTAGCATTCAAAAATCGGCGCACCTTAACCAGCTTTTGTTGATATTCGCAAACGAAGATCTTATGAATCTTATCTATCTCGTCACTAAATAATCCCATATCATGCGCTATTCGATGTGACCTGTCCGGTAATTCCCATTGATATAATTTACCGAGTAACATATTATATACCGGCATAAAATCATCATACACAACATCAAGTTCAATTTCGTTAGTGTCCGAAAAAACATTAAAATGTGCATAAATCATTGATAGTTTATATTTGCCGATGATTTGTTTGTCGATAACTAATGATCTGTCATCTTTCGCAAATTTGATAATATTCATTTATTAGAGCATATTTTGACATAGATTTAAGATTATTTTTTTTTCAATTTTTCGAAAAAATTGAAAAAACTAATATTACGATGGATAACAATTTATAATGTCAAAAATGGAGACAATCATCAACAGTGACATTTTTAATCATCATATTAAGCAATTGCTCGATCCTATCAATTTGTTTAATTTATTGATAACGTGTAAATTATTTTCGAAATATTTATGCAAGGAAGATCTCGAAAAGAATGCGGTGATACAATTTGGAAATGAGTTGTCTAAAATATTTGGCGATAAACATTCACATATCTTTCACATAATACAAAAATGGAATGCAGTAATATCTGGATCAATAATAATAAAATCAATTATTGGATCAAAGTGGAACGATATCGATCTGAAAGTGCATATCACCCGCGATACAACTCTAGAAAATGTATACGAAATAGTTTCTGTTTGCGAAAAAAAACCTAAAATAACAATAATACCAGGGTCAGGTGTTGAAATACTTATTGATGAAAACATAATTATAAATTTATATACAGCTGATTCTTGTATGAGTAAATATGATGAAGCAATTAGCTTAAAATTTCCAAATAAATTGATGGTGACTAACATAAAACGCATAATCGATCAAGAAATCAATGTTAACATCTTTGAATGCAATATCGGACTGTTTTTAAAATATTACAACAATGGATTTAATTTTTACGATGAGAATAAAATATTATCCAACGACGAGTTATATGTTAAATTTTCAAAATATCTCGACATCAGCGATATTGAAGAATGCAAAATTGTCGACGCAGGATATGCGTATAAATCCAAATATTATAGAGTCAAAATCATAAATGGTAATTATGGCAAGATAAAGAAGATGAAAAAATGTGACAATGATGAAAAATGTTTAATACACGCATTGTGTCAGAACGTAAAACATTATCATCGTGGTTCGAATATTTTAGTAATGAATGCACGTGATAACTAAAATTTTTAGTTATCATGTTATCAGAAATTTCTGACGCTAACAATGTTACAATTGAGTTGCGATATGATTTTCGGTATTTTAACAATTGGATTTTTCATAAACCATAATTCTCGTAAATTAATGAGGTGTCCTATTGATTTTGGTAATTTTGTTACATTATTAAAATTGAACCCTAATGATTTTAATTTAACAAGTTGTCCAATAGATTCAGGTATTACACATATTTGATTACAACACAACCGCAATTCTTCTAAATTGATAAGAAATCCAATTGTTTCTGGTATCATTAGTATTTGGTTGTTTACGAGTCCTAGATAACGCAAATTTGTAAGTTGTCCTATGATCTTTGGTATTTTTGATATTTTGTTATGATTCAAATACAGTTCTCGTAAATTTATAAGTCGCACAATAGATGTCGGAATTATGGGAATATTGTTGCAACACATTTGTACATATTCTAAACCATTGAGTAACCAAATTGAATCAGGAATTTCGTTTACCTTGTAACTACTCAAAATTAAATCACGTTTCAACAAAAAATCATCTAACTCGACTGAAGGATAATACATCTCTCTAAAAAAATTAATATTGTGATAAGCGATGTAATTTTCTTTATGACATGGAACTTTTGAGGCATTTGGATAATCTTCGTCCAACAATCGAGAATATTGTAAATCACATATTTTTTTGAAAAGTTTGTTCACCATTGAACAAGCGATAATATGTTTTAGTTCTAAATGATACAAAACTGGATGCACTACGTCTTCATATTCCATTTTGAGTATGTATAGGTTATAGATTTTATTGTGGATTAATAAATCAATTTTTTAAGGCAACGAAAAAAAATGAAAATATTACTCTCAATATAATATAGAATACCTTGTGTATTATTCTAAATGTCCGAGAAAAAATTCAATCCTAACAAAAAGAAAGCAAATCCGAAACTTAACTACACCGAACCTGGCAAATCTACCAGAACTAAAAAAAAGAAACCAATTGATGAAAGAATAGGAAGAGAGAATGGTAGATCTCATAAAAAGACTTGCACGGAGTCAATCGGATATAAAATTTGCGATCCTACTTTGCTAAAAAGTGTTAAACGAAATGCAATACAATCTGAAATAGAAACAGGATTGGATCCAGCAATTCCTTATAGATCTAAAACTAGTTCGTATGGTTGCAGAGTTTGTCACATCGAAAAGTCATCGTATATTAATCCAGAAATACATTCAAGATGCAAACGTATTTGTGGATCAATTAAACCATTTTTGACAAAGGAGGATGTTGAAACGACTAAAAATGTTGAAGATGTCAAAGTCAATAGATTTTGGAAGATTTCTCCTGCACAAGATCATCTATTGGTATTTACAGAATATTGTGATCCAAATTCACGTTCGAGGATTTGCCTCAGATCACCGTTTGGTGGCGAATCAGACGAACCATATAGAATCGACGTGACTAAAGTAAAAATTTAACATTTTTGTATCAATAATTATTGATGCAAAAATGGAAACGATTAGGTAATATATTTATCTATTGAAACATATTGTTCATATTTTCCTATCTTAATATATGTAATAGTGTGGGGGAGTGTGTGCATCTTATTAAAATTATAAGCTACACTAAGATGAGTCACAGAAGAAGGTATATTGTTATGAAAATAATCAAATGATTCGCCCAATCTTAAATGAGTAACAGAATTTGGGATTACATCCTCAGTGGACCGATTAAACGAATCGCCAAATTTCAAGTGCGTCACAGAATCAGGTATTTTTGGAAGATAACTATTAAAGGTGCCAGTAAAATATAAATGTGTGACAGTATTGGGTATCGTTAACGCTGAAAAAACATAACATATGTTCGACAGACGTCTTCCTTTATAAAATTGATCGTTAGGTCTTTGGCATAATGTCAAATGAGTTATATTTGGAAACACAATACGTTTAACGATATCGTCAGAAGTACAATCGTAATTGCATTCCATAAATACATATTTGCTATTTTTAGGAAATCTCATGTTAACACAATTGCATCTCACATACTCAAAATTATCAAAAAATGGTAAACGATTGATATGTTTTTGGAAAACGCAATCTCCAAAAGGTAACTTGTATTTATAATAATCTGTAATCGTAGATATTGCAGTCAGACGAATTTTATCTTTATTGTTTAAATATTTACAGATTTGGAAAAAGATATCGAAATTGAACATTTTTGATGTATGTATTGATACATGGATCGTATCAATAATTAATTCACTTTTTTCTCTTATTTACTGTTTGTTAAAAATAAATAAGATTTTGATAGTATTAATTTCCGAGTGGGCATTTAGTATCATTTTTTAGGTCGGACGACGTTGCTGCCGTATAGGGTATTTAGTATTACTTTTTTAGTAGGATAATATTGTTCCCATCCTTTTATTTTAATATATATGACAGATGTAGGAATCTTTTGGAACTCATAAAATTGTCTACCCGTTGACAAATGAGTCACTGAGTCTGGTATGAAATCTTCCGCAAAATGATCAAAGGATTCGCCCAATTTCAAATGGGTAACAGAATAAGGTATGTAATCTTTTGTGGGTTTGTTAAATTTATCGCCAAAAACTAAATGGGTGACTGAATTAGGTATTGTTCCTTTTATGGGTTTGTCAAAAAAATATCCGAATGTCAAATGAGTGACAGAATTTGGTATTTTCGGAACAGATTGATTATAAACACCATCAAAATTGACACAAGTTACAGAATTAGGTATTTTGATTCGCGAAAATACATAACATTCGGTAGACATAAGTTGTTCGCAAAAAAATCTATGTTCTGGGTATCCAGCGCATTGTCTCAACGTCAAATGATTTATATTTTGTAGATCCGGAGACAACATAATAAGATCACAATGCGTACAATCACGGCAGCATATCATAACTAAACGCTTACTATTTTTAGGAAACTTTCTGTCGGTGCAACGCGCTACTACATTCTTAAAATTATCAAAAAAAGGCAAATTCTCAATCTGTTTCAACAAAACACGTTCTATGAATATTAACTTATGTTTGAATTGATTTGTGACTGTCGATGCAGCTGTCAGATGAATTCTATCTTTAGTGTTCAAATATTTGCAGATTTGAGAAAAGATGTCCAAATATTCCATTTTTGATAAGTATAAATATCATACTTTGTATAGATGATTAATTCAATTTTTTTTTAGGATCTTATTTGTTATCGAGTGATGACAAACAAGATTTTATTCGATTATTATTTTATCGATTGAAGATGGTACAAATCCTCTAAGTAAAGCTCCAGTATTATCGTGTAAGTTTATCAAATCCTTGCCGGATAATACAATATTTTTGGGCGGCTGAGACCCTGTTTTTAGTTTTAGGCACTTAACAGATTTAGGGAGCGGCGAAACAAAATTATCGTATCTATACGGCAAAGTTAGATGCGTAACGGAATTTGGTATATTATTTTTAATAGATTTGTCAAAATACCAACCTAATGTCAAATGAGTAACAGAATTAGGGATCAAATTTTCGATAGACTGATTAAATGAGCCACCAGTGGTCAAACTAGCGACGGAATTCGGTATCTGTAAATTTTGATAAACATAACATTCTCTTTCTGGTGGTCGATCTAAGCATTGATATAATAACAAATCTGTAATATTTTCGCCCAAAAATGTTAATTCAGAATTTATCTTACACATTCCTCGACACTCTATGCGCAATTTTTTAGCACCTTTCGGAATATTATCACATATACAATCGGCGCATAAATATTCAAAATTATCGCAAAAAGATAATCTACGAATTTGTTTTTCTAAAACGAAACGTGTGAATATCAGTTTATATTTGAACCGATCAGTAACAACAGATATAGCTGACAAATTTATCTTATCTTTATTGTTCAAATATTTGCATATCTGCGAAAAAATGTCGAAATAGAACATTTGCATATACATATCAATATGATATTCTATATTCAAAATTAATTCATTTTTTTTGAATCTTGCTTGTTATTGATAATAAACAAGCGCGGACATATGATTATTTCATTTATTGAAGAAGGTACAAATTTTCTGAGTACAGCTCCCATATTATCGTTTAAGTTCACTAAATCTTTTCCAGATAGCATAATATGTACCGAACCATGTATTGTTTCTAACTTTAGACATTTTATCGATCTAGGAATTGGAGAAACAAAACTACCACATCCGTACAGCAACGTCAAATGTGTGACTGATTGAGGTATACAATATTGTATTGTATGATTCCAATATTGTGCAATAGATAAATGGGTAACAGAATCTGGTATAATATTTTTTATAGATTGATTAAAATCCCAACCTAATGCCAAATGAGTGACCGAATCAGAAATTAGGTTCTCTATAGATTGATTAAATCGACCGCCGGTGATCAACTTAGTAACGGACTTTGGTATTCGTAAATTTTTATAAGTGAAACATTCTCTTGTTATTGGTTTGTATGAGTATTGATATAATATCAACTCAGTAAGATTTCCGCCCAAAAATGACATCTGGGAATCTTCTTTACACATTCCAAAACACTCTATTTCTAATTTTTTGACTCCTCTTGGTATTTTGTCACATGTGCAATTGGCATATAAATTTTCAAAGTTATCGCAAAAAGGTAATCTACGAATTTGTTTTTCTAGAACGAAATCTGAAAACATCAGTTTACATTTGAACCGATCAGTAACACTCGATATAGCTGACAAATTTATCTTATCTTTGTTATTCAAATATTTGCATATCTGCGAAAAGATGTCGAAATAGAACATTTTGCATATACATATCAATGTCATATTCTATACTCAAAATTAATTCATTTTTATTCTTTGGATACTATTATTATTTCATTCATCGATCCTGGAATGTACTTTTTAAGTATATGATGGTAATCTTCCGTAAAATTATCCAAATCTTTGACAAACAATGTCTTGTGTTTGATGTTACTATAATTTTCTAATTTTAGACACGTAATGGATGCAGGGAGTCGGGTACCAAAGTTGTCAAATCCATATCTTAAAGTCAAATGCGTAACTGAATCAGGTATACAATTTTTAATTGATGCATTGAATGAATAACCAAATGTTAAATGAGTAACAGAATTTGGTATAATGTTTTTGATTGACCGATTAAAATATTCACCAAACGTTAAATGAGTGATAAAATTAGGTAATACTTTTTCGATGGACTGATTAAAATGTCCCCCGAAAATCAGATGTGTAACAGAATTGGGAATGTTAATTGGTTGATCAAAATGTCCACCTATTTTTAGATGGGTAACAGATTTTGGTATTAGTATATTTTGATATACGTAACATATATTTTCTTGGCCGGCGCATCTCCGAGATGACAACGTGCTTGTTTTATACAAAACTAAATGAGTAAGATTATTCAAAGACAATAATTCCGGATTCCTGTCACATTCTCGGAAACATGCCATATGCATTTTTTTAGTATTTTTAGGAATCTTTGCGCAAGTGCAGTTAATATTTACACATTCAAAATTATCATAAAAAGGTAATCCCCTAATTCTCGGTTCGAAAATACGATTTGTATATATTAATCTGTATTTGAAACAATCGGTAGCGTGAGATATAGCTGACAAACCTATCTTATCTTTATTGTTCAAATATTTGCATATCTGCGAAAATATATCGAAATAGAACATTTTTGATAAATAATTGTATTATTTATCAAGACAATAACAGATTCAATTTTTTTAAACACACAAATATTATCTAAATATCACTATATAGTAAATATGTCAACGATTCCTGGCACAATAAAAAAAATAGCATCGGATATCCAATACACATCAGGGGAATTGATAAAATTATTATTACAAAAATCTATGAAGCCTCCACTTTATCCTAACACTCATATTAATGCTATCGGTAAATACACATACTATCTGTCAAATGAATGTTTAGGCTGGACAGATAATATCATCACAAGTTTTAAGGTGACTCCGAAACCGATAAAACAACATAATCTAAACAAATTACCAGTTGCATTCAGTCCTCGCGAACGTATTGCCTTAGACGAAGCCCTCGCATCCAACGATTATATTCCCACCGCCTACAGATTATTTACAGAATTTGTCGATCCGCAAAGTATCATGGAAATCATCGCTAATCAAAAATTTGCAAATACCTACACATGCAGCGTTTTATATACTGACAGCTGGAAACAACTGACAAGTATTGGAGAAGATATCGTAGATCAGACAGATCCAGAAATATCTATGTTCAATACAGCCCGAATGTCCACCGCAAAATTACGAGTCAATTTGTTTACGTTAGAGAGAGACTTGCGATATTTAGCTGACCGATATCCAGAGATGTATTTTTCATATATCAGTATGATTCTATTGATCAATTCTGTAGATCAGTCAGATATGGAATGGGTCATTTATTTAATTGGTAATCTTTCATTTATCTCTTGGGATCAATTCACTCCGGTAACACAAGGGCGATTCATTAATGTCCTTGGGGATGATTTCATAGACGCATTTTTGTCGAACGAATTAATCACTGTTTTATTACAAGCGGGGGTAGGAGAACTGATTTTAACTTCATCGTATATGTATTCACTCTTGAAAATGCTGTACGTTGTCTTTGGCTACAATGAATTTATTATTAAGGCAATCATAACTCCATGCGATATATTCATTGATAAGACAAATTGTCCTGTTTTGGATAATATGCCGCCGAATGTCAAGGGCAATGAATGTATTTATGACTTTATTGATATTTTTTACGATATGTATCCGACAATAAATGAATTGATTGTTGGATCGATGGATGTGCCGTTAGAATGTGAGTTAGTTTCTTGCGCGACTATTCCTCCGTTTTATTTTGGACTTGAGTCAATACCCCAATATTTATGGAGATTTGGTACCTTCTCTTACTGCGCCTACAAAGATTACGTCGCATCAAAAATTAAATTCAACTCAGTTGGCACGAACATAAACAACAAAATCAATTTGATGGAAACATTTTAAAAATATGACGCATATTAGATATTTTTAACATAAAAATATCTAATACTTGTATAATATAATGAACGACATCAAAATCCAAGAAATATATTCAAGTTTTACAAATATATTGATTGTTGATTCTATCAATCGATTGTGGATTATGGGATCTAACAAAAATCGTAAAACTGGATATGGTAATAAACATCTATATTTACCATTGATGACTCATATAGTTTTAGAAGAGGATGAAAAAATAGTAAATTTTCATTGTGGACAATATATTACTTTTATATACACATCTGCCCAAAAACTGTGGATTTCTAACTTTATCGAGGACGAAAAAGGCGACGAAGATATAATTGATGATCAAATCATTGACGAATCAGATGATGAAGAAGAATCAGATGAAACGGAGAATTACGACATAACGGAGAGCGTATTTTCATTGATGGCCCAACGTTATACGCGAGTTGGTCAAAATAATATGATTGTTCAGTTAGAGAACAGTTCGCAACAAAATTCTACACCAATATATGTATTCGGAATCAATTCTGATCGTGAAGCAACAGTTTCCGTAGATAACCATGAATATTTTATGATGGCGCAGAAAGAAAATCAAAAAACAAATGAAGGTTTTTCTTTGTTGGCCGAAGATGTGGAAAAAGTTATCATGACGGGGGATACAACATTGTTTTTATGGAAGGGCAAAATATGTCTATTTGATAAGTCGCTCAAAGTCAAAAATGGAATAGTTAATAAGAAATGCGGGTTATCTATGATACTAAACAAACAATTTGAGAGACCTTTCTATGAATTAATTTTTCCGATTGATTTGGAACGAATTCAATTTAACAAGAAATTTATCCATTGTTTTGCTGCGGGATATCATCACGTACTCTTCGCGGGCAATACTTATTCTGACACCGCGAATATCTTGTGGTTATACTTCAAATCGACGTTCACAATAGAAAGTCAGAATATATACGTTTGCGTTCACGATTCAACAATATATGTCAAAAAGAATAAAAACGTTTTCAAATATGATCATAAAACGCACACATTAGTAAAAATTTTAGCTGACAAGAACAAGATCTTCATGTTGAACAGCAATGATGGTGAGAACACGGAGATATGTACGTTGGATAATAACTGTTTATGGGGCATGGTTTATGGGAAGTATATTAGAATATGTCCACATAACAAACTGTTGTATGATTTTGTAGATATTGATATTCATTTCCAGAACGAACTTGTATTGATAAATAGCAGTACTGAACCAATGAGATATTGTGTACATGATAAAAGCATTTATTTTAATATTTGTGGATTGCAATATTATAAGTTACGGGATTATGGTGTTGTCTTTTATGATGCTGGTACAATTTATTATTTGTCAGATAGTGAGCTACCTGAGAACCGACATAATACGATGGAAATAGATAAAATTCATGTTGGTGATGGGACATATTATCTGTATAAATTTAAAGATGCGCCTGATATGATCCAAGACATTATTTTTACGAATGATTTGATATTGTTGAAAGCAAATGAGAAGTATTACTATCATAAAATAGACGATGGCACTGATTTTGTTGTTAATAACTTTACGGAAATTGTCATCAGAAGTGATATTTCTTTCAAAGATACGGTGCAAAAACATTTCGTGATTAGGGAGAAAAAAAACTTTGAATCTTCGGTGGAATTATCTGTTCATACTGATTCGAATAAATTCAAGAAGATGTTGAATATTATGGAATTGTTACGAGTTGACGTGGATTTTTCCATTAATTATGTTGATAAGAATCAGACGATATCTTTTGGTAACGGCCCGAAAAGAGAATTTATGGAAACAGCTATAAATCATTTTGCGGACAAATATTTACATAATTATGGAACCCATAGCACGTTTAATTTGGAGTCCATTAAGAAATTTTCAGAAAATGATTTGATATGTATCGGATTTATGTTACATGCAGTTATTTGTCACAGCATGAATAATTTGCCATTCAGATTACCATTGATTCTGTTATTTGCAATTAAAAAACGAATTATTTACAGAGAAGAGTTAGAATTCTTTGCTAAATTGATTGCGCAAGATATTTACGGAACTATTATGCAGTACAGAGATGATCCAGAAAAATTTAACGAAATTGGTACTGACTTTGATAACTATGATGAAATGTTGAATAGTCTGTGCGGCATTCCAACTGATGCAACGGAACTGGCCAAATCGCACGAGATTAGTAAATACATTGCGAACGGATTCACATCTTATTCTGAGATTAAGAATTTGGAGTCGATGAATTATCCAACATTAGAATATTATATTTCTGGCGATTATGTAATCGACCGCAAAACCTTGATAAATAATTTGAAGATAAAAGATAAGTACAAAAAAATTGTCACTGATATTATTGAAAACTTATCAGAAGAAAAGTTAGCTATTTTGTTGAAGAACTGGTCCGGAACGTCAATCGTCAAAAAAAAGAACGAATATACTGTCATAATTAGTAAAAAAACAAATGGCGATCCGGATATCCTTTTTATGACATGCTCTTTAGGTATGCGAATATCGACGCAATTGATGACTAGTCCTGATATGCAAAATATATTGGTCGAATTACTGACTACACCAATTAATACAATGATAGATATTTAATGAAAATAATAATTATGTTCATTAATTTTCGAAAAAATGATATCTGATTCCGTGGGACAAATTATTAAAATCGCTGAAAGGGTCGTATGGATAATATTCTAAATCACGTTTAAGTTTTTTCCAAGGTTTTAGACAATCGAAGGTACTTTTGAAACAAGCCTTTCTATCGCCATATAATATGTCAGAACAAGTCATGCGTACATGTCGCAAATAAGAATTAAGAGTTACATTACTATATTTGTGAATTACCGATTCTCGTGGGAATCTTTCGAATGTTTGATCAACATTGTGACCATATCCTTCATTATCATAAAAAATCGCGTGCTTTTTTCGAGGATAATTATTGACAACGCCAGAAATATTCGAATAAAAAGATCCAATGATGCGAAACAACGGTCCATATCCAATATTGAATATTTTTATTCGATAATTATTGATGCGACACTTTGATTCTAATATTTTATCCAAAAAATCTCCTATTAGGGATGGGATTTTAGAATTTTCATTTTTAACGAGTGATATGAGCGCTATTTTGCCGATGGTAACATCATCAAGTCGTTCTCGCGCAAGCTGGATAAATAAATTTCCGAGGATCTCTCCTAAAGAGCAGTTATTAAAAACATGACCTATGCGATATTTCTCGTCACGACGCCATATATACTTAACGTTATGGTAATCATATTGGCAACATTTAAGCGAGCAATATATGCATCTAGGGAAACTTTTGAAACATGAAAATATTAAATTAAATAAATCTTTTGGAATTTTGTTATACTGGCACCATTTATATACGGAATATAGTCCTGTTGCTTCATTGAAGAGTAATGATAAATTCATTGATACTAGTTGGATATTGATAATGACAACGATATATTTTTGATCAATTTTAATGAATATGATAAATTATCATGTTCATTGATATATAATCTCTAGCTAATAGAATTCTTGCAGCAACGTTAAATGGTTGATTGAATGTGTCGCGCGGTTCTTCAGAAAATACATTCCTTTTTGATGATCTCTTGAATATGTGATGCAAATCTCCAGCAAATACGGTTCTTTGTGGCAATATTGCGCTCAACTTTCAATGATCTATTGAATATGACACGCAAATTCTCCAGCAAATATGATTTCTTTGCAGCAACATTGCGTTCAACCTTCAATGATCTATTGAATATGACACGCAATTCTCCAGCAAATATGATTTCTTTGCAGCAACATTGCGTTCGACCTTCAATGATCTCTTGAATATGTGACGCAATTCTCCAGCAAATACAATTCTTTGCAGTGACATTCAATGATCTCTTGAATATGTGACACAGTTCTCCAGCAAATATGATTTCTTTGCAGCAACATTGCGTTCAACTTTCAATGATCTCTTGAATATGATACGCAATTCTCCAGCAAACATAATTCTCAACAGTAACATTGCGTCAAACATTCAACGATCTCTTGAATATGTAACGCAATTCTCCTGCGAATATAATTCTTTGCAGTGACATTCAATGATCTCTTGAATACGTGATGCAATTCTCTAGCAAATACGATCCCTCGCGTTCAATTTTCAATGATCTATTGAAAGTGACATGCAATTCTTCGGCAAATACGATTTTTTTACAGAAGCACCACGTTCAACTTTCAATGATCTGTTGAATATGACCCGCAAATATAATTCCTTTGCAGCGACATTGCGCTCAACTTTCAATGATCTATTGAGTATGGCACGCAATTCTCCAGCAAATATGATTTCTTTGCAATAACATTGCGCTCAACTTTCAATGATCTATTGAATATGACACGCAATTTTCCTGCGAATACAATTCTCTGCAGCGACATTGCGTCAAACGTTCAATGATCTCTTGAATATGTGACGTAATTCTCCAACAAACACAATTCTTTGTAGTGATATTCAACGATCTCTTGAATATGCAACGCAATTCTCCTGCGAATACAATTCTTTGCAGTGACATTCAATGATCGTTTGAATACGTGACGCGATTCTCCAGCAAATATGATTTCTTTGCAGCGGCGTTGCGTCCAACGTTCGATAATTCTTTGAATATGACACGCAATTCTCCAGCAAATATGATTTCTTTGCAGCAACGTTGCGTTCAACTTTCAATGATCTATTGAAAGTGACATGCAATTCTCCGGCAAATACGATTCTTGGCAGCATATTCAATAATTTATTGAATATGCGATTAAGAAACATCACTGTCATTCTTTCAAATACCGCTTACAGATAACGTCAAATAAATTATTCAAATCTTTTGTGCAATGATAATGAAAATATTGATGATCTTTTGATTGGCTATTTTGACCATATGAATTTATCAGTTTTTTACTTCGACCATATAAAAAAACGCAACATTCTTCGCGAACACAACGCAAATAATATTTTATATCCTCCCGGGCATATTCGTCACGTACATCCCATAATTTAGCATATTTGTACGAAGTCTGATAAATTGCATCAACATCTGAAAAAATGCATCCAATCAAGGAAAAAATAGATTCATATTCAAGAACATTAATCGCAAAAGGTTGCCGTTCCTCGTTAAACTTCAAATTATACGAAAATAATCTATTTATATCGACTATTTCATCACATTCCAGCAGTTTTTTAATAAATTCGCCTATTTTAATTGGTATCTGTGTTGCTTCATTTTTGGCAAAAGAAATAAGAACTAACTTACCAATGATACTTTTATTATCACTATCTTTTTCGAACTGGTCTAAGAGCGTGCCAACTATCATCTGAAGTGATCGATTTCTATTCGTATGATTCAAACAGTACGTCCACATGCCACCACTTCGATGTTCAAATCTCGTTCTTTGATAATCATACCTGCAACATTGAAGAGAACAATATATACAATTTGGATAGTTTTTGTGACATCGAAAAATAAGTTGAAATAATTCTTTCGGAATTCCGTTGCATATGCACCATTTATAGACGGCATATAACCCGGTTGCTCCATTGTAAAGTTCTGTTAGATCGTGCATTTATAGCTAGATATGTTACTTGGTATTGATATGATCAAAAATCAATTTTATTTTTGATCATATATCAGTGAATAATCGTTCCAATAGTCAGGCAACATCTTTTCCAGTAACATTGAATGAACTAATATTTGAACGTTCAAATCTCAAGGCAACATCTTGCCAGCAACATTGAATGAACTAATATTTGAACGTTCAAATCTCAAGGCAACATCTTTGCCAGTAACATTGAATGAACTAATATTTGAACGTTCAAATCTCAAGGCAACATCTTGCCAGCAACATTGAATGAACTAATATTTGAACGTTCAAATCTCAAACATCTTGCCAGTAACATTGAATGAACTAATATTTGAACATTCAAATCTCAGGGCAACATCTTTTGCCAATAACATTGAATGGACTAATATTTGAATATTCAAATCTCCAGGCAATATCTTTGCCAGCAACATTGAATGGACTAATATTTGAACGTTCAAATCTCAAACATCTTGCCAGTAACATTGAATGGACTAATATTTGAACGTTCAAATCTCAAGGCAACGTCTTACCAGCAACGTTGAATGGACTAATATTTGAACGTTCAAATCTCAAGGCAATGAAACATTTGCCGGCAATATTGAATAGATTAATTCGAATGTTCAATTCTCAAGGTAATGTTCTAGTTCAACAACTTCTTCCGACTAATATTCTTTAATAATTGACAATTATTAAAGAATGCATCAATATTTTAATCCACGCACATTTATCGATCCTCCCAACGCAATCAAATCAAACCAACGATCACCGCATCGCAATTCAACATTTTCGCCATATATAAGAGCAAAACATGCTGTACGAACAGCTAATAAATATGCTTTAATATCTCCTCGTCCAAGTTTAACTGGATGATTTATAGATATTGATGAAAAAATGTGTCCAATTAGACTAAAAATAATATCATAACTAAAATCGATAACGTTCATGCGATATGTTTGATCATTAACTTTAAAATGACGAATTAATCCAAGCAAATTATCCAATAACAATTTTATTGTAAATGGTATCTGAGTAGATTCGTTTTTTGTGAATGCGATACAAATTATTTTGCCGAACGAGTAATCATTGTGTGCATTTATTAAGGGTGTGACGAGATTGCATAGTGAGATGTTATTATTTCTATGTTTTTGATAGTTGTTGTATCTGCAACATTTTATAGAGCAAAAGATGCATCTATCACAGTTTCTGTAATATGTAAATATTAATATGAACAACTCTTTGGGGATGCCATTGCGACAACTCCATTTATAAACGGAATATAACCCGGTCGAAATATCAAACAACGAAGACAGATCTCTCATTTGTATTAAGGAAGATATTTATTTTAAAAAATTGATTTTTGAAATATTAGACGTATGCCATCATTATATTAATGGTTAACGATGTTATTGTTTTTGTTAATACTATCAGTCAATAGTCACAATTATAATTATGTGACTCAAAATACGGTTGATGATAGAATGGAATTTAGTTTTTCATTGAGTAACGAGAATGTGACATTGCAACTTACAAAAGTTTTGTTCAACATTTCGGTTGTTAATGATCGTTGTAATACAAGTTTTTTTTAGTTTTTTGGATATTGTAATGGTCATTGTGAGAAAGAATATGATTATGATAATAATGAAGCTGTGATGGAATATGTATATAGTAATATGTTGTATGTTCCGGTGACATCATTTGTTTCTCAGAATATTACGTTTGAATTTGATGAAATCGAAGAAATTGCAATGAATCCACCTGAAGTAGATAATAGTGGTATCATTCTTTTTGCGGTCCTTGTATCGGTTATATGTGGTCCTATAGTAATTTTTTCAGGTGGGATGATAATTATGATAATTGTTGGTGGATGCGTGTCAATGATGTCAATAAAGCCAGCGGACGAGAAGACAGATGATGCAGAAAAGAATGAAACTGGTGATGTGAATATTGATTTGTCGGCGTCTGGCAATATTGATGATCAAATTTCTAGTTCGGAGACGACTTCGAGTGATTGATTTTTAGCGATTGGTTAATTGTTAAAGGTGATATAAAAGTGGATTGTGTAAGGATAGGTATGAAGAATGGAAGAAGAATATCGTCCGATTGTGGGTTATGAGGGTAGATATGGGATTTCGAAGGCAGGTGAGATTTATTCTTTTGTATCAAATAAAACATTGAAAATACAAGTTAATTCTGCAGGATATCGTATTATATCACTAAATGATGACGCGGGAAATAGGTGTAAACGTTATGTTCATGTTTTAGTTGCCAGCACATATTTAAAAAAAAACGGATCCCGAACAAGTTCAGGTGGATCATATCAATGGCGACAAATCTAACAATAATTTGGACAATCTAAGATATTGTACTCGAAGCGAAAATATGAAAAATGCTCACAAGAACAATTGCTCTTACGACAATGTACTTGTGTCAAAATTAGACGTTAACGGTAATTTTATCGAAGAGTATGAATCGATTAGATTAGCCGCACGAGATAATAATTTAAGCAAACATCTTATAATTTGGTGTTGCAAAAATATACATAAAAATAAAACAGGTGGCGGATATCTTTGGGCCCGCAAAGAAAAGCAAGGAATAAGATTTGAATCGGATGAAGTGTTCAAAAAAATAGATAAAATAGGGAATCTTGTTTTTGACAATTATGAAATCTCATCATATGGAAAATTAAGAAATATTAGAACACAAAAAATTTTAGCCCCTGCAACTTCAAACGGGTACGCTAGGTTTCAATTATATATGCAAGATGGAAAACCCAAACAGATGCTGTCACACCGGTTGGTAGCTTATTTTTTTATTAAAAGGGTCGACGACGATACAATGGTTGTAAATCACCTAGATGAAAATAAACTGAATAATCACGTTAGCAATTTAGAATGGTGTACGCAATTAAAAAATAAGATACATTCGGTTGGTAAAAAAGTATGCAAAATCGATAAAGACACCGGATGCATATTATATACGTATGACAGTGTTGCGTCCGCAGGGAAAAAAATAGGAAACCCTGGTGCTTTCGGAAAAATTAGTAAATGTTGTAATAGTAACCAAATAACCTCTTATGGTTTCGCATGGAAATTTTTAAAAGACATCATAGATGAAATGCTAAACGATGGATACATTGAAATCACAACAAAAGAGCTAAATGAAACACAAGAAGGAACATTTGTATCTTTTATAGGTGATAACGGTCAGTTGCGATATAGTCGCAAATTAACTGACATCGAAAGCAACGTTATGACTTACATGAAAGATGATAAAAGATTCTATTATCGTCTCTCCAACATAAAAAAGGTATGGATCAAGCAATGTTAATTAATAATTATTGATTAACATTATTCACAAATGGCATAGATAAATAATCTCATCCAATTATAATTAAAATGCAAAATCAGTCATTTAATCAAGTAAATCAATATGTTGACATCAAAAATAATGGCAGAATATTTCCTGTTTGGGTTGCGAAGAATTTTAAAAAGTACAAATTGCCGCCTGTTCTTCGGGGGGAAAATGTTGATCCATGCAATGTGGAAAGCAAGTTGGAGCTGAGAAAATACCAAGAGTTTATTGGAAAGTATTTGGCTCCTTCTTCACCTTATAACGAAATATTGCTGTTTCATAATGTGGGAGCAGGGAAGACAATATCTGCAATAAATCTCCTTAACGTTTTTTATAACTATGATCCAAATATCAACACAATTATTCTAATAAAAGCGTCGATAAAAAATGACCCGTGGCTACAAGATTTAAATATATGGCTGGAACGAGATCCTGGAGAAGAAAACGAAAAAAATGTTACTAAATTGGCTCGTTTCAAGAACATTCACATGTTGAACTTCGATAGTCCATATGCAGATAAAGATTTTATCGAAACGATCAAAAAAATAGATACATCACTTCCAACTATGTATATCATCGACGAAGCTCATAATTTTATCAGAAACGTTTATTCCAATATTAATTCTCAAAAAGGACAACGAGCACAGATCATTTATGAATATATTGTGCGAGAAAAAAGAGAAAATAAAAATACAAAAGTTATCCTTATGACTGCTACCCCAGCAACTAACGTTCCATTCGAGTTTTCTTTATTTTTTAACATGCTCCGACCTGGAATATTTCCAATGTCCGAACTCGAATTCAATAAAATATTTGTCACTGAATCTAACTATCCCATTCTCAATCCCGAAAAGAAGAACATGTTCGAAAGACGTATTATGGGTTTAGTATCATATTATATTGGTGCAACTCCAGATCTTTACGCTACCCAAGAATTAGAATATATTAATTTGCCAATGTCTGAATATCAATACAATGTTTACCGCGTTTTTGAAAAGAAAGAAAACGATATCCAAAAAAGAATGCAAAGAGTCGGTAAATCGTCGCAGCTCTATCGAACATACACTAGGCAAGCTTGTAATTTTGTTTTTCCACCCGTTAGTTCTCAAATTTCCGGCGAAATCCGACCTAGACCAAACATGTTTCAATTAACTGATAAAAAAGGAGTAGACGTTGAAACTGGTAAAGAACCATTTGGTAGTGAAGCTGATAATGCCCGAAGATATCAAGCTGCTTTGAATAACTTTGTTTACGGGACAGAAAAATATTTTCAATCGATACATGAAGAAGATGTTGTAAGAGGCCCAACTATCTACGACGATTTGGCGGCATTTTCAGTCGGATTCACTCAAAAATACGAAAAGAAGTTCTTGAATTTTTACAATTCTGGTGATGCAAGATCTATGTTGTTTACTGAGATGTACAAATCGTCGCCGAAGATGTTAGCGATTATGTTTATGACCCATCTTAGTCCTGGTAAGGTATTGATATATTCCAACTATGTCGTTGTAGAAGGTATTGATATGATAAAAGTATATCTAAGATTGATTGGTTACAATGATTATAAAATAGCTAACGAAGGCAAAGGATATTGCGAGTATCATGGACAAATTGATAAAAATGAAAGAATCAAGATTAAAGCTATGTACAATGGTTCGGATAATATTTACGGTTCGAAATGTAGAGTGATTTTGCTTTCGCCATCCGCAACTGAAGGAATCCAATTATATAATGTTCGGCAAGTACATATTTGTGAAAGCGCATGGACGGAGACTCGCATTTTGCAAATCGTCGGCAGAGCCATTCGACAATGCGGCCACAAGCAACTCCCCCTCAACGAACGCCACGTTAACGTCTATCGCTACAAAGTAACAAAACCACAAACAATCGACAAAGATGACACCATCCGTCTAACTGCCGACGAAATAGTAGAAGATCTCGCCAAAGCAAAAGACAATCTCATCCAATCGTTCCTGACCGCATTACGTGAAGCTGCCATCGATTGCGAACTATTCCGAGCTCACAACATGATGACTCTAACATATCAATGTTTCAAATTCCCAGAAAGTATGATAACTGGCAAATTCATCGGTCCAGCTTACAAAGAAGATCTCAAAGAAGATGTTAAATACGACGCAGGTTTAGGTGCCAAAAATACAAAAGTGGAAAGAATAAAAGTGATCAAAATAAAAGCAGTTTATCGAATTAGCAGAAATAAAGATGGTGAATCAGAGTATTCTGAACCTGAAGAATATTGGTATTATCCAAAATCAAGAATGGTGTATGATATTGATGTTCACTATCCAGTCGGAATGGTGGAAGTTGTAGATGATATCGCATCAAAATTATCCAAAGATGTCTACATCATCACCGATATGATTAATATTCCAACTATCAACGTTTAATTGCATTTATTATTATAAATGCAATCAATCGATGCGAACAGCTATAACTGTACAATCATCATCTTTGGCTTGCGTTATCATTTTTTTTAATTCTTCTTCTATGTTATCATTTTTTGAGGATAAACCATTTTTGAATTCTTGTAGCGCAACCGAATCACTCAAGAGTTTTTCAATGGATTTTCCAAATGGTGTCGCAACACTTTTCATGTTGATCTTTCTTTTGACAGTAGCAACTAATAATTGGGAAATAGTTGTCGGTTCTTTCCAACGAGAAAGTAAATCTTCTATTTCTTCAATGAACAAATTGTCAGTCATTCCATCAGTTGATAATATGATCACATCATTCAATTGTAATAAAAATGCTTGAAACGTTGGCGCCATCGAACAATCGAACACGTTACCTTTGAATTTAACTTGTGCTGGCATATTCCAACTATGTTGTAGCGGACGGGTGGAGAAAACCAACTTAGCATTTCTATAAACTTGGACAACTGAATCACCAACTACCATGCAATCCAATCTCGAAGATGAAATATTTGCACATGCAATCGTAGAGGCACCCGTCGGCGGAATCAATGGTGGTGTAATTTTGATCTCACCTAATTTTCCATAAATTGTTCCATTTGTTCGAACATAATGCTTTAAGAATTCCACAATCTGTCTAGAATTGCGGGCACCTCCAACGCCATCGAAAACAGCTGCATGAAGATGATTTCCTTGTTCTTTGATTATGTGGCCATCTTCGCCCAGTGGGGAGTCTCTATCCAAATGAATAGTATCTATCGTACACTTACTTTGTGATGCACTCGCATAAGATATGGTACGCTTTTCAGATATATTCATTTTTTGGAATAATTGTTGATATTTTCGATTGTCCACCTTTTTTTGATGGGTTTGCTCTAAAGGTTTGTTGTGTACGGTTTCATTCCTTTTGGCAATTTTCCCCATCTTCTAGCCCGTTTTCTACTTATTAACAATTAATATGGATACATTAATCTGTTCAAATATCAATTTTTTTGCCACAAAAATTGATTTTAACAATTGTTATTATAAATATTTGTTAAGATATATTACATTAAAAATGGATAAAATAATGAAATATCGAGAAGATGTGGATTCAATCATGTGGGATCTTCTCCGAACAGAAACATTTATGATAGAAGATCTAGAAGACATTATCAATACAGTCACATTGACGATCAGACAATACGATAAAACATTTTCAAGATCTCAAATGAAAGCTATTGTCAATTTCCATATCGGATGTAAATATGATAACTCGTTCTTGTATGATACCAAAAATGAGACAGATAAACAAATAATCATGAAAAAAATAGAAGATGATTCGTCACATTCGGATGATATGTCATTTGGTGGCTTAGATATGAACGACTCAATTGAAGAGGTTATTATTCCATATCTAAACTCTGAAATCGAGAAAGATAAAACTGTCGTTAATTGTGCAGCAGACTTAATAAGTCATCGACATGATTACAATGCTGGTAGATACGCCGAAAAAAAATATATCAGACGTAAAGAAAGAATCGTAGAAATTAAGGCTATTCCGCAACCAGAACAAAAATCTGAAGCATGGTTGAAACAGCGTAAGAAATGTATCACTGCAACTGGTGTGTCAACCGCATTAGACGAAGATCCGTATAATCATCCTGCGAAATTTTTGTTAGAGAAATGTGATAGAGGTATCCCTTTCAAAGAGAATAAAAATACGCATCATGGAGTAAAATATGAAGAAATTGGTAGCATGTTTTACGCTTTCCGAAATAATATAGACGTTGCAGATTATGGATTATTGCAACATGAAGAATATCCATTTATTGGTGCAAGTCCGGATGGAATTTGCGAAAAGACAGCCAAAGATGGATCTGGACTATCAAAAATAGTAGGTAGATTGTTAGAGATTAAATTCCCGGCAACGAGAGAGATTTTAACATCTGGCGATTTGGATGGTGATATTTGTCCGCATCAATATTATCTACAGTGTCTAACACAGATGTTTGTGACAAAAATGGATGAATGCGATTTTTTACAATGTAAGATCGAGGAGTATGAATCATATGATGATTTTGTCAAAGATTCACAATCGAAAATACCAGGGTTATCAAAATCGAGTAATTTAGAGAAAGGATGTATTATTCAATTGTTGCCGAAAAAACTCGTTAACGATGATGATAAGTTGATGTGTTTGTACAAAGCGCAGTATTTGTATCCGTCTAAATTACACATGACAATCGATGAAACTGAAAAATGGATTGCAAATGAAATCATAAATTTCAGTTCGCATAAGTTTTCAAAAGAGTATGTGATTGATAAACCTATCTTTTGGAAGTTAACGAAAGTGACGTGTCATCTTATCAAGCAAGATAATGAATGGATGATGCGACGGTTACCAGAATTGCAACAGTTTTGGGATTATGTTGAATTTTATAGGAAACATGAAGACAAGTTGAATGATATCGAAACGTTTGTCAAAGAAGTAGGCGATGACAAGACTGCATTAATATTTGAACGAGTTAACAAGCATTTTTTGGAATTCAATAAGAAGAGTAAATACAAGCCGTTGTATCAACAAATCAATCCTTGGCGTGCGAAATTTATCAAGAAGAAAGAGGACTACAAGAAACGGTTTTGGCAAAAAAAATGAAAAGGCAATATATTAATATATATTTATTTTAATATATTACAAAGATGAACAACTTGATATCGGACATTCATACGCATTTATGCACTTTTTTGTCTAATATTGACAAACTCAATTTTTTATCTGTTTCGAAAAAATATCACGGGATTAAGAATGTGGTTAGTTTCGAAGATGAAGTTAATATGGCATATGTTAGTCATTTATGGTACTATAATAGTTTTTGTAACGTTCGCATATGCAAATCTTTTGAAGATAACGATGATTTGGAAGTGTCGAACGTTATGTATCCTAAAAATATCGCGCGATTAAAGTTATATAATTATAAAACGACATTGAATATCCCCAAATCTGTTACAGATCTAACATGCGTATTACATAAAAATATTAGTGCATATATTCCACATGGGATTAAATATTTAACATTTAGTTGTTGCGATCCCGAAAATAATATTTATATTGATGGTCATATACCAAACACAGTTACTCATTTGACGATCAATAGTAATTCTAATTATCGATGCCTGAATTCGAGAGTTACGATAAACGATGATATCGACATCAAGAAATATATTCCAAAAAGTGTTACGAATCTTACAATTACATACGTTTCAAAATTTGCGGGCGATATTATTCCTGATTCTGTTATAGATTTGCACATTTCTCGATTTTTGAATGATACATGGGATGGAATACCACATACAGTTAAAAACCTACGAATATGTAAGGGAACACTGCCTCCTACTGTACCAATTAATTTGACACGTCTAAGAATTGATTATGGTCATGATGTATCTTTAGGGGCACACAATTTCAATTATTTGACTCATTTATCACTAAATGATACATTCAACATGACGATTAACGAAAATCATCTCCCATTAACTCTTACACACCTAACTTTGGGAGATGACTTTAACCAATCGATCGAATTTTGTAATCCACATCATCTTCAATCATTAATTTTAGGCGACAAGTTTAACCAACCAATAAAAACTACTTTCCCATCCCTCGCTTTTTTACAATTTGGACACGACTTCGATCAACTATTATCTCCGCAACAAATACCAAACGTTACCCACTTACGTTTCGGTACCAGTTTTAATCAAAATGTTACCATACCAACAAAAGTAACTCATCTAACTTTCGGCGACAAATTCAATAAGTACCTCGACAGAATTCCAGAATCGGTAACGCATTTAACAGTTGGCTACTACTTTAGATTCGATTATCACATCAAATTGCCAATGAATATTATCAGCTTAACGTATTCTGATTTATATGGCCGCCCAATCAACAACATAATGAATCCGCACGTCAAATTCCTCAAATTCGGTAAATACTTTTCGTGTCCGTTGCCGTTACATTTATTGACTCATGTGACAGAAATTTCATTGCATCGTAATTATTCATTGGATATTAACACAGAACTATACCAAATAATTTCCTTTTACAATTGATCTGAATAATTTTAGTTTAAATTTATTCAAAGCATAATTGACATTTTTTCCCCTTTAATAATATATGAATAACATTAAGTATGAATTCGTGAAAGCGAAACAGAAAGGTGGCGGATCATGGGGATCATTTTCATTTGATAATGATACAACACATGATATGTTGGCTAAATTCTGTGATGAAGATAGAATTTATTTTAATGATAGTAAAGTAAATAAATTTCTAGGAGAAATGTATGCAAAGAAAGATATCCAATTTAAAGAACAATATCCACATGAAAAGAACATTCTTTACACTGATCTTCAACTAAATACAGATTGTGCCGGTGTGGTCATATATTTGATGCTAAAATGTAAAACTATCAAAAAAGAATTTCTAAAGAGAGCATTAGTTAATATTTACAAAAATTATTTGAAAACATATATTAATAGAGAAGCAGATGGATGGTTTGATTATCATCGAGAGAGAATGAAATCGCTGATAATCGAAATTCATCTTATTAATTATTGTCTCAATCATGGTTCGTTAAAAAAAATCATTAAACATTTATCGGATAACATTAATACGGCTGATATTTTGGCAGGCGATGTTGATGCAAATCGACACAGTGCAAAAGTAATGAAATATATCAACACACATAAAAAAGATTTTGCAGATAACTTGTTCATGTCAAAAACTAAAAATTGCAATCGATTTGATGTTGATCATCCTCTTCAAAATTTACCAGATATTTTTCCGAAACCAGATCAATGTCCGCAATTAGATCCAAATATCCCTTACTTGGGAACAGTTATGCGTGGCGGCGATATGTATTTTGTGAATAGAGAAGAAAATGGCAATCGTATTTGGGTAAAATATGATCCTGATTTTAGTTTCTCATATAATTATCTCAATGATGACTTCTTGTCGTCCATTTATGGAAAACATTAAAATTTGAATAACTTTGAATCAAAATTATTCAAATCGTCGAAACATGATCTCAACATTACCAACATCGAATTTACCGTTATCAATGATAGCCAAATGATCTTCCAATTCATCAACAAAGCGCTTTAATTCTTCAACGACAACTATTTTTGATTCATTTTTGATAACACTCATTTTAGCTGCAAAGTACGTATTTTCTGTCTTAGGTTTTTTGTCAATAAAATCTTTAATAATTTCCCAATCGTTCTTTTTGACTTTAAAATCCATTATCGTCAAACAGGCTTCTCTACATACCTTGACAGACATGCAACCGTATTCATCGTGAATTTTGCCGACGATGATATTACATTGATCTTTTGTTAGATTTTGATTTTTTAATATCCTCAAAAAGATCCCATCGCGATGTTTTTTGTAACCGTAACAGATATCGATGATATTTTTAAAATCTGCACCATAATGTTCGACACTCAATAATGCGATAGTTTTATTATTCAAATGTTTTACAAAGTTCTCATCGTTCAATATTGTAGCAAGTAATCTATGCCGAAATATGTTATCTTTGATTTTGAGAACACGTTTGTTAATGCGACTTGTATCAGATAGTAATAACATCTTCAGCATTGGATAATTATATCTCGCAGCAACTCTACATCCAAATATGATACATGTTGAATTTATCAACAATATTTCCATCATATTTGTTGCGTTTGATTTGACAGCTAATCGCATGATCGTTTTATGCGTTTTACTATCCATAATGCTAAAATGTTCTTTTATTGCTTGTTGATTACCAACTGTTACGACGTCGATCGTATTATCCCATGTAATTTTTTCATCTGCTGTGCAATACATCTGTGTTCGATGATGACGTTATATTGCGTAATGGACTTGTTTTTTTCATTTTTTTCGGTATTATAGTTATATGAGCGCTGTGAAGTACGAATTTGCTAAAGTAAAACAGAAAGGAGGAGGCGCATGGGGAACGTTTTCGTTTGATAATGATATGACTCACGATATTCTATTTGATTTTCGAAAAGATAAAGTTCTCGTTAATAACACTAAAGCAAATAAATTATTGGCAAAAATGTATGGTGATGAAGATGAACAACTAAAAAAAGAACATCCTAATGAGAAGAACCTTCTTTTTTCTGATTATCAACTATACACTCACGCGGCTGGTGTAGTTATATATTTAGCGCTGCAATGTAGGACAATTAAAAAAGAATTTCTAAAAAGAGCATTAATTGAAGTCTATAAGGACTATCTAAAACTGTACATTATCAAAGAAGCATCTGGTTGGAAAGACTATCGCGAAAGAATGCGGTCGTTGAATATCGAAATTCATCTTCTTAATTATTGTTTGAATCATGGATCATTAGAGAAGATCGTGAAGCACTTATCGGAGAATATCAATACGGTAGATATTTTAGCAGGCGATATATTTATCAACAAGAACAGTGTAAAAGTTATGAAATATATCAATGCTCATAAAAAAGACTTTGCAGATCATTTGTTTTTATCAAAATCAGGAAAATTGCCAAGACTTGATCCTAACATCCCATATCTCAACACTGTCATGCAAGGTAACGATGGATATTTTATCAATCAAGAAAAGAATGGCAAACGCAAATGGATCCCGTTCAATTCATATGACAATTTATCATATAATTATCTCGACGATGACTTTTTATCGTCCATCTACGGAAAAAAATAACACTCTTATTATAAATGTACTTCAATAGCACCAATATCAAAGACGTTTTCACTGTAAATGCAATACAACATACAGATGCACGAGGAGTCTTCCAAGAACATTATAACGATGATAAATATGATGAAAAAATTTCAGGATGCAAGCAAGTTTCATATTCTAAATCTAATAAGAATGTTGTTAGAGGAATTCATTGTTCACGATATGGCAAATTAATCCAATGTATTCATGGTAAGATTATTGATACTGTATTTGATTTGAGAATATCTTCGCCAACATATTTGCAGACTTTTCAGGTTGAATTATCAGCTGATAATGCGGTGCAGTTGTTTGTGCCTGCGGGTTGCGGTCACGGATTTATCTCTTGCGATGATGATAGCATCGTCTTGTATGCGCAGGAAGGATGCTACAACAAGGATTATGAAATGAACGTGAACATATTTGATCCTCTGTTCAATGTGAAGTGGTTACAGTTGGGAGATAAAAAGAAGTACATTATGTCAGATGCCGACAAGGATGCACCGTTGTTGATAGATGCGATATTGATAAATGCGTATAAAAATCATATCAATTAGATGTATAGAATGGAATATTACGTTTTGCGAGCGATGGAAGAGGCTGAGAAGAGCGATATGAAGAGGAAGTATGGTGCAGTGTTAATTTATCGAGGAAAGATAATTTCACAAGGGCATAATTACGCGACTTGCAACGATACGTTAAGCAGGTCATGTGTTTTATGAGGCTAATAAATATTCAGTGCATGCAGAGCAGAGTTGTATTAGTAAGTGTAAGAATAAGAAGATTTTGAAGAAATGTAAGATGATTTTAGTTTGTTTGGATGGAGATGGAGGATTGAGAGAGTGTAAATCGTGTGAGATGTGTAGGAGGATCATTGATAAGTATGGAGTGAAGAGAGTTGTGAGTTATTTTAATTGAATAATTGTTGATTGTTCAATTAAAAACTGGAAAAATAAATTCGTCATGATCAACCCCATATAAACAATATCAAACTAATAACAACCAATGTCAATAAAATTAAACGTATCAGGAAGAAATTTTTTAGTGCAAAAAGAAACACTATGCAAATCTCCGCTCTTTAGCAACATGTTTGAAGATTGTGAGGAAACTGACGACGAAATTATGATATATCGATCGCCAATGCTTTTTGAACACATATATGCCTATTTATTAGATGATACATATCAATATCCAAAACAATTCAAGTCTGAATTGGATTATTATCAAATAGGCGAACCAAAAGAACCCGTTTGTACTCCATGTGATAGTTCGAATGAATGCAATTTAGGGACACAACGAACATATGCGACACCAACTATCATACGTAAAAGTTCTTGCGTATCATATAATCCTTCCCGTTGTTCATATTCATCTTTCAACTCCTGTCGCGCAGGTCGTTGCCCGCCAGACAATAATTAACGTATTCGTTTAAAAAATAAATACGTTAACAAACCAAATGGAAATCAATCTTAATATATCCGGTAGAACATTTAAAGTGCAAAAAGATGTACTATGTAGATCTCAATTATTCGCAAATATGTTTGCAGATTGTGATACTATTGATGATGAAATTAAAATTTATCGTTCGTCTAAATTATTTGAACATGTATACGCTTATTTGTTGGATAATAAGTATCCATATCCTAAAAAATACTATGCTGAGTTGGATTACTATTTGGTCAATTATGCAACGTGGAAATTATTTGATCCATTTGAGAGTATCATGACAGAATTAGTACACAACATCCCTAATTGGATAAATAACAAAAATGAAGAAATCAAAAATGATATCATCAATCAAATTACATCAAATACAGAAAAAGTTGAGTCGGATATTAAATGTTCGGTTAGTTATTGTAACATTCGATGCATGTTACCCATTTGCGAAGAACATCGTGGAGAATGTTGCTACTATGGATATATTGACCAGAACGGACCAATTGCATGTTGGAATCGCCAGAAATGTGAAAATAAAATCTCTGATACCCAAATCTATTGTCATGATCATCAAAATTGTGATTAAAAATTATCATTATCACTATTATTTATCAATAATAGTAACAATGTCAACAACTATAAACGTATCTGGCAAAATATTTAAAGTATCGCGAGACGTAATTTGCAAATCAGAAATGTTTTGTAACATCTCATCGGATTGCGTTATTGATAATGAAATTACTATTGATAGATCTTCCAAATTATTCAAGCATGTTTATGCCTATTTGTTAGATAGCAAATATCCATATCCCATAAAATTTGTAACGACAAAATGAAAGAAATTGAAGAAGAGATTGATGATGAAAAAGATGTTAGATAAACTTTTTGAATTAACTTCAAAGAGTAGGGCGACACAATTGCGTGTATTCAGAATGTATCAATAATTGTAGTCCAATGTATATATATAGTATGTTACCACAATCATTGTGGTAATTATACATACGGCAGTATTCCATTTTGCGATGAACATATTTACGAACACGAGTTAGAAGAATGGTAAATTATTATGATTTTGAACAAAATAATAAAAATTGATAAAAAAACTCTCAAGACCCATAAAACAATATAAAAACAATCAACTTACACTAAACAATGTCTGTCAAAAAAATTAATCCGTTCGAATTTGATCACATTAGCACCAAAGTCCGAGAATTCTTCAAACTTAAAGGACTTGTCGAGTGTCATGTCCAAAATGAATTATCAATCTTGGCTGCATGCGAAGATCCAACAACTATCGGACAATTTGATTATTCGGGCTACGTCTGGCCACTGCCGCAAACTGGTCAAATGCATCTTGAAGATCTTATCTTGACATATGGCGAAACAAAAGTTCCAGGATTCTTTTGCATCACAACGTCGTATCGCCAAGAAGCTAATCCAGTTCCAGGGCGACATGACTTGATCTTCCCTATGATTGAATTTGAAATCCCTGGTGATATTAACAAGTTGCAAGAATTTCAGCGAGAAATGTTAGAATATTTGGGATTTGGTGAAAAGAACAGCTTCCCAGAAGGAAATTATGCTGATTTATGCACTAAATATGGAGTTTCAGAATTGGAACACGAACATGAGATGATGATGAAGGACGATTTTGGGCCTGTATTTTTCCTCAAGAATTTCCCAGAAACAACATCTCCGTTCTGGAACATGAGTAGATATCCAGGTACAAATATCGCTAAAAAAATAGATGTCATCGTATGCGGAGTTGAGACATTTGGTTCTGCCGAACGCTCTTGTGATAAAAATGAGATGCGAAAATTGTTTCATAACATAACTGATGGCAAATATGCAGAAACTTTGTACAGTCGTTTTGGCAAAGAAAGAGTTGAAAATGAATTAGAGACATTTTTAAAGCATGATTTCTTCGTTCGCAGTGGTTGTGGCATTGGCTTTACTAGATTATGTAAAGCTATGAAGCAAATGAACTTATTATAATTATTAACTTGATATAAATAATATCCAGTTAATAATATCAATGTCGATAAAATTAAACGTATCCGGGCGGATCTTTTTAGTGCAAAAAGATATACTATGTCGTTCACAATTATTCACGAATATGTTTGCAGATTGCGATACAATTGATGATGAAATTATGATTTATCGTTCGTCTAAATTATTTGAACACGTATATGCCTATTTGTTGGATGATAAATACCCATATCCAAAAAAATATTATGGTGAGCTAGATTATTATTTAGTGAGTTATAAAATGCAATCCTTGTTCGATCCAATTACACGATTAAGATCAACAATAGAAGATGATAAAGAAGAAATTAAAAGTAGCATTGTAGACGTAGTTGATGCGATAAATGAAACAAAACATTGCGTTAAAAATATCTGTTCGGATGTTGCTGTAAGAGACAAACAAATAGACGTGGAATGTCCCGTCATGGGTTGTACCAGCAGATGTATGTTACCTGTTTGTGACGAACATCGTGGTCAATGTTGCCATCATTATGATTGGGATAATTATAGATGTCCAAATCCGATTGATGAACATGAAATTTATTGCTATTGCCACAACGATGAACTATAAAATTGATTTTTTTATCATCATTATTACTATTGGTTAACAAACAATAATAATAATGTCAATAATTCTAAACGTATCAGGAAGAATATTTAAAGTATCGCGAGAAGTAATCTGCAGGTCAGAGATGTTTTGTAATATGTTGGCAGATTGTGTTGTCGATGATGAAATTGCTATTGATAGATCTTCTAAATTATTCGAACATGTATATGCTTATTTGTTGGATAGTAAGTATCCATATCCTAAAAAATATTATTCTGAACTTGATTATTATTTGGTGCAATATGATATTGAACAATTGTATGATTCTCATAAAAATTGTGGTGAAGTACAAAAAAGGATGATGAATATAGCATTAGATAGAATTTGCGAGTTGATTTCGGGTGGCGATCGGGAATGTGCATATTCTGGTTGCGACAGTGGCTGTCTACCGGGATATTTAGTATGTAGACAACATAGACATTATTGTTGTCATACAAACAATGGAGGCTGTGATAATGATACGTATGGTAGCATTCCATACTGTGATGAGCATATTTATGAACACGGATTTGAAAATTGGTAACAATACAATCGTACTTACCAATAAAAATTGATATTATCATTTATTTATCAATAGACGATAATATTTCTAAATCAAACAATGTCCATAAGAATAAACGTATCTGGACGTATTTTTAATGTATCTAAAGAAACGATATGCAAATCTCAGCTATTCAATGGCATGTTGGCAGACTGTACCATTGATGATGAAATTGTAATTGATCGTTCTGCAAAATTATTTGAACACATGTATTCTTATTTGTTAGATAATAAATATCCTTATCCAAAAAAATATTATTCCGAACTCGATTATTATTTGGTGTCATATGATATCAACTTATTGTATGATCCGGATAGTAAATGGAAAAATGAATGCGAAAAATTAAATCATAAAATATCAAAAATGGAAATTGTAATTAATCTCACTATTGACAGTTCCATTGAAACTAAAATTAAAAATCTTCCAAAAAAATGTTCGTTTCCCATGTGTTATTCGAACAGACGGTTTCCTTATGGGGTATGTTATGCACATCACGGACTTTGTTGTCATCGATCTAATGATCCTGATTTTGATGCGCGAAATGGAAAGCATTGTTGTCAAAATAAACCATATCGATCAGGAATATATTGCGAAGGTCACATTTCCGATTATCTATTATGATACTTAAAAATAAATATCATAATAATACAATAATGTCAATAACTCTTAACGTATCTGGAAAAATATTCAAAGTATCACGCGATATATTACGTAAATCAGAATTATTCAATGGTTTGTTAACTGACTGTGAAATTGATAATGAAATTGCAATTGATAGGTCCGCAAAATTATTTAAACACGTGCACGCTTATTTGTTGGACAATGATTACCCATATCCAAGAAAATATTATTCTGAACTTGATTATTATTTAGTGCCATATGATATTGATTTGTTATATGATTCTACAAAAAAATGGAAAGAAGAATATGATGGGAGGATTAAGAAAATAGAAAATATATTAGAGGTTGTATTTTATAAAACTCCTAAAGAAGAACCGAGCGGGAAATGTCTGTTCCCGGACTGTGTAAGAGATGGTACATGGGATGGTCGATGTGGCTACCACAGAAATGATTGTTGTCATCGTTTCGAAATAGATTCACAAGACGATGACGAGAAAAATAACTGGTGCGATAATGAAACATATGGAGGCGGATTTTATTGTGAGGACCATATTTTAGATTATATAAGAAATTGATCATAAAGAATCAATAAATGTCAATAACTCTTAACGTTTCTGGAAAAATATTCAAAGTATCCCGCGACGTGTTATGCAGATCAGAATTATTCAATGGCATGTTAGCTGACTGCGAAATAGATAATGAAATAGTAATTAGTCGATCTGCAAAATTATTTGAACATATATATGCATATTTGGTAGATGATAAATATCCTTATCCGCAAAAGTATCATTCAGAACTTGATTATTATTTGATACCATATGAATTTGATTCATTGTATAATGCTAATAAAGAGATAAAGGCAGATATTTCACAGTTGATGAAAAATCAATGTAATGTAATGCAAGAAATAATGGTTTTGACTTTAACTCGAGAAACGGAACATCGGAAATGTATGCATGACAATTGTGATATGGAACCTTACGAAGGTCATTTGTTATGCTGGAGACATCACGAACAATGTTGTTATTCAGACAACTGTTACAACACTTGTGATAAAAGGATTAAAGTTAATCAAGCATATTGTGACAAACACGTTTTGCATTATTTTAAAGTTTAAGAATGATAACCAATTAATGTTAATAACTCTCAACATATCTGGAAAAATATTTAAAGTGCCATATGATATCATACGTAAAGCGCAACTCTTTGATAATATGCTAAATGATTGCGAAATTATAAATGAAGTTGTAATTGATAGATCTGCAAAGTTATTCAAACATGTATTATCTTATTTGATTGATGATAAATATCCATATCCTAGAAAATATTACTCCGAACTTGATTATTATTTAGTGCCATATGATATCGATTTGTTGTATGATCCTCATAAAAAGATGGAACTAGAAATTGCGCAATTGAAAAAGAACCAGATATTGATGATGCATGAAATCATAGAATTAGAGTTACCTGAGATGGTACAAACCTTCAAGGAATGCGCGAAATATGGATGCTACAATAACTGCGAAAATCACTATCAGTTATGTAATGATCATAAAGAGCATTGCTGCTATCGTACAGACGACGGCAAATTTTGCGATAAAAATATTCCATATTACAGAGGATATTGCGACGAACATGTGTTCAGCTATCTTGAATAAATTAGTTAAAGAATAATAATTTTTTAACTAAAAATTGAAATAAATATATCTACGGCCATATTATTGATCTAAAATAACAAAGATGTCAATAATTCTAAACGTATCGGGCAAAATATTCAGAGTATTGCGCGAGATCATATGTAAATCCGAATTATTCAAGAATTTATTGGAGGATTGTGTTATTGAAAATGAAATAATTGTAGATAGGTCATCGAAATTATTCAAACATGTGTATGCATATTTGTTGGATGATAAATATCCATATCCAAAAGAATATCATTCCGAACTCGATTATTATCTGATATCGTATGATATTAATTTGTTGTATGATCCTTATGGGCAATTATCAAATCGGCTAGAATTGCTCGAGAAGAATGTTTCGACGTTGAATGATAAAATGTTTGTTATGTTTGATGAGATTCAAGAACAAACCACGGATATCGTTCGTGAGTTGACGATTTTTACTAACAACGAATTAAATTTGATGGGATCCTGTCCTTTTAATGATTGTCATAGAGAATATTGTCATTATCGGCAAGCGTGTACGTATCATAGAGGCGAGTGTGTCATCAACGGTTGCAAAAATATTCCTGATGGAAGATTTGCATGTTGTCGAGATCATTTGTTTGACCGATAATCAATTTAAGGAATGATTATTCATTAACTTGTATATATGTCTGTAATCTTAAACGTATCTGGGCGACAATTTGAAGTATCTAAAGAGATATTATCAAAATCGCAATTATTTAATGGTCTCTTAACCGATTGCCAAATTGATAGGACGATAACGATTGATCGTTCGCCAAAATTATTTGAACATGTTCTTGCTTATTTGGTCAATGATAAATATCCATATCCCCGAAAATATTATTCAGAACTCGATTATTATCTGGTAGTTTATGATATCAAAAAATTATATGATCCTGTCGCAATAGAGATAGAAAGAATGAATCAAAATATATTGCATTTGACTGATCAACAAAATTCGATGAGTCGAGAAATTTATAGTCTTCATCGGAAGATTGCAATGTCAACTTGCGAAAAAGATGTATCGGATTGTAACAAAAATAAATGTGGAAAATCAGAGTATTCTGGTTGTAAAGGTAAACGCTCGAGATATTGCGATTAATGTGCAACAAAAATTGAATAAAAAATAACATATTACATAAATAATTCTAAATAATATCAAAATGTCACTAATCCTCAACGTATCTGGCAAAATATTTAGAGTGTCTCGTGACGTGATATCTAAATCAGAAATGTTCAAAAATATGTTGGCAGATTCTACAGTTGATGGTGAAATTATGATTGATCGGTCTGCAAAATTATTCGAACATCTTTATGCATATTTGTTAGATGATAAATATCCTTATCCGAAAAAATATTATTCAGAACTCGATTATTATTTGGTACCATATGATATTGATTTATTGTATGATCCTGCAAAAGATATCGATAAATTGAAAGAACTAATGTTTTCAATGTTTTATAAAAACCAAGAAAAAACTTCGAAAAACAGCATGTGTCCATATGAGATGTGGGACTATCGATATAGCTATTATAAAAAATGTGATAATCCGTGTTACGACGAGTATGTATGTTATATGCACATTGGTTCATGTTGCAAAGGAGGATGTAATATTACGCCCGATCCAAATCAAGCATATTGTAGAGAACATCTATTTGATTAATCATTATTTACTAAATAATGATTAACTAAGAAAACGTCATCTTGCCAAGTCTAGGTTCAACGACGCCTACTCTAAAATGTAAATGATGTTGAAACAATGGATTTAGCGGATGAAACAAATTATGACGGAAACAAATTGGATATTCATCATCTCCATCCTCATTATTCGCATCGCACAAACATTCAAAGTTGGATTTAATATTTTTATCTAAATGTTTGCATGATAGCGGTACTCCATATGGATCGCAAAAGCTTATCTTCCAGTTCGTTATTGATGCTAATTGATCTTGCTGAAAAATCTTGATTCCATTATTAGTTGTGCCAGCATAGTGTGTCCCGCTCGTGAATTCGTCAAAATAAATCGTCGCGAAACTGTCCGACAAAACGTCATTAGTTGATCGGATATTAACATCATTATATTCTGCGATGTTCAAAACGACATACAAATATTCGGTCAACGGCCTAGTTTTATCTATCTTCCAATCTTTGACAATATCAACGATACCATTCTCCCGCGTCTTTTTTTTGTTGACGCTATATATTTTCGTGAAGTTAGGCAATATGATATCTTCCAAAACAATGTATCTTACGTTAGTGAACGCTTCGTTGATGATAGGATTAGGATCTTCATATGTTGTATATTTCCCATCTACTTTTTCTCTTGAACGTGGCGCCGGACTAAATTTGACATCATATCTAAACGGATTAGGATACATTTGATAATTTCTATCTTTGCTATCTATCAAGACAGAATATTCCCTGATTTCTTCATGTAACAATATATCATAAAGATTGTTATCTATTAATCCTCCGCGATTAATAAATCCGCCGTTATTAAACATTGCTTTCGGCTGTTCGCCGTTAAATTTTGCTTGTTTATTAGGCCTGAAAACAGTATTGTAATTGCCCTGATTTAGCGGCATTGTACCTACATTCGCCGCAAATGGCATATTATTTTGATAATAAACCGGATTTTGTTGGAACATCGGTTGGTATAAATTATCAGTCGGCGACGGACTCACTTTAACATTTTGATTATTCATATATATTTACTAAACAAATAAATATGTACGATCCGATCTTATACACTGGCAAAAAAAATGAAAAATAAATCGCCATATTGTATGATTATGATATATATACATCAAATTTGGAAATCGAACTAAGACACGGATATGTCAAATTTGTACCAGAAGATGAAGAAGAAACGCCAACATATATACTTGTTTGCATCGATGTTATGAAAAAATATTTCGAAGAATTCAGGACAATCGATGAAGTTATTCCAGAACTATCAATGGAATATTATAATAACTTTATGGTGATAAATTGCTTACCAATGAAAATGTTACTAAGTTTTAAAATTTTAGTTAGATTCGTTACAATGGATGAATTTACGAGCATTGATAACATTGATGAGGAGGTTAATTTATTATTATTATTATGTAGGTTAGCTAACAAAGAACAAATTGCAAAAATATTGAATTCGTTTGAAGTTCGAAGTGAAGTTTGGGTTCGTTTGATGGATGAAAATTTTGATGCCAATAATTTTTTATGCGAAGAACAGAAGATTAAGATTTGTAAACTGTTGGGGAAAGATTATCCGGATTTAGATAAGACAAAATATTTATCTTTTTATGGAATACCATATTTTGAAAATGCCCCCGTTTACACATGTATAGATCATGAACCACATTCCCACGGAGATTTTCCGCAAATGCGAATACATGATAAAAAATCAAAGAGTTATTATCAGACATTAGCGTTCGGTGATAAAGTGTTGCTATTGAACCAACAAAAATATGAACTTTATGAAAAAACCAAGCGCAAACTTTATGACAGCGACTATTTTTTCTCTTCGGAGTCATCATCTGATGACAATAACGATGATGAAAGTACGTCCGATACAAGTAGAAGAATAATAAAATTACAGAGGGAAAAAATAAGAGGACTAAAGATCAATAATTATGTAATGGACGTAGTTGATGTCCATTTTTCTGATAAAATTACTCCTATGCAATTGGTTGAATCAACAGGCTTCAACCGGTCGCAAATATTTTTTAGAAAATACGCTGCTGACTATAAACAATTACAAATATGCACATCAAAAAATGATTATGATTTAGTAATGGATAAAGCTTATCACGCTTTTAAAGAAAGTCATATTTATAAACCTCCAACAAATACAGATTTTGAACAATTTGTGCAAGGTGAACAAAATATTACATCAGAATATGAATATAAATATGAATATAAAATTTCTTCTGATGATGATTGGTACCCATAACTATTTTTTATCAAAAATATTATCTTTGATAAAAAACGATTTATGTCATCATCATAATACTTACTACACCTAAAACGATTGCTATTTTTTATTTCGAAGATATATTTTCGTTAAAAATCAAAACTCTGATCATCACTCCATAAATAGTTGATAAAATATTCCAAATGGAATTTGTGATGGCAATATCATTATTACTTACTTTGATAAATCGATAAAGAACGTAAGGAATAGTACCATATGTGACAACACTCGCAATCAAATATAAATGATTCTAATCATTTATTGAATATTTTTTGACATAATACAACACAACAATTTAACGCGATCAATATTATGAATAAAATGATATTCATATGCAATTATATATTGATGATCGATAAAAATTGATTATTTATCATACAAATATAAAAGTTTAATGATATAAAAATAGTATCATGGACGTAACATTCAATTATCAAAAATTTAGGGAAGATAAGCTCGTGGGTAAAGTGACAAACGAAATCAAATTTTATTCTGAATCTGAATATAGCGAAGTTTATCCCATCAAAGAATATATTGATTATCTTAAAGAAAGAATCGGGGTAGGGCAGACAGGTACTAAATTTTATACAAATTATCGTTATCAAGATACGAATGCGTTCAAGACAATGGAGATGGATGAATATCAGAAGGATATGGAAATAGAAATATTCCAGCGGCCATGGAAACAACTCAAAGAGTTCCATAAAATATCAAAAATTACTGAATATGTTAATAAATTACCATATACTTCAAAGGATGCTGCAGCGATAGAAGAGAATAAGCAATATTTAATAAAAGAGTTATGCGATGGTTTGAAAGCCAAACGTTACGCAAAGAATAAAAGCAATATTGATTATGATGAGAAAGGGATGCAGATTAAATCGATCAGTTGCGTTGAGAAGAAGAAAGGTCTTTATACGATCGAATGGGATTAATTTATCATTTTTCATTGAATGATGATAAATTTTTAATGTTGTGTTATAATATATGTCAAATAATAAATGTGCGCCAAGTAGATATAATGCTAAGTATGATACGTGCTTTGGTGACCGCGAAATAATAGAAATGTCTAAAGCGTATAATAGATACATCGCCAAACAAAAATTAGCCCCTAAAAGAGTCGATAATTTTGAAAATGTAACGTTCATCGAAATAAATAACAATATCAAATCCTTATTGTCACAACTGAAAAAACGATTTGCAAATGTTTGTGGTGGCGACGAACAATGTATTTCGAAACAAGAATTTATGAATCAGCTGGTTTTAAAAGAAATGCGTGAATATATTGACGATTCTTTCCGGCCAGTTGGACCAGCTGATCCGAAAGAATGGCTAGGCACGGATGATATTAATGCAATACTCGATCAATACAAAGGATTATACCCCAATTTTATGTTTCTTGGTGCAGTGCCATTAGATTGTAACGATTTATCATTTTGTTCTCTTTATAAAATTGATTTCGAAGAGTACGTCAAAAATAATGTGGATAAACTTGGAGTTGTATTTAATTTAGATAAATATGGGGAGGAAGGATCACATTGGGTTGGGTTATATATTGATATCAAAAAAGGTGAAATATATTTTTGTGATTCTATTGGCAAAAAACCAATAGAGAACATCAATGCTGTCATCGATAGTTTTCTAAAATATTACAAAAATAAGACGGGTAAAGATGCAGTTTATAAATACAACGCGAAACGATATCAAAGAGACGGATCAGAATGCGGGGTTTACTCTTGTAATTTCATCATTCGCAAATTGGCCGGCGAAGATTTTGAATCTATCACAGAGAACTACCTCGATTTTGCAGGCATAAATTCTTGTAGAAACGTTTATTTCAGCAACCAACCCAGCAATTTTTCACCAAATCCACTATGCGAACCAAAAAATAAATAAATTATAATATAACTTATTTATCTCTAACAGCGTTCGTTATTTTCATACATATATTGAATGGTACAAGAAAGTCATAGTACTGTTTATTACCATCTGAAAAAATTAAAGTCAATTGTTTGATATTTATTCCTGCCCTAGACTTTCGCAACTGAATATTCGTTTCAACAACCTTATCAAATTCTAGCAAGATAGGATCCATTGGGGTACCCGCTAACGAAAAATAGATTTTGTCGTTGGATGCTATATTATATCTAGATTTTCCAGTGTAAAAAAGGTTATCCTTGCATGCATTAGCGTTATCTCCAAATCCTAGCAACGTAAATATACTGTCGTTGTCAATCATCAAATCAAACTTAATATTCATGTTATGTTTGATAGTGATATATCCGTCATCAACACTAAAATCCAAAAATGTAGCTTGACTTTTGATGTAGCTCAATAATGTGTCAATGTCATATTTAGACGGGGGGATTGTATTTCGCCATAGCTTATTGTTGAAGTAGATATTGAACTTGTTGTTGAATTTGGTAATGTTATTTTCGTTGTAGGGCATAAAATATTTGATCAATGTTATTTCTGTTATTTTATCATCCGTTTTTGGTTTGACAATTATGTTTTTCAAGTCAAGATAATTTTTGCGTGGGTCTATCTCCAAATCTAATATTCCATCATCAGTAGAACGTTGCATGATATTTGTATGTTTGCTGTTCTCTTTAATTGTTTTTTCAAAGTTTTGCTTGTATGAATAAACAGATTCCTTTATTTGTTTGATCTCCTCATCAATCTTACCAATCGTTTCCAAATCATTAGATTTCATATATGTATTTTTGAGAGTTATCAATTCGTTAATCCTTTTCTCGATCAACGGCAATGTCTCTTTGGTAACTTTTTTAGTTGCATCATATTTTTCCACGTCAGGCAAGGCGTCTGTTTTCGTTTCTACCTTAGTTTCTACCTTAGTTTCTGCCTTAGTTTCTGCCTTAGTTTCTGCCTTAGTTTCTGTTTTAGTTATTGTCCGGTCTTCTGCAATCGTTTCTGTCTTATCTTCTATCTTCGCGATGGGTTTTTTAGTTGAGCGTTCTCGCAGTTTATCTACTTCTTCCTTCGTTAAAATCTTATCAAAAACGATTTGCTTATTCGCTTTATCTCCTGTTAGAGTTGAAAATATTTGTAATACAGAAGGATTTAATAATATAGATAATAAATCATCGGACTTTTGTTTTTTAAGTAATTTATTCTTTTCTTCTTCTGATATGATGATCATATTTTCAGGATAGTTTATTGTTTTAGGGGCAGACGTTTTGGTTGGCGAGATTCTACGCAAATCAATGTCGGGATATCTGTTCGCCAAATATTCTACAAAGTCATCATAACATAATTTATTCAAATATTCGATTGCGATTTTGACTTCGTTATCGTTTTTAGGATAATTTTGTATGTTATTGACATAGTTACTCATGTTTTGCGTGATAATATTGATACATTTGTGTACCGCTTTGTAACTTAATCTAAAATTTTTTAAAATTAGATCCACAATATCTTGAATATTTTGCTCTGATAAAACATGTTGTTGGAGTATATTTTTTGCATCCATCGTAATATAATTAAACCATGATTTAATTATATTCGATTTTAACGGCATTAATACGAGAACTGTTGCATTGGTTGTTGATACATCGGTGACTGCTGTATTGGTTGCTGATACATAGGTGACTGCTGCATTGATTGCTGCATTGGTTGCTGCATCGGTTGCTGATACATCGGCTGTTGCATCATCGACTGCTGTAATACGGACTGTTGCGCGCCATTACGAGAACTACTATCTTTATGGCCTAGTTCAAGGTCATCTTCCTGTCTTTGTGATTGATATCTTTCAAAGTCAGATTGTAGTTGCGCAGATTTAGCACTTGGTTGGTTAATTCCGTATTGATTTTGCGCCATTGCAGTGCTTGACTGTGGCATTAGCTGACTTTGAACATCAAATTGAGTATCTGGTACTTGATCAAAATTGGAAAATGATCCACCTCCCATACTTCCTTGATCGCCAAAAATTGGAGCTCCACCGCCTAATAATGAAGCATATGGATCATCATTCATAATACCTCCATCCATAGGCATCATTCCCGTATTATTATTCATTCCTTGGTTTTGCGCAGTTTGTCTTTCTTGCCGCGATTTGCCCTGGGATCCATCCAACGAAAAATCTATCTCAGCTTGTCGTGGTCTTTCCATATCTACACGACGATCATTCATCAACGCCTGATATCTATGATCAAATTCATCTGGATTCCGTTGCGTATGTGGATTGTTGAAGGGAACGTTTTTTTGTGGAAGGGGTTCAATTATTTTTGGGGGCTCATTGGTGATAGAATAATTTTCCCAAGGAGATGCATATACGTTGCTATGGCTATCTGCGCCCATGAAACCAGTATCATTAATGCGCATATTCAATTCTTCATTATCTTCTTCATCATAATCCTTGACCGTTTTAGCATGTGGCCTACTTTGGACATGACAGTTGCGTTCCCCATAGACCTCCAAATCTCTCTTGATCTGCTCCTTTCCCACATGCTTTCTTCGATTGATGTGCAAACCTGGATTTTTAGAAACAATGTATCTGATTATATCATCAACACAAATTTTATTGAGATAATACACAAATTCCTTTAACTCTTCTTTATTTTTGGGCGAACGGGATAATTTGCGTATGTTTTGTTTCATGTTTTGCACGATCATGGCGATACATTTTGGCCGATGTTTTTCTGTTAGTTTTACATCTTCGTATATCGTATCAATTAATGATTTGATATTTTTTTCGTTCATGCATACAGAGTACAATATATTCATAGCATTATCTGTCTGTTTTTTTTCGGGCTCGTCTTGTTGTCGGGTACGTTCATTTGATGAAGATCGGTGACTTGATGAACGGCTCTGAGTTGAATTTGCAGGGATTCTCGTCTTGGGATCTGTATTCCGAGTGTTTTTTTTATCCATATATGTATAATGATACTAAACGTATTTTTTATACATTTTAATCCTATCTAAATTATAATATGGAAAAAATATCCGCGTTAATTGATTCGTTATTACATGAATACGATACAAACACGTCTACAATTCTAGGCAGAATAGATAACAAAAATATCATCATATTCATTGTCATCTTCATAGTTTGTCTATTTTTTGTGCGTTTCTTTGAAATCAGCTTGACGATCATTTTCTTCATCATTATCGCTGCAATCATATCATATTTGGTATATTCAAAAAATCAAATCAACGACATATCAACAGAAGAAGATTTAAAAATCAAATTGGAATTGATAAATCCTCGACCTAAACGAATAGATAATCATCCACCACTAGTTGATTTTTTATTCAGCATCAAAGATTTTTATTACGTCAATCCGACAGCTTTCTACAATATTGTCCAAAACGTTGATAACTTTATACAGCTGTATGACGAAATAATAAATGATCAGTTAATATATTGCGTCCAAAACTTACAAGTTGCGATAGAGTTTTCACGTAACGCCCAAAACAATTTGCAATCAATAATCTACAATCTTGATGTCGATAAAAGAATGACCAAAAAATTTCATCAGTCGTTAAAAGAATTTCATTTGATATTGCGCCAATATGTTGTTAGGATGATTTCTAAATGCAATAGTCATTTTAACCCCACTGATATTAATAATTCGACGATGTACTATCAAGAATATGGACCCCATGCCATTAATTATTATTCTATGGGCACATATGATCAATATAGCAAATATAGAAAAGCTACAACTTTCTCTTTTTATTAATTCTAAATAATCATTTAATCACTATTTAGAATTATGATAACGGCAACTGTCGCGAAGATGGGTGCAAGGAGTGCCTCGTTTGGTTTTATTCCATTCTTCGCTAGCTTTTTTAAAATCAATCTGGACAATATCTGTATTTTTTCTAACTTGTTCAAGACTCATGACCGATTTAGGATCCACTTGTGACTTGCCAGAATTAGGTTTGCTTGGTATCTTTGGTTTTCCCACCATGTCTCTCCGCAAAAACAATTTTTATCTTTCTATACTATTTTTGTGTCGATGCACGCTTTTTTCCACCATGTCTCTCCGCAAAAGTGATAAAAGCGATTTTTCTCTTTCTACACGATTTTTATGTTGATGTATGATTTCGATCCGACGTAACTGGTTATTACATGAACGAGATGGTGATTGATTTAGGTCACAATCAACAATAACTTCCTCTAAACTTACAGAACAGACTGGAATTTGCAGTAAGGTGATTCAATACCGATCTCCATGTGTGTTTATATGTAATCTATCTCGATGAAAATACCAACGATTAAACTATTCAATTTCTTTATCCTATTATAATTCAATGGATCTAATTCACTATGCAAACGTATTTTGACATCATTACACGATATATTAATAGTGCGTTTATTTTACAGAACCTTTTTCTCGCCCATAAAAATTTGTCTTACGATAAAAAATTCAATTTTTTTTTATCATAAGATCTTACAATTAATAAGTTGTCCGATTGTTTCCGGTAATTTTGTAATTTTATTATTAGACAACGATAAGTGTCGTAAATTACTAAGTTGTCCTATTGTTTCTGATAATTCTGTAATTTGATTATTACGCAACCATAATTCTTGCAAATTAACAAGTTGTCCTATTGTTCCTGGTAATTTTGTAATTTGATTATGAGATAATGATAATATTTGTAAATTACTAAGTTGTCTTATTGTTTCCGGTAGTTCTGTAATTTGATTATTAGACAACCATAATTCTTGCAAATTAACAAGTTGTCCTATTATTTCCGGTAATTTTATAATTTGATTATCACGCAACGATAAGTGTCGCAAATTACTAAGTTGTCCTATTGTTTCTGGTAATTCTGTAATCTTATTATTATGCAACCATAATTTTTGCAAATTAACAAGTTGTCCTATCATTTTTGGCAACTTAATAATATTTCTCGATTGAATATCTAACACGTTTGTAGAAAAAAAATTGAATAAATTAAGGTCTGTATATTTTTTTATAAAACCGTCTAATTCATAACAAGCCACATACATTTGTTTGAATGAGCCTTTATAAAAAAGGTTCGCTAGGATGTTCTCATAGTCTTTTATTAATCTCGCATATTGTAAATCGCATATATGATTTATAAGTCTATTAATAGTTGAACATCTCACGATATCGTTTAATGATAATTCATTGAATATTTGGTATAATATATCATTTTGGTCCATTTGCTCTTTCTTGATAGAATATTTGTCTTACAATAAAAAATTCAATTTTTTATTGTATGATCTTACAATTAATAAGTTGTCCTATTGTTTCCGGTAATTTTGTAATTTGATTATCACGCAACGATAAGCGTCGCAAATTACTAAGTTGTCCTATTGTTTCTGGTAACTCTGTAATCTTATTATTATGCAACCATAATTCTTGCAAATTGCTAAGTTGTCCTATTGTTTCTGGTAATTTTGTAATCTTATTATAATGCAACCATATTTTTTGCAAATTAACAAGTTGTCCTATTGTTTCTGGTAATTTTGTAATCTTATTATTATACAACCATATTTTTTGCAAATTAACAAGTTGTCCTATTGTTTCTGGTAATTCTGTAATTTGATTGTTAAACAACCATAATTGTTGCAAATTAACAAGTTGTCCGATTATTTCTGGTAATTCTGTAATTTGATTATTATACAACGATAATTCTTTCAAATTAACAAGTTGTCCTATTATTTCCGGTAATTTTGTAATTTGATTTTGAGCCAACGATAATTTTTTCAAATTAACAAGTTGTCCTATTGTTTCTGGTAATTTTGTAATTTGATTACGATACAATGATAATTCTTGCAAATTACTAAGTTGTCCTATCATTTTTGGCAACTTAATAATATTTCTCGATTGAATATCTAATACGTTCGTAGAAAAAAATTTGAATAAATCAAGATCAGAATATTTTTTTATAAAACCGTCTAATTCATAACAATCTACGTACGTTTGTTTGTATGAGCTTTTGTAAAAAAGATTTGCCTGGATGTTCTCGTAGTCTTTTATTAATCTCGCATATTGTAAATCACATATATGATTTATAAGTCTATTGACAGTTGAACATCGCACGATATCGTTTAATGATAATTCATTGAATATTTGGTATAATATATCACTTTGGTCCATTTGCTCTTTCTTAATAGAATATTTGTCTTACGATAAAAAATTCAATTTTTTATTGTATGATCTTACAATTAATAAGTTGTCCTATTGTTTCTGGTAATTTTGTAATTTTATTATCAGACAACGATAAGTATCGCAAATTAACAAGTTGTCCTATTGTTTCCGGTAATTCTGTAATTTTATTATTATGCAACGATAATTCTTGCAAATTAACAAGTTGTTCTATTGTTTCTGGTAATTTTATTATTTTATTGTTACCCAATGATAATTCTCGCAAATTAACAAGTTGTCCTATTGTTTCCGGTAATTTTGTAATTTGATTATTAGACAACGATAAGTATCGCAAATTATCAAGTTGTCCTATTGTTTCCGGTAATTTTGTAATTTGATTATTATACAATGATAAGTGTCGCAAATTACTAAGTTGTCCTATTGTTTTTGGTAATTTTGTAATTTGATTATTAGACAAGTATAATTCTTGCAAATTAACAAGTTGTCCTATCATTTTTGGCAACTTAATAATATTTCTCGATCGAATATCTAATACGTTCCTAGAAAAAAAATTCAATAAATTAAGATCTGAATATTTTTTTATAAAACCGTCTAATTCATAACAAGCTACATACATTTGTTTGTATGAGTTTTTGTAAAAAAGATTCGCTAAGATGTTCTCATAGTCTTTTATTAATCTCGCATATTGTAAATCACATATATGATTTATAAGTCTATTAACAGTTGAACATCTTACAATATCGTTTAATGATAATTCATTGAATATTTCGTACACTATATCACTTTGGTCCATTTTGCCCTTTCTTAATAGAATATTTG